TATAATTATCTAATGAGTCTATAATGCTGTCATAATTCTTAACGATGTTCGAACAGCCATTTGACTGTTTTACGTATAACATATGTATTCTACCTCTTTACTTTTACGTTAGGTTGTAAATAATATATGAACCTGACGTAAAAGTAAAGAGATAAATTACAATGATATATGTAAAGACTGGAACGTACTCGTCTAGTAGTTTAGTTTGCAATAGTAATGATGTCAATACATTGAAAACTCAAGTTAATGATCTAAATATATTTAAGAATCAGTACGCATCTTACGGTAGGCAAGATCTAGATTATCAGAGTTGTAACATATTAAAATATGTATTAGGATGTGTAGTGTACGTATCGGTTAGTAAAACGCTAACAAGTGGAAACACTGGTAGAGTTACTTTATTCAGTGGAAATCCTATAGGTGTACGAGATGAGTTCATTATTCCATGCTATTTACATGTTGGAGGTACAAAAGTAGGAAGAGGTGAAATTACAATAACAAGTTCTAAATGTGTATTTGATGGAGACAGTTATGGGAATGCAGTATCATATCAAGCTACGGGCATAGTATTCATCTAAACACGATTTAACCTCAAGCGATGTAACAATATTTATGGATAAAAATAGGGCTACAAGTTAATGTAGCCCATATTTGTTGATTATTTTACACGAATCCTCTGACCTGCATAGATAACATTTGCGTTTTTGATACCGTTCCAAGAACATATCTGTGACACAGATGTTCCATATTTAGCTGCAATTCCAGACAGTGTGTCTCCGGATTTAATTGTGTAGTAAGTAGCTCTGCCACCACTACCACCTTGCCCAAGCTGCTTGTTTACTTCTGCCTGTACAGCTGCAGTGTCATAACCTTCTGCACGAAGTTTTTGAGATCTCTGTGGGTCATTTCCGTATTTTCCAGCGATTACATCTTTTGCAACTTGTGCAATAGATTTTTTGTTACCTCCGTTGATAGCACTTTGTACTGCTTGATACTTAGAACCTAATACAATTTTTCTAGTATCTCCGTTTCCATATTTACCTGCCATCACCTCATTAACAAGTGTCTGAGTAGATGCAGATGCAATGTGATTAATCATTCCCATTACTTCGTCATATCTAGAACCAAGTGCAGATTTTCTTGCGTCTCCGTTTCCATATTTACCCTGCATAACACCTACTGCTAAATCAAGTGTAGAACCCGTTGGGGCAGACGGTTTTGGCGGTTCTACTGGAGTTTGTGGTTTCTGTGCACCAGAACCTGTTACATAAGCCATCCAAGCCGCTTTATCACCGTAGAACTTATTAAGGTCAAGATTTCCGTTGTATCCAGATAATCTACCTGCTGAACTGTACTGTCTAATTGCACATGTATATTTTCCTTCATTCCAAGGTGTATCCTGGTATCCTGTCTGATTGTTGTTTGCGTACTGTGCAATCCAAAGTCCGTAATCACCGATACCTGACACTCTGTGAAGATATCCTGCAGATGTGTAGACCATTGGTTTTACTTTAGTTTTCTGATAAACTAAGTCACACCACTGTTTCACCCAAGCATTGTCTTTTCCTGTGTTGAAAAGTGGGTTGTCCTGACCTTCCCAGTCGAGGCAGAGAATAGCTTCGCCAACATAGTTTTTAACATGGTCGAGGAAGTAGTTTACTTCAGCTTCGACATTGCCTCCCTGTGCATAATGATATACACCTAAGAGTCTCCCTGCACCTTTTGCCTGCTGATACTGTCTGTCGCAATCAGGTGATACATACCAAGTACCTTGTGTAGCTTTCATGATTACAAAATCTGCAGGTACAGCAGCAAGATTGATACCCTTCTGCCAGTTACTGACATCAATACCTTTTAATGCCATATATTGTTACCTCCCTATCTTCAATTATGCTATTAAGTTACATAATGTATTTAAGGAGGCTGTATCGTACCTCGTATTTGGAGTTATTTGAAATTTATCATATTATCACTATGATTTTACAAACACTAATAATTATTATCTGCTATCTGGGAATTTCGAGGTCACACAATAATAATGACGCAGTTATCTTCTGTAAAAATAACTGCGTCTGAGATTGAATGAAGTCACCGGCTTAAAATTACTTTCCGTTGATTGCGTCTTTTAATGTCTTACCTGGTTTAAACTTACAAGACTTAGATGCTGGAACCATTTGCATTTCGCCTGTCTGTGGATTTCGCATTTCACGAGCAGCTCGTTCTGTCTGTTCAAAAGTTCCAAACCCAGGAATCTGAATTTTGTCCCCGGATACCATTGCTTCCTGAATAACCTCTGTTACTGCATTAACTGCTTCGCTTGCCGCGATTTTTGTCATGTTTCCTTTTTCAGATACTTTTGAAATAAATTCTGATTTGTTCATTGTTAGTTTCCTCCATGAAAATTAAAATAATTTTTGAATATGTATGTTACTATTCATATTCTATAACGATTTATGGTTGAAAAAATAAATCTCGCATTGACTGTAATTTAAATCTTGCTTTGTATCTATTTTGATTTTGAATAATTTCCTTCTCTGACATATCACATTTGAAAGTTTTACAAATATTTGGACGAACTTCATATATTTGGCAACTACCTTCATCTGTAAGAAAGGGGCATGTTATGTCTACTGCTGATGCTATGTCTAACACAGACATATTTGTATGTTCGTGTATATCGTGTTTTTCCATATATTTTTTAATCGTTTTTATGTCCTTTTCTGATACATATAACAAATCTGTACAACATCCTCCACACTGACTGCACACACCGTTGTTTGTAAAATCAGTTACACGCCTGTCCGAATTTATATATGATTCAATTGATGATTTTTCCACATCCATGTATGTTTGCCCCCTTAAGTATTGAGAATCAGATAAGTTGTTTAGTGCTCATCCGCTTTCCTTGAAATTTTACACCAGTTTCTTCATACACACAATCAATCACATCTTGAAGTGTAATGTAATCCTTATCGAAACTATCATACAAATCTAGAACTTTGTCACTAAATCGCTCAAGTCGTTTTTTACCAAATTCAAACTCATCTCTTAAGGCCATCAGTGGAAGACCCATCATAAGCACAAATGCCTGCTCCATAGCTTCTGCAGCTGCATTTTGTTTTATCTGATGAATCTGGTCAACAGATAAGTTGTAAGTTTTCTGTTTTGAAGCAACCTGTTTAATACCCTGTGCTCGTCTTTGTTGTCTGTTCATGCCCTTCCTCCTTATCATTATCGCAGAATCTAGGCTCAAAATTAGAAGGCCGACCTGTGATATCAGTAGATGAAACAACGCAAGTTTTACATTTTATATTTCTGTGAAATACATCGCCACATTTACTATGATTACATAGTTTACAATCAAATTGTCCCATATTATTTATCCTCCACCTTAGTATCTTCACGAACAGGCTTTGTAAAATTATTGATATTGTTCTCATGTGTAATGCCTATTACAAAATCATCTGTAATAGACGAATGATGTGAAAATATTACAAATGTTGAAATTTTCATTAACACGTCTATGGAAGCTCCATGACCCATATTACTGTTTCGAGTATATATTTCGCCCTCCTGAGATGTCATGAGTATCTTAAATTCAAACTCCTCAATAACTTCTCTAGATGATTTATCAACAGGATACACACTTACAGATTTAGGCAATCTTCGTATGTTCCGGTCGTTTTTGTAGTCAATCATATTTTGAACTTCTTCACATTTATAACCTATCATCTGTTTAATCATACCGCATACAATAATTACATCTGACAGCTCCTCTAATACATCAAAACGAGTTGTATCCGTATGATATCGGATATGTTTACATAATGCTTTCTGAAGTTCCGAAAGTTCTTCTACACAAATTGCAAGATTAGTATATTCAGAATTGTTCTGTATACAAGATACTAAATCCATAACATTTACAAACCCTACAGGCTCATGCATGATATCCGTCAAAGGTTCTGAAACAGATTTATTACAATCTAGATTTTCTGTATTACTGCATACTTTTTCATTGTGTTGAATAGGACACCATGAAGGCTTAGTGAAATGCACATCAAAATCCGTAACAGCATAATTAAATCCTAAACCTGGTACTCCACAGTATACATATCCAGAGTCAGTTTTCTTACGAAATCCGCATGTTGTGCAACATGTAGGATATTGACATTTTAATAATCCTAATTCATAATTACTCAATTTTTATTTCTCCTTTCAGTTATTACTATACATGTTATAACGATTTTACAATAAAAATAGCGATCCAGCTGAACGAAATCAAGCTGAACCGCTACGTATAAGTGAAACGTCAAGAGCATATTAGGTTTCTAGTAGTGTAAATTTTGTAATATATTACATCTGTTATGTATCCTCATATTGTTTTCTCCTCAGAACCTAGACGATATGCCCTTGAACATTTATCAAAATCAGAACACATACACGACGGATTATAATATTTACATTCATGATTACAGATGAAGGACCGATTTGATTGAATTTGTTTGAACTTATTCACATCTACATAAAATTCATTGCCATATTTACCATCTTCATCATAAAGCTTGCCAATAAATCCACCAGTTTGTGTATCATATGCATTCTTATCTAAATATGGAAATAGTGTTTCATATATCCGTTGACCTAAATCCGGTACATAGTACCGCATTTTCATACAGATATTGATTACAATGTAGTATCTCAGATTTCCGTCAATTTCACACTCGTCTACAATATCAACATTTGCAAGGTAACCATTAGGGTTTTCAAACCATTTAGTATCTTTCAAAAATGTTAAAGAATCTTCGTTGAAGTTATCAGATCTATCACTAAGATACTTCAAATCACGAATTAAATCAGATGGAGCATCTGAATTTAAGATAAATGTAAGTGTACCTTGAACATAATTACTCATAATATTCATTCCTCCTATTTTATATATTTATGTTAGCTACTAACGATTTCATGATATAAAAATCGTTAGTACATAATAACAAAATAACTGATGAAAAGTAGGAGATGTTATGAAATATACTTGTACCATTTGCAACAAAGAATTTGAATCTAAACATAAAGCTTCTGTATGCGAAGAATGTAAAACTGGTATATGCGTTATATGTGGAAAAGAATTCAAACGTGAGTGGCCTTATACACAGAAAACATGTTCATCGAAATGTAGAGGAATATATAGAAAAGAATCTGGAATTGCTAAACAAGTTGCAGATAAATCTAAGGAAACCCTTATGATGAGATATGGTGTAACAAACTCTAGATACATTGTGGATTCAAATTTCAACCCAAAGAAATGTAAATACTGTGGAAAGGAATTTATTCCAGAATCTCCTAGACAAGAATATTGTAAAGATGTACATTACGGTCCATGCCCTGTTTGTGGTAAACTAACTGTAATTAAAGATATGAACATAGGTCCACAGTGTTGTTCAGAAGAATGTAGAATATCACGAATAAATAAAACCTGCTTAGAAAAATATGGAAATAAAGATGCAGTTAATTCAGACCATGCTAAGAACTTAAGTAGACAGCACTGTATACAACGATATGGAGTAGACCACTACTCAAAGACAGACGAATATAAATCACGATATAGAAAAACAATGATTGAACGATATGGAGCCCCTACTGTATTAGAAAGTAGTGAATTAAAACAAAAGTCTACTGCTTCGTTACTTCAAAATTTAGGTGTAGATAATCCTATGAAAGATAACAAAGTGGTGGAAAAAATGATTGAAACTAAAATGAATAAATACAGTGGGCTAGGTTTTGATTCTCCAGAATTATCTGAAAGAATAAGATCAACTAACTTAGAGAAATTCGGTGTTGAAATACCTTCACAGAATGAATCAGTAAGACAAAAGATAGCAAATACATGTAAGGATAAATATGGGTCATCATGTTATCTTTCATCGCAAAATCGATATATGTCATCTATGACAGATAGCACTAAATATGAAGAGTATATGAAATTTAAAATTGACCCTAAAGGTTATATCGAACAGCATTATGATATAACCATGCTCACAATAACAAAGTTATGCAGAGATTTAGGTGTGACAGATACACCTATCTATAATATACTAGCAGAAAATAATTGCTCCGACTTGATACATAATAAAACGTCAATCATAGAAAATGACGTAATTGAATATATTCAGTCATTAGGCATATCAAATATAATGCACAACACAAAAACGATAATTCCACCACTAGAACTTGATATATACTTACCTGATTACAATTTTGCTATTGAGTGTAATCCGACTATCACGCATAACTCGTCAATAATAGACCCTTGGGGTGGTGAACCTAAACTACCGAGTTATCACAAAACAAAAACAAACATGTGCGAAAAACAACAAGTACAATTATTTCATATATTTGGATATGAATGGTCAAACAGACGATCAATTATTCAATCCATGATATCATCTAGACTACATAAATCAAATACAACAATATATGGAAGAGATACAAATGTAGTTGAATTGCGTAATGAAGACTGCACGAAGTTTCTAGATGAAAATCATAAACAAGGGAGTTTATCGTCTAAAATACGATTAGGTCTTATGTATCAAGAACAGATTGTAGGATGTATGACATTCTCTAAACTTAGACCTACATTAGGTACTAAATCAAATCACAATAGTGCTGTAGAAGATGAATACGAACTTACTAGGTTCTGTAACAAGTTAAACACAAGTGTTGTAGGAGGTGCATCAAAACTTCTCAAATATTTCATAAAAGAGTACAATCCTAAAAAACTGGTTTCATTTTCAGATAGAGCACATACATCAGGTAAATTATATGAGATACTAGGATTTAAACAAGTATCTATATCAGAACCTGGATATGTTTGGGTCAACTTAAAAGATGATAGCTATCTAACACGTGTAAAATGTCAAAAACGGAACCTTACAAAAGTGTTCGAAGACGTAACCGAGGAAGACATTCAAAATAAAACTGAAAAACAAATAATGATAGAACACGGATATGTTCAAGTATTTGATTCAGGCGTAATCAGATGGGAATTAAATATTGAATAATAAAAATAGCGACAAGATTTATCATCCTGTCGCTATTGCTATGTTTGATTATCTTGACCATTCCCATCTGATAACTCCAGAATCATAGACTCTGACATATCCGTGTGACTCCATAATCCCTTTTTCAGTGTGATTAGTGATAGTTTCAGAAGTAACATCATCAAACAAGTTTACAAGATTAGACTTCTGGCAGTTTACTCGGGTTAGATATGTATCTGTATCTAAATGAACCCAAACATATCCAGGTTCTGATATCCTAATCTTTTTGAACCCTAATATCTCATAGAGTTTGCCAGATGTATGTGCAACATCTGAGAATGATAATACATGAGTGACATCATTGTTAGATGTGTAATGCTTGAACAGTTTTGATGCTCCGCCTATTACAGATGTATCACACTTATTGCAAAATCTGCTTAATTCTACTCCTTCGTAGCTCTTTGATTTTCCTGAAGTGGCTCTTATCTTTCCAAAAGTCATCACAGACACTAATTCATCTGTAGACTTAACTCGAAGCCCTAATCTTATAGATGACATTGTATCGCCTTGTTTGTGATTGCTATTGAGAAACTCTCTACATTCTTCATATGAAATTTTACAGACATAACAATTTCTAGCATATATCTTTCTACTATTCTGGGTAAGTATGTTACATAGCATAGATTTAATCACGTCTTGTTTATTTACCCACTCATACCCAAATATGTGAAATAATTGAATTCCTTTATCTAAACACATAATTGATTTATCTTGATGATACCTATACCCTTTAGTGTTTCCCCAAGGGTCAGGAAACGAAGAATTATGCGTAATAGTCGGATTACATTCGATACCTAATTTATACTCAGGAAGATACAAGTCAATCTCTAATGGGCTTATCACGTTTCTATCGTTATGTATGATAGTTGTATGAGGACAAATAGTTTGTATGAATTCTGTAACCTCGTGTTCCATTCTAGACATCCGTCTATGAACTAAATCTTGACAATCGTATCTTATGAGTATATCGTATACAGGTGTATCAGTACACCCTATCATATCACATATTTCATATACAGTTGGTTTATATTCAAATCTAGTTTTTATAAATATCTCAGGATTTTCTCTAAACTCTTTGTATAAAATTGCCTTAGAAGAGTCAACTATTTGACTCTGTATACTAGTTAATGTTTGTCTACTGTATTCAACACCATGGTTTTCAATCATTGATACTTTGGATTTTTCTCGAATATCTTCTGACTGCATAGGCCAGTTGACGCCATGATGTTCCAGCATTGTTTTTGTATATTTATATCTGAACTCTGGAACATTTAGAGGCGTTGTTTCACCATATCTATTCTTCATAGTTGATTTCACTTTTTGTTTTATGTCTCTAGATTTAAGCGGATGTGTTACACCATAGTTCTCTAAACAAGTCTGTTCGCTCTTTTGTTTGATATCTAGTGACTGCATAGGCCAACTGACGCCATGATTCTGTTGAATAGTTTGCGAGAACTTATCTACAATCTCCTGACATTTCATTGGATTATCAACACCATATCTGTCTAGGCAAGTTTGCTTAACTTTTTCTTTAGTAGAAGGTAATTGTGATATGTTATCTACGCCATACTTTGATTGTAGTGTATCATGTTGTTTTGCCTTTACAGAGTCGAGTTGACTTGTATATTCAACACCATATTTTTCAACATTATGTTTTTTCATTCTATTCAGCACATCGTCATTCTGTAAAGGCGTTTTTACACCATAATTTTCTATGAAAGTATCCGCTTGCTTCTTTTTTATAGTATCAGCCTGTGTAGCATATTCAAACCCGAATTTCTCTAAATTAGTTTGTTTTCTCTTCTCTAATGTAAGTTTCTTCTCTTCAGCTGTTCGAGATTTCAATTTCTTTGATATAGCTTTATCAGCACATTTCTTACAACGTTTAGGACCATTTTTTAGAAATACTGCATAAGATCTATCAACAATTTTTACAGGTGCACCACAATCAGGACAAGGAGCATAATGATCTTCATTGCAAACCTTTTGCCTGGGGCTAGTTTTGACAAATTCTTTTCCACAAAACGGGCATATACTATTTCCGTATGTTTTATTATTCATATAATATACCTCTCTACTATATCATAACGATTTTAGCAGGATATCTATACATAGAAAAGCGACAAGACTAGAACGCCTTGTCGCCATCTAATTAACTAATGATAAAGTATCACCTGAAATTCATTACTGGTAGTTGTCTAAGGAAGCTCCCTGGGGCAGGGCAATAAGGTCCACTGAAATATCATTTATGACACCGTTGACGATAAGTACAATCTGACCTACAACACTATTAGCATTAACCTGGTCAAGTCCATTGATATCTGCAGCCATCTTGACATAATAGTCTTCAATAGCTCCTACAGACTTCATTGTGTCAAGCAGTGGAGTTACACCGGCGTAAAATGCGTTGTAACTATCGTTATTGTTATACCGGAAAGTGATTGAAATACCGCATCTCCAAACGACATCTTCTACTGCGTTTACTAAGTAACGTGTACTTAAGTTTGCAAGTGCTTGATAAGAAGCTGGAGGCACTTCAAACAATGTTGAGTTTCCCCATAATGCTGTTCCAATGTCTGGAATTGTTGTGATTACGTTTACACCTACTCCATCGAGTTTCTGCCAATCATCAAGAAGTTTTTTCGGAACTAAGTAGTCCATCTTTCCGATGTTAAGTGTGTGTTTTCTACTGTTTGGTAGTGCCCATTCATACTGGATTGACTGATTCTGAATCATTGCCCTTTGAATCAGGAGCCCTAAGAATGATGGTGGAGCAATAAAGTTTCGTGTTGTAGATACATATCTGTATTGACCCCAAGGTGCAAATAAAGCACAATGAGAACTGTAAAGGCTACCGTTGATATCCATAGACGCTGTATCAGGCATGTATCTGGATAACTTCTGTGCATATCCTTCTTCTTCGGATTTTTCTGACTCGTTGTATACACCTGAACGTGCAAGTGATCTTGGAATGTCAATGATACCTGTTGCGCATCTGGAGTTGTATGCTACATCAAGCATCTTAATGTGTAATGGTGATAATTCTGTGAATCGTTTCTTGTATTCATCTGTGATGAATAAGAAATCCTGGTCATCCCATCCGGAAAGCATAATTCTGTTGTGGTTGTATGCTAACTTGTCCTTAAGGATATCGAGTCCGTACCATAATGCTGTGTAGATAGCTTCTCTGTATGCAATAATCTGTGCAGTCAATTTGTCAATTGGTTTCTGACCCGGTGCTTTAGCTTCTAATCCTGCTGCAAGGTCTTCGAGTGTCTGAATAAATGCAGGGTTTAATGCAGGTTTTAATGAGTCCATTTTGTATCCTGCAGCTTCATAGCGAGCTGTTGCGGATTGGACAGCTGCATCTAAGAATGTTTTTGCGGTTTCAGTACCTTCTGTATGCTGTAAATCTGTACCACCTTCAAGCATGACACCTGGAAGTACAGTAGGTGAATCCATAACAGAAATTCCTGATGTGTTAGGAATGAAATCAATGAAGTTTGATTCAACTTCATCTACATGTAGTAAATTATCAGTAGCGTATTGTTCATCTACTGTAAATGTTAAGTTTTCAACGGCTGTTCGGATACCAGAAGAATCTACTACATATATGATGACATTGCTGTAATGACGTTCTTCGAAGTCTTTTACAACTACTTGTAAGTTATTTCCGAACGTTCCTGGATATTTAGCTCTTGCGATGAATTTCTTTTTGCTGATAGTTACTTCTGCCTGAGCCTTATCTCCAGGACATATTCTACAAACTAAAACGTCATAACCTGCAGACATAAGTGTCATTGCCATCTGATAGGAATAGTCTTTTGCAAGTCTCCAGCAGCTAGAGGAACCTCTATACATTGCAACAAAAGATTCGAGACCTTCTTGTGTTGCTGGAAATCTATTCCAGGTAGTTCGTTCTAAGATGTCATCAATACTTTCTCCGTCTTCATGTTCTGAAAGGTCTAAGTATGGACCCCAGCATGATGTAATTGGCATTGCAACACAAGCATAAGATGCAGTACCAATATTGAAGCTGTAGTTGCTGGAGATCTCTTGAATTGATATATTCGCCATGTATTATTCACTCTCCTTTTCAATATTTGATTTATTTGTCTTTTTAACAGCAGGTTTTTTATTATCGTCAGATGTAGATTTTTCACTGACAGATAACGAATTATCAGTTTTAACTGGTACAATAAATTTATTTGTTATCTTTCCAGGTACGTCAACTACCTCACCGGGCTTGAGCGTAACACCGAAATATGTCTTAGGAACTCTTCCCAAATTTATATATTTCACTAAAAATACACTCTCCTCTCTGTAAAATCTACTAGTATTTAAGGTGGTACGCTATAAATTATTGGCTTGATGTTTTGCTACAGGTGTTACCCCATATTCTGTACGTTTTAAATGAACAGGTGTATATTCAAGTAACACGCCTCCTTCTACATTTAGTGTTATAGTACTTTGATATAACTGACCTGATTCTAAATATTCTGACAATCCAGACTTTCGTTCAATACCTGAACTTTCATCGATGGATAACCCAAATCTCATGCGTCTATCAGATTCATATGGTAACTGTATAGTTAAGAAATACATATCGCTGTATTTGAATAGAAGTTCTCGGATAAGTTCATCCTGGTCTACAGTATTAGTGCATAACGTAGTAATTTCATACGAAAAATTGACAGGTATCATCTTTTCATAATACAGATTGTTAGTTTCATGATCTATGACAGTGCAAACTCCTCTGTGACGTCTTGTAAAATTCTGTCTTTGCGAATCTATTTGCACATCTGATTTTCTATATACTGAAACTAACGGAAATTTCAGTTTATCATCTTGTATCTGTGCTGCAATATCTACAATCTGTTCTGCATTTACAACAGATACTGCAGGATTAGGTACCTGTGCGGGATTGAATGATTTTCTAAGGTCTTCTATGATAGCATCATCATACAAATATAACATAATTCTTCACCTCCTTTATTTACATACTAAATACAAGGAAATAGCTAGAACACGGATTATGTCCTAGCTAATTATCTACATTTCAGTTTCTTCTCGTGTCTGATGGTAGTTTCCACGATAATCTACATTCTGTTTCAAGAATGTGTTAGATTTGTTGTAAGTTCGTTTCACTTCTTCTTTTGTTCTACCTACTACATCTTTCTTATCATATACAGGCACCACTTGTACAATTATATGGTCTGGTGCTTGTAAATCATAGGTGATTTCCTTCACACGAAATACACGTTCAGGAAGTTCACTGTACTGACCTGATATGCTGAATATGCTATCTTTTTGCACATGCGGTAAATTGAAACTGCAATGAATCAAGAATGGCAAGTCTTTATCATTTTCCACAACCCATCCATATCGCTTGAAAGTTTTCACCTTCGGATTTCCATCAAAAAACACGTGTGTTTCAATTTTTGCAGACATACTATCTACAACAGCTTCGCCTTGTGCGTTTGTAGTTGGTATTTTGGGATATTGATATGTACAAGAAATACCTTGCATTTCGAGAGCCTCATCATATCTGTCTCTCATCAATTTTATGTCTTCACCAATAAGATTAACTGACATATCACACCACCTTTAAATCAAATTCTGCGTGTTATCTGCAAGTATATCTGAAATATTCATAACAGCATTGTGCAAGAACGACCAATTGAAGTTTTTTGTCTTAGATATGTCATCTAAACAAATACACTTACCCATATCTGTCGCCTTATGATATTCTTTGATAGACGGGCTATATCCCGCATTCATCCAATCATCTAGACCTTTTGAATTAAACACAACAACATGAGTGCTAAATTCCTTGACTCCTAGAGGAGTATCATATACATTTAAAATTCGTATCTTGTCAAATCCTAATTTGTTTATAGTTGTCAAGTATTCTAATTGGTCTCCAGATAAATGTTCTACAGGTACGTAGGATATATTAAATCCGTACTTAGACAACTCTGCAAGTATCTGTGCAGGTGTAAATTCCTGAATGAACCCTGTATCGTCTTCGCTTATGAGTCTCCCCTTGCCGCCAACTATACACGTAAATAGATTTCCTAATTCTTCATGAATGACTGATATTCGCAACCCATTCAACTTATCATTGTTTAGCATGACAGTAGTTTCAATTCTAAGGTCTCTACTATTATTAGATAAACACTTATCTAGCTGGCGCCAATCACTTATTCTATAATGTAACGGTGCACATAATGGCCACATACTTTAAGCAACCTCCTTTGTTTTTACAAAGTATCTAAGCTCCTCTTGAAATGGTTTGAGGTCTAGAGAATCTCCAGATGGGTACATTGAAAAATAACGGCTCACTCTGTCAATATTAAGTTTGTAGTACAGCATTTTCAACTCCATATCTCCTAAATCCGGATGACGTTCCGCAAAGATAAAGAATCTTGTTACTACACTGCTGAATGATTTCAATAATGTAGGAGATGATGCATCAAGGTCTAATTTTTCGATTGTTTTGAAATTAGATTTGTTGTATCGTTTCAAATCTGTGAAAAATATAGTTGCGAGATCATCTACGTTAGAAAGTTTCATTATCTTCACCTCCTTCAACATCCACGTCCCAGGAAACAGCTTTTCCAGATGTTCCTGGAAGAACATCTAGCAAGATTTCTGAAATTGCATCACGATACGTGTCTGCGTCTTTTACGCCTAGGTCTTTTAGCATTTGAATGATATTAGACGCTTGACCAACAGCTGCGTCTCTTCGTTCAAACTGGATTGTAGACTGTGTTGTTATGGTATCTGCCATATGAAGCTGATATGTTCCAATGATGCCTGATAACCCTCTTCGCTTTGCGTATGTATCAATTGCACATGTCCATCCTTCAATGTACGCTGTTTTGAGTCGTTGAAGTGAATTTGCGTAAATTGCAGACCTCTGAGATAATACAGAACCTGCACCGCCAAGTCCTTCGTTAGATGCAAAGTTAAGTGCCTCTTTAGGAACCCCTAAAACTGACAGCTTCTTATTCAAGTAATATTCAAGTAACTTGTTATCTTGTTCTGTAGACTCTGCCATATTCAGATCTGTTACAGAAATTGCATCGGCACCTTTGATTTTTGGCAAGTAAATTAAGTTGTTAGGGCTCTGTGGATTCACGAAACTTTGTGCATCACCTGTATTCGTATCTACAGATAGATTCTGCTCAATCACGCTTTTGATATTTTCAAGTATATCTGTTATCTCTTCTTCATTTGCGTTACCGCATTCTACATTGATAAACTTAACTGTTCTGCAGAGTGATGAAAGTATAACTGCATCTTCTAACAAACTCAATGTCTGAGTTGGTCGTACTGCATTCTCGAATAATGGCGTAGCAAATTTTACGTCATATTCTTCTTCTTTTCCATCCTTAGTAAGTGCATCAAATTGATACTCTCCAAGCATACCCCCAAGACTGAAATGTATGATGGATTCGGGAGAATGCACTTGAACTTGGTTGTAATTGTCATCTTCCTGATACACATATCCTACATCATCACCAAGTTTGTAAAGATGGATAACGTTTTTAGGGTCCAATTTATAGGACGGAATGATGTCAAAAAACTCATCCTGAATAGTGTTACCATCCAAACTTGCAAGTCTTGGAGCGTGCTGCACATACTCATCTTTATATAAATCGGATGTTGGTATGTAAAGATTTCCGATAGTTGCAAGTTCTAAAATGTGATCTCGTGCGTACTGATTAACTTTCCATCGCTTAAGTAATTCATTTACAACTTCTGCAACTTCTTCATGCTTGTTATCAGAAGTTGCCCAAATGACTTGACCTTCTGTATTCAATAATGTAGAATCGGTAGCAAAATAGGAAAGTGCAGCTGCAATCTGAGAATCTTTTGCAAGAGCCCTCATTGCGTCTACTTTATGCTGAATAGTAGCAGAAACAGAATCATACTGTGAATCTGCAATGCGGAATAACGAACCTGTTACAAGTTGTCGTATCCATGACGGTTTTGAAGTATTCTGTTTTCTTAGAATACTTGTCCAGCTATGTGCCATGTAAAGTATACCTCCTATAATTTAGTTTCTATATCTTCATCAATCTCATACTTAGTAAAGAACCATGATTCATCCATGATAGGAATATGATGTTTCTTAGCTTTCTTGATAGCTACACCATTAACATTTTCTTTTATATCCCCTACAAGAACACCGTCTACAGAAGTATCAAAATGATTTGTAATAGTACAAGCATAACTGTTAAGAATAGATGTAACTTCTTCAATACTACCATGAGCAAACTGGCCTGTAAGGTATAATGTCTTTCCTCTGAAAATAGGGTCGCCTTTATACTTCCGGTCAGTTGAAACAATGTGAACATTTTCAGAATTTAGAACAGCGTCTAAGTCATTCAAGAATTCAGGTGTAAAACATTTACAAAGCTGTTTCAAATTCACATCATCTTCAATGTTGAAATCTTTTGAAATATCATAAGGATTTTTGATGTAATGACGAAGTGTAAGAATGTTATTAGAACAATTGTTTACAAACTGTTCAATTACATGCCGATTTCTTACAGATTCTACTGGAATAAGTCCATCGAGAAGCTGATACAATGTTATGTTAAATTCTGCATCTTCATACATTGTAGATGAAAATATATCCCCTAATATTGAGAAGCTAAGGTCATTGACACATTCATCAAATTCATCACGAGACAATACGGGTACACCAAGTGCATAAAGCAGATGCACTACTTTGTTATACATTGTTGTCGGACAAGTTGTGTTACTACATTGGCAGATTGTTGACTGCGTAGTAAACTGTGTCTGTTTCCCACAAACTGGACATGTATAAATAGACGGAAGAGATCTAGCACTCTTTGATGTCTTGCTTACATGGATTATATTATATGAATTGTCAAGTGATACTACATCATACTGGCCTACGCCGAAAGATAAAGCGTCCGCCACAGATGAATGTAGAACAGATAGTTTAGTAGACATTTCTACAGATATATATCCGTTCTCGTCTACATCATACTCAATGTTTTGAATAACTCTCTGTGATAATCCTGTATACATGATTACAGGTTCATCTGCACCATCAAATATGCAGTATGCCATAACTAATGGATATTTAAAATTCCAGATAGACCTTAGAATATTTTTGAATAATTCTTCAGTCATATTAGAATTGACTAAAAATCCCGGAACTGTGTGAAGCTTTGACATTTCTAACCATTGGCGAATTGCAATAGAACCTTTCCGTGTCAATGCTGTACTGTTCACTGTGATTGCAAAGAAGTTATAGTTGACTGAGTTTACTTTGAAATCATTTACAAATTCCTTGTACTGTTCCAAATCAGTAGAAAATTCTAAATCTATACAAAGTGTTCTACTTGTATATAAAACACCTTTCACCCAAGTTGTACCATTCTTGATAGGTACTTTCCTTTGAATGCTGTTGTGGTGATAGATTTCATGATAAGCTGAATCGTCTAACTTATGCTTACCATCATATCCTAAATATGCGCATTCAAGAATTCCAGAAGGCCCATATTGAAGAACAATAGGAATACCTTCTGGCACTAATGCGACATATTGACCTGAACGCAATACATTTTTTAAATACATAGTAAATTAGTCCTCCTTCATAAAAAGTTTTTATGTTAATAGGTTTATACCTTTCGGTATCTTGAATACGGATTTACAATTCCGGGCATTCGTTTTGAATATGCCGAATTGCGAGGTTTGTTAGCAGCTACAATCGATGCAGCTACATTAGTTCTATCTACAGGAACTCCCGGACTATATTTTGACGCAGCCCAGATACTTCCTGCAAATCCATCTGCAGAGTCTTTTGAATTATGCACAAACACACCGCAGTCTAGCGAAAAGTTTGGATTATCTTCGACTGCAATATCGTAAACTGGAATTGGTTCAGAATACTCTACATGTGATTTATACAGCACTTTAACTTCATTGTCTACATATTTCAATGATTGACCTTCCCTAAGGTGATCAGCTTGAATGTATTCTCCGTTATCAAGCATTATTCTATGGTCAGGAGTGCACTCAAATGCTCTAAAATTACTTAGCATGACAGCTACAGTACTCTTTACATACTTTGTGATTCTACCTGATAATATTCTTTTGACTTCAATATCTTGAGTTAATTCGTTTACAGTGAATACATAGTATTTGTTATCTTTCAGTGTATTAACAATATCTTCAATAGTCATTACAGAACTATTTGATAGTCGAATTTTAGTATTTCCTATGAAACATCCACCAACTGGATGGTCAGGAATACCCGAAAATCCATCTCTTTGAAGCTGAATAAGTTCGTTTTCAAGCAATTCAATATGAAGCATATCAACTCGCTCTTCTAATAATACTGACCGCAATGTAACATACCCGTCTGGAGTTCTATCCAATGACACTTTCTCAACATCAAATCCTTCACCTTCAAGCAACTGAGCAATATATTCACTCTGATACTGATCTCGTGTGATTTTCTCAATATGTGCACCTTGTTTTCTCAACCAACAAATAAAATTTGTTATCTTAGCATAAGGTATTTTATCCCCTACAGGAGATTTTATACTTATATTAAAGATATGAGAAAAATATGGTAAAGATACCGCTTTTTTGTTATCACCGATTATTTCCTTTCTACCCGTTATACAAGAGCACCCTATACCTGTTTTATCATCATTTAGAGATAAATCGAGATGTATGAACCAATCTGCATGAAGTATTTCAGGTGTAAGAAATTCCCAGTGGAAAAAATCTTCGATTGCATACACATCCTTTGTTCCAATCTCTAATACATCTTGGTAGAACGGGTTTCTTCGATTTCCTATACACTTATCAATAGCCTCCTGAGATATGAACGACATTGAACCAGGTACTGAAATTCCTGCTAAATCTCGAAGGGCTACATCAAAGTCTGCAAGAAAGTTAGTTTTCATGTCTAATGGTACTTGCATCAAGGAGTAACCTTGATCTCGCAATTCTGCTAAGGCTTCATCAGATTCATCTTGAACAACGAACCCTTTTCGATGTTTATCTCCAACAGCTAGCCAGAATCGTTCTTTTGAGAATGTTCCTTCTGGAAGAATTTCCCACTGAGGTGCATCAAACACTAACAAATGATCGTTTCCCGCAGCTTTTTGTTTTGATATGTGATCCTCTAGAAAATCCTGGTCAGTCTTTTTTGATGATACTGCGAACAATTTGCCCCAAACAACACCATCAAGACGAAATGTTCCTTCAATACGTGCCATGATTGCGTCATATGATTCTTTGACGTTCTTTTTAGCTTTATTTATGTCTTTGATACCTGCCTTAGCGAAGTTCATTTCATCGATGAAGCAACAGTTATGCGATACTATATCACATGAATTACACCCAATCAAGAAGTTATGATAACTTCCAACATCTAAGACATCATAAACATCAATTCCAGATTCATAGTTTATATATTCAACACGTTCTACTTCAATTGAGGATAAACTACCTGAAGATAAAAAGCAAGATAACGAAGTTCCACACGTGATTTTTTCCAGGGCTACATAATTTAAATCATCAAAGTCTACAAGCAATTTATGATTTGACGTTCCTTCAACTATGCTGCCATCAGATAACTGTATTCGAACCGTTCTTAAAACACGTTTTGTTTTCAATATCAGTATGTTGTCACATTGAAACAGCTGTCTGCCATCAGTAGAATAAACAACTGATCTTCTGTTGCAAAGTTCTTTCAAAGTTACATAGCCAGAACTTGTTCTTATTCGAGTATCTCCAACTAAACAATAGACTTGCATTCCAAGTGCGTGGCTAAAGTTAGAACCTGGAACAATTTCTATGAGTCCACCTTCAGGTATGTAGTAGAAGTTTTTCTTACTTCCCGAAAATGTACCGTGCCTATTGAACCAAGGAGACGATTTGAGCAAGTCATTGAATTCTCGAAAACCAATTGTACGAGCAAGATCAAGCGTGATATTGAAAAACAAGAAATAAAATTTTGAAATTTCTTTCTTCTTAAAAAACTTCTGAGGATTTCGGAAACACATGAGTCGATATAACATATATGCGACACCTGTAACTGCAGTAGACGATTTACCAATACGAGTTGCACCTGTAAATATAATTTGTGTATATTTCAGAGTGTCGTCGAATATTTCGTGAAATCCATCTTTCCAATAAGGGAATATACTATCCCCTCCATCGTTTGCAATTCCTAAATACTCCTCACTACAAAGGAATGTATCAATGTCTACAGGAATTTCTTTATAATCCTGTAGAAACAAATTATCATATGTCGGAGAAGATCCAGTATCACTTAACTCATGAAGAATATCAATCAAATATGATTGTTCTTCTGCATTACATGTGTCGAATATATCACGAATTCTTAATGGTAAGGAGTCGTAATCACCTTCAAATAATTCTGCCATAAATTATCACCCCACATTCAATTCTGCAAGAACTTGACGTGCTGTTGATCTCAACTTTTCACGTTTATTCGCATCCATAGAAATTGTTTGTGTAGGTGAGTTATCATCTTTAGGTGCAGCATTCTCTGTCATAAAATCTGTAAGATCTAAAAATGGCTGCAATATTTTCTGAGATTCAATCATGTTTTTCTGTAATTGTTCTTGTATTTTCAATAATGTCATCCAACTAGTAGCTCTAGACGTATCCATGTTATCTAATGTATAATCAATTGCTTCGTATAACTTGTTTTCAATTTTATCCATCATTTCAGTATATTTTATGATTCTTGACATCTGATGATACACACGAAGCACTGCAATATTCTTCATAGAAGTTGTGGTCAATGATGGATCAAGGTCGCAAGCTAACAAAGACGTGCGCATCTTTGCCACGTCTTCTCGTTGTTTCAAATATAATGGGTCAGTTGAGGTAACTGAATCCTCAACAGTTTTGAGGTTGTTCATATACCGTTATCCTTTCTAGTTTAAAATTTAAGCATTCTGTAAGTCTACAAGTATCACAGCAAGATTAGCAATACTTTCTTTAATGACAGTAGAATCTTCAGAAGACTGCAAGCAGTACTGTCCAAGAGATTCAATTGCATCTTTCATATGCTTTTCAGCACAAGCTTTAAGGTCGAGAACTTCTACGCCTGCACATGTATCAGCGATGGTTCCTTCTGTAGAGGATTGAATTTTATTCTTTACCGATACTTTCATACTACTACCTCCTGAGAAATTAAAATTTTCTTACAAACAGAAGAGTCATTCAGAAGCTCATAAAATGAGTCTAAACACTCCTTCAGTTTATCGTCATCACGTGTTACGTATATTGCAGCATTAGATACTGCATTGAGCTTCATCTTTATTCTGTCTACATCGGGTAACGCTCTAAAACACTCCATCTCTAACTCTGCAATATCTTCAACAGTTTGAAAATTCCACAGGTAGTTACGAAGGAGTTTGTACAGCGATATATACTTGTTCTGTATGATTACACTACTTGTCATAATCTATTATTCAACTCCTTAACTGCATCTGCGATAGCTCTATCTATTAAATGTATGTCAACTACATTGTATTTCATCATATATTGCAATTCATAAGCTATCATAGAATCTTGTACATCCATAACATATTGAAGAAAATATGTATCGAATGGAATGTCTTCTAAATTATCTAGACAGCTTCTAACTGTTTCTAGCACTGTATATATCAACTACTTTCATAAATAACGGAAGATGTTTAACCGGAACTTCTGTTATAGATTTCTTCTTAGTTATATGAACATCATAGAATAATTGAAGTACTTCCATACAACTTGAAAGTTGAGTAAGTGTAGGTATTTGAATCTTCTCCCCACCTGCATATTTGCATAACTTCAATAATCTTTCATGCCCGATGATAGAAAATAATTCAGGTAACCAGGAAAATTCTGGTACATTATATAACGGAGGCATGAGTTCAAGTAGATATGCAAAATCTAATTCTTCTGTTAAAGGCAGTTTATCTTTATCACTCATTCTTATCACCTTCTACGGACTTAGGACTTTCTAGTGTATCGACTTTAGTTGATGAAATTTCAAAGACAACTGCATTCCCGCTACGTGCTAGTCGGTTAAATATCAAATAGTTGTAACTTGAAGATTCTAAGAGTTCAATCAACGGAGTCATTATATCATTCAGATTGATATCATCATTGTAGTATACCCAAAGTTCCTTTTTATCCTCATCAATTTTTACTCTCTGGACTCCACATGTGTCAGATACAGCATTCATTGTGCCTTTCAAGCTGTCTAAATCGATACTTGAACGAATAGCACATTTCTTTGAAGAATTTACGTTATTATCATCTTCAGATGAATTGTTATCTTTATCAGCATCTTCGACGTCTATGTCTTCCTTACCACCATTTGGGTTAGAAAACTTAGTATTATCATCAATTACCTTCTTATCATCAATTAACTTCTTACCATCTTTAGACGATTCGTCAATGTGTTCATCTTTAACAGGAGAACCCTTTCCTTTTTTCATCTCAATATCTGGTTCCAATATCTCTTCTTTTCTATATTCATCATCTAGATAAGACCGAAGCTGAGTAACTAACGGTTGATTTACAGGGTTAGAAAGCGCAGCTTGTATCTTAGACTTTCTAGTTGAAGATTTGTACATTTTGCAAGCATATAACTGTTTCACTATTTGCCCTCCTTCCCCTTATTCATGTATATGTAAGGCTTATCTGGCACGCTATCATATATTGTATAAGATGTATACAGCTTGACAACGTCTTCTGTTAATTTGTGCAAAAACTTAAAACAGTATACATGATAACCAATTGATAAGTCTAACACATATGATTTTATTTTTATCCAAGGTCTATTACACGGCTGGTCAACACAGTGTGTATCAAACTTAGTCGGTGATGGTGTAGGGCTAATCTGGTATATATCGAATAAAGTGAGAGTGTTTGACAATGAATTTGGAAAATGCATCCAAATATAGTTATCAATTTCCACTCTGTTTATTGTTTTAGAGAATAACCCTAAATCTGATTTTGTACTACATTCTAGATAGAATACAGGATATTCCAACGTCATCACCTACCATTCAATGATACTAATACTCCCAGGTTCTGCTGAACATCTCAAAGGCCTGCAGTCGTAACCATTATCTTTCAACCAAGTTTTAGCAGTTAAAGTCAAAGGACGCATCCAAACAGCGTGTCGTTGACCTACACGAGCAGCTGAATTTACACAAACTTTAAGTTGGTTGATTTCGGATTCTTTCTCTGCCGACTTTGATATCTCTATATTTTGTAATGCAGTTAATTCATCTTTGAGTCCGTCAAAATTTTGGTTAAATTCCATAATTAAGACCTCCATCTAATTCAATTATACTAATAGATGAAAGGTCCTGGTCAAAGTTTACTAATAGTTTAATGTTTCCTCATCTATGATTTCTGTACCACTACGTTCGTCAGCTGGATACTCGTAATTAGGTAAATCATTCATATCAGGTCTGTTAATATATGTCCAAATGAGACAAGTCATGTTCCATAAGAAAGCACGCTTATGGTCTTCGTCCGTCTGACCGTTTGCAAATTTAAGCAAATGTCGGACACCGCTATCTACATAACTATGACAAGGAATACCGATTTCCCAGTTTCGTTCTCCATACTTTTCAGCACCCTGTTTAAAATGCACAGACAACTCTAACATACTCTCTACCGATTCACCGTCATACATGTTGTCGATTGCAATGTTTACTGCTTCATATAAACCTGTGACGTCTTTAGAGAACATGAAGTTAGAAATACAATTCAGTATATCTCCTACCCAGGATTTAGAAGGATTTCGTTTTGAAATAATACTTCCAACAATACTCAAAGGCATCAAATCGCATCTACCATTGCCAGTTTTGAGATCTCGAACCGCTCCAGATTCAAATTCTGTTCGGTCCCCAGAATCCAATATTTGTGATGCCGAAGAGACATCACAAGGGATATCGCACCCCGATGTAGAATTTTCCTTAACTTTCTCCACAATCATATAAATTACCTCCTATGAACATTAAACATAATAGTAGGAGCCATTAAGCCCCTACTTTATATTTTGCAAAATGTTTGTTATCAAATTCGATTTCGTCTGAGTTTGCTAAATAGAATGCATTGTAGAACTTATCATAATTGAATCCGAAAGCTTTAGCACAAGCAGCTACCCCTTTGAATTCCTGACCAGTTTCTTCGCATTTTACAAAAGTCTTAGGTTTTCTGTTGTATCCAGCCGCCTTAGCTGCGTCTAATTCTTTTTTGTAATCTTCGATAGTAGAAGATTTATCGGAAAGCTCTGATTTAAGGCTTTCAATCTCTCTGAGATGATCTGCAGCAGCCTTTTCAGCGTCTTCTGCCATCTGTTTATATTTCTCATAAACTCCTGTTTGAAATGTTTCCTCGCATTTGATATCGAAATATTTTTCAAGCAACTCTGCGATATAATAACAGATGGTAGAACCTGATTTTGTATCTGTAAGTGTTACAATAGCACGACCTTTGATATCAGACACTAAACTTTTGTATTTTCTTGTATCAATCTTTCTTACTTTACCTTCTTCATTGATTTCGTAAAGTGGATTTTCCTCTAACTGTTTGAATTCGTTTGACATATATAACTTCCTCCTTATAGTATACTATAATTCTTCTTGTTATTTATTATGTATATATTATAGTATACATTTATTCAGAAGTCAATACCTGAACCTTTAGTTAATAATTTCGTAATAATTACATGTTAAGGAAAAATCTCATAATGTCTTTATCCGATTTGGTAATAGGACAGCCGGCGGATTTTGGATGACCTCCACCTCCTAATGGAATTGCTAATTCAACTGCAACATTAAATGAATCGGAAGTTGTTCTGAATGAGATAGTTTTCTTTTTCAAGTTTATAATTACAGCGTACATTATTCCAGGATTTTGGATGCACAACTGATTACCAATTTCTGACTCATAATCATCACTGAACACACATGCAAACGTAACACCTCTAGCATAGTCATCTATGATTTGTGCAGTGTTAAGTGCGTTTTGTACATGTGCATTTCGACGTTCAATTTCCTTATGAACCATGTTCAAACTTTCATCTGATAATAGGAACTGACCGTCCTCGCAGTTGTGCTCTAATGTCCAAATTATTGTATCGATGAATTCAGCCTTACACATGGTTTTAAGAAGCAAGCTCAAGTACTCAGACATTCTGAACTTAGATTTATCTTTAGTCCATTCCCAGGTGTCCCATAATCTTACATGAGAAACAAACTGACCTAAATATACGTCATCAATAGCTGACATAGCATCTAAGTAATCATACAGTAAAGATGTACCACATGTTCCAGTACCATCTGTATAAGAAGTTTTAACTTTTGACCAACTGTACTTATTCAACCATTCAGCAGTACTGTGGTGGTCTAATAATGTGAACATTGTACTTGATGTCTTACAAGCGTCATCGATAAGTTTAGCTACTTGGTGGTTTACTGAAATATCTGTGATAAACACGCTATCATATAGTTTGTAGCTTTTTGAAGTGATGAATCTTTCAACTTCATCGTTGATATCATCATAATCGCAGAACAGTATTCTTACATCGTGACCTAGATATAGATATTTCAAAACAACGCCACAACTGACACCGTCTAAATCTGTGTGTGTAAATAATTTAATTTTCATATGAAATTACATCTCCTATTTATCATACATTGAATAACGATTGAACTGTTCTATTTACATTGATATATTTAGTTTTTCCATCAACTGTTAAGCTTACCTGATTTTCATGAATAGCTCTAAGTTTTTCAGGAACTCCTCTTGTCCTACCATCTGAAAGCTCAACTACCCTATAGATTGTTTTAACACGCCCTCGGTTACTAATCATTGCAATATCTTCAAATCCTGGAATTGGTTTCCATAATTCTCCAGGTAACGATTCAATACTACCTTCAAATTTATCACCAACTTTGCAAAAATGATGCCCATGTACTATACAACCTGATTCAACGCTTTTCTTTATCTCAGAAGCACTACAATCAAAAGCCCTGCCAGCAGCAGAATAAGATTCAAATTCTTCGTTAGTTTCTACGCAATACACGAGTATTGGAATATTATTTCCTACATTAGACGTAACATCTTTAGTTTTTGAACTCCGGTTAAACGTATCATAAAGCTCAGAATTCTTTATATCAGTTTGTATAGACATAGATTGTACTGTTATATCAGATTTTGGAATTCTTATAAAATGTTTATTCAATATTCCAGACTGTGCGTCATCGGGTACAGCAATATCATAAACATACCTACCGATTGTTGTACTATCTACGCCATAGTACTCCGCAGCTTCGTTTATTGAATAAAATGATAAATCATCTTCAACACACTTTATTCTTATGTTATCAGAACTTAACCCTGCAAGAATTGCGTGTCTGCGATTATCAACTCGGGTACACCACTCTAGATTATCTACATAGTTATTATGTTTTATACCATCTTTATGATTAACTTCGGGAAGATTGTCAGGATTTGGTAAGAATGCTTCAGCTACAGCTCTGTGGATAGAACCCTGATGAATATCTTTATCTATTGCAAAGTTATAATACACATAACCATCATCTGCAGGATTACAGCTCATAATCATACCAGGAATAACATTAGTTTTATTACCTTGAAGCACTGTTCGAGTATTTCTATACACTCTACCATGATTAGATATCAAATATGTGTTTTCAGTTCCCGGAAACGACTTCCAAACTTCGCCATCTTCTGATATAAATCTAATGTAATCCTCATTATTGCAAAAACGCAAGTTAGACAACTCACAATTATGAACATCTCCGTCAACGTGTATTACTGTATCTAATGAAGCGTCTTTGCAAAAATATTTAAGCATAAGGTCATCCACTTTGTATCTGTGATACTTATTAGCTAACTTCAAATTGACACAGGCAAAGTTTGGTGTAGAATCATAACTTATTCTTTGAGGGTAAAAACAGACTAATCTATTTTGTTTAGTTAGTTGCTTTCTCGGACGAACATAGACACTTCCTGAAGGCATTATGAAATAGTTTGAAGCCTCCTCCAATATGAACCCACCAGCATCTTCTACAAGTGATTCGGAAAAGCAGATAAGATTAGACAGTTTGCAGTTTGTGAAGTCATTATCTAAATACACAAGTATATCAGAATTTCTATCAAAGCCGTCTAAAAATGTTTCACCTAACAAATCATCAATCTTCTCTATTTTACCGTCCAGTTTACAATATTTCCTACCTGATTTATCTTCATGAATAAGCACATCATAATTTCCAAAATCGTCGTGAACAATCCCGTCTTCGTTTATTGAATAATTAGGATATCTTTGTAATTTAGTCATTTAGTTTGCTCCTCTCCTATATACAAATGTATGCTTAAACATAATAACGGTCACACTTATGGAGTTCCAATAGTGTGACCTGACCATGTATGCCATCTTAGACTTATAACAAACTTTGTAAACTGATGTGCAGTATGTTATATCTAGAATAATTTCTTGCTTCTTACAAGATTTCCAGGCTTATAAGCCCAATCCCCTTTAAATGATAACAACGACTCCACAATATCAACTGCAACTCTTGCAGCGTTCTCTTCTTTGATTTGCTCAAGAGTGAATCCGTAATGTGCCATCAAATCTTTGAACTCTTTCAAAGTTCTATCATCTGCAAGTTCCATGAAACTCATATTTGATTTCGTCTTTGTAGTTCTTGGCCTGTCTGATAAGGAGATTGTCCCCCATTTTCGTGTCCAAAGCTTGTTATAAGCCGATCTTAGGCGGTGCGATACGCTATCCGCGGAGAAGCAGGGGAACTTCTTTATACTATTGAATGCTGTTAATCCAAATATATGTGTCTTTGCGTCTGGATAATTAGATTTCAATATGTAATCATAACACTCTTTCAAGAACTGTTCACGTGCTGGAATAGAACTATCATTCATAGGTGAGAGTCCGATTACTGTGATTCTATCTGGCCAAATCCATCCGAATTCTTCTGACCAAACTTGCCCTTTTTCGTTTTTCTTTCTTGTGTCTTCTTCAGGATTGTAAGACTCATCTCGGAAATCAAGCATTCGTTTGAGTGCTGAGAAAGGTTCATTCTGGTGGAATACAGGAATGAGTTTTTCGGGACTCTTTAGTCTTTTCCTCATGTATAAGTAATTCTCCCATGAGCCTTCTGGTGCGTCTATGTAATCCTGAGGTGTTTTTGGTACACCATATTTACCTGGGATTGTATCGACTTGAGCTACTAAGCAGATTTTATCGTCAATACTGTTTACGTAGTCGCAATATTCGTCTACATCAATTGCGTCTACTTGACCTGTGTACGCACTGTATGCACCTGAGTCAATGAAGAGTGATTTTACTACACCTCTATCCATGAGCTGTATCATTTTGTTGATTGAATGTCGGTCAAGTTGTGATACTAATACGTCAATAGGCTCAAACTCCTCAATAGCTAACAAGTAATCAGCCATTTGGTCTGTTAGGCCGCCACTTAGAATCAATCTTTCCATTTGATATTATCTCCTCCTAAACTGTAAAAAAAATTTAAACACAATCAAACTGAGTTAATTATTAGATGATATGTATAACGATTCTATATTATCATCTTCATAATTAACTCAGGTAGTTATTGATTATTTTCCAGTTGTTCCAAATCCACCTCTGTTATCACCTTCAAGATAACTAACTTCTTCAAAGACGATATCAGGTTGATGTTTGAATAACCTGAACTGACAAAGTCTCTGCCCTTTCTCTATATACATTCCAGGTACACCACCCCGAACTACAGATGTAGGTCTGAGAGCTACACAGAAAAGAGGAAGTCGCCACTCATCTTCATTTCCACAATACGATTCATCTATGATACCTACAGAATTTGTCTGAATACATCCAGTTGTTTTGAATAATGAAGATCGTGGAACAACATGAGCTTCATATCCTTTTGGAAGCTGCATTGCTACATTAAGAGGGACTAATTTAAAGTCGCCTTGTCTAAGGAATACAGCTTCACGTGCATATAAGTCAATCCAATCTGATTTAGCTCCTTCAATGTTCTCTAACTTTGGTAAAGATTCGTCGAAATATTTCACTTTAAGTTTAACTGATTTACTCATATAACCATCTCCCTACATTGTTGTGTTCTACGCCATTACTATCTAAGTGCGTTTTGTTGAATACGTTAGAAATCACTTCAAAATTTTCTACATTTGCAATGGACATGCTTTCAAATTTGTTTCTAATACAATACTCACTGTTACCAGCGTCATAGTAAACTTCATATATAGGACAAGCATCACCCAATTTAAATCGCTTATCATGAACTAGGACTATGTCATTCGTATATACTAAGTTTTTGTAGATATCGTATTTCTGAAAAGACTCACAAAGTGTTGAAGGTTCTATAGCAAATTTTTGTGAATTTTTAATGATACCAATTAACTTATACCTACCGGCACTACATTCATACATTGGTGTTCCATATATCCAACCACCGTTACACTTCTTAGCTTTAAACAGATGAATAGGTTTCACATCGAATTTTTCAGTAATACTATGAGTATTTGTCTTGTTGTCGAGATTAACTACCATATCAGATTCGTCAGTTATCATAGAAACATATTCTCTGTAGAATGCATTTGCAGGTTCGCTTACTTTCTTAAGATCATACAACCCGTCTAATATAGTACACAATGCTTCTTTATGTTGGATTACTTCGTCTTTTGACAATTTATACACGACATTATCTCCTTTCTTATTCTACATACTTGCACTCAAACGCAAACTTTGTTAAAACAGTATGCTTTGCAATCCTACCAGAATTGATATCATTCAAACATTCAATACCACATTTTCGTATATGAGGTATTAAAGTATTATTCATGATGTATTGAATAACGATGTTGATTGGAGTTTCTCTGTTATCTTGGAAGTGACCAAGTGTCCAGACTATGTTAGATACACTGTCGTTGAACGATAAGAGTTTATCTAATTCATTGAAGTAAGATAAATCATCTTGTGACATTTTGCAAACAGTATCAACATCGCTAAAAGTTCTGCAACATTTCCACAACTTACTGCCTGAAATTTTTGAAAATGTATTAGGATAAACCAAGGAAGCATACTGACATAAGTCTTCTTCAATAGGCAATCCTAACGTTACAACGGAACTTCTACTTATGATAGTATCAGGCACTCTGTTGATGTTTCTACAAGTAACTACAATGTATACATAAGACATTGGTTCTTCTAAGAATTTAAGAAGAGAATATGAAGCTCCTTTAACACCTGTGTCTAAATTTTCAATACAAAGAACTACAAGAGAATTAGTTTTCATGCAGTTATCAACTGCAGATTTTATGTCTTCAACTTTAGGAGCTACTAGCTGAAAATCTGCAATCCCTTTAAGGTCTGCAAAGTATTTCGCTAAAAACGTTTTTCCAGAACCAGATGGTCCTTCTATAAGCAAGCTATGCCTGTCTGACGACACAAGTGTTGATATCTCAGATGCTGGATTCTGCTGAGATTTATACAAGTTAGTCAAACTCATAAGTTACACCTCCTTTGTAGACGGTATGTGACTGAACCCTAATAATGAGATAAGATATGTTACTCTTGCATACTTATCTACACTAAGTGTTCTGAAGTTTTTCAATTCAGAATAAGCATGATTAAACATATAGTAAATATCTGGACCAGACCATGCTTTGGCGTACTTCTTTAAATTAGAATCAGAATACCTAGAGGATTGAATCTTATCAAGTTCAACCATAGTAGATAATACCGCATATACTACATCATCTAAATCACCTTGGTAGTTATCCACTACATTTATTAAGTATTTCATGTTCTTTGAAGCAATACCAACTTTGAGTTGTTCGTCAGTAGAGTTGTTTTCATACCCAAATAATTTCAATAACTGATAATCTGAAATATCATTGAATTCAGATAATGGTACAGATGAAATGGCTTTGCAAAGTGATTGAGCCTGTCCGTAATTAACACTCCCTTTGATAGCAACTGATTTGAATCTATCAGGTAAGTTCGGAAAATCCTTAGTCAAATATTTCATTTCCATATCGTCTGTAACCGAATTGATAACAACGGAATAATCTCCGAGGTATTTATCAAACTTTGAATTAAGTTTTTCGTCTTCATAAAGACATACAATAGTACCAATTATTTTAGTAGCCTTGATATCATTATATGTAGTTGCAGATAAACTTGATACAAAATCCGCATCGTATCTGCAAATGTATAGTGCAGGTCTGAGTGGGATGAGATGCTTCTGCTTCATTAAATCTAATGTTGATTTTACGCTATCAGCTTCTACAATGTTACCTGAGTACACTTCAGATATCATATCTAAGTATTTGCATTTTATGCCATATTCAGGACCAAGGAAAACATAAAACTTTGATAATTTCTTTTCTGCAATTTCAAGCCCTACATCTTGAATAGTTCTCATTTGTTATAACCTCCCAAAATATCCTTGAAATATAGTGAATGTAGTTATCACAACATCAGATATTTCTGACCCAAAATCATGTATGATATATCCAGAAATTCGATTAGATTTCATATCTTCTAGCATATCAAAATGATTGAACTGTATGTTTGTTCTGATGGATTTAGAAAATAGACTATACATATCCAAATCATCATATGCTCTAGCTTTTGGTATCAAGCACCATGTATGTTTTAAATCTTGACTACCATTGTCTGTAAAGAGAACTGGAGTTTTATGACAACCGATAGCTTCTTTACATATCTTATCCCAATGGTCTTTTCTAAATTGAATCTTTTCCGTAAGAGTCATGTGAGTTTTACATTCTCCTAACCACTCATTTGAGTATACGTCTCCTTTATGAAAATTTCTAGCTCCGCTACCTGTGACAACTTCCCACCCTAAGCATTCAGCTATTCGCTTCTCTTGAACAGAACTAAAATCTTTTGTAGACATATTTACAATCACCTCCAAGTTAATTAAATATGATAAGTAAATAAATTCCTGTAAATATAAGTACAACACACTGAGCTAGTAAAAGTATGCTTATCCAAGTTATGAACTTCCCGAAGGAAGAATGTTGATACAAAAGTTTCCACCAATGAAAAAATAATTTGATACCGTCTAATATCCATTTTAGTCCGCCATACTTTATCATGTAAAATATAAGTGCTAGTAGTGCCAAGAACCGTATTCCAGGACAAAATAGTAGTATCAATATAATCCCTATAAGTAATACATTGAGCATATTGATTTCCTCCTTAGTATAACTATTATCTAAATATAATAACGGTCTTTGTTATTACAAAGATATAGTTCGCTTCATAACGAAACGAACTATACTTGTAATTACTTATAGGAGGTCGTCTTCTCCTGTCACTTTTGAATCTTCTCCGTTGATGTCCTTCAAGATGTAATCTGTTATACTGTTATAGTAATCAGGATTATTTTCTAAGTATTCGTATACACGGGCTAATCCATTGACTTTCACAGGTTTATCATCGTTCATCAAGATTTCACCTGTGAACGGGTCACACATTGTAAACCAACCACCCTGTTTCCGAATTATACCGTATTTATTAAGTGACAAAGATGCAAAGTCGAAAAGCGGAACAATTCCTTTTCTAGACATCAAGAAGTAAGACCCTTCTTTCCTATCGAATGGGGCAGACTTCTGTTTAACTAGTCTTGCTTTTATTATATTACCTGCCGGATTTTCTGACTTCTTTGGTAAGATATTTCCAAGGAAATCTACAGGGTCACCAATGTTAAACTGGATTCTAAGGGAACAATAGAATTTAATAGCTTTTCCACCTGGAGTCTGCACTACATATGGATTGTCCATGTTTTCTCTTATCTGATTGATAAGCAACATTGTGCAGTTATATCTCGTAAGTAATGGAACCATTTTTCTCATGAAAATAGTCATAAGTCCAGCTAATGACGATACTGTTCTTTCTCCATATTTTTTATCAAGTTCCGCTTGTGTTACAAGTGATGGAATAGAGTCAAGAACAATAAGACCAAGTTCTCCAGTTTCTACAATCTGCTGAATAGTCTGTAATACTTGTTCTGCCGGAACATCTGGTGGCTGCATGATATCAATCTCTGAATCATCAATTCCTAATGTACGCATCCAATCTTCATCGAATGTATGCTCCAAGTCTACATATAACACTTTCTTTGGACCTCTATCCTTAAGGTCTAAAAATGCAGCTTTTGATGATGCACTTCCAGAAGACTTGACTTTCTCTTGAGCTTCAATAAGTTCCTGTTCATACTCTTCCTTGAACAGCTTGACAGCATTCTTACAAACATCTACTGCAGTAGAACTCTTACCTCCTCCGTTTTCACCGAAGAATTCTGTAAAGCAATCTCTAGGTATCCCACCATAAGTTGCCCATGTAAGAAGCGGAGAAGTAAATGGGATTTTCTTTCCGCGTTTTGCAAGAGACCCATCCATAAGGCCTTCACACTTCCATTCCTTCTTTTTAGACTGTATTATATCTGCGTAACTCAATTATCATATCTCCTTTCTCTAAGTGTTAGAAATCTGTAGATTTAAAATCATCGTAATCAGGTAGATCAGAATATTCGTAATCAGGTACAACTGGACCTACAGGATTTACGTTTTCTGTATTCTTACGTCTATCCCAAATCTTCTTAGCGCTCATTATGAGTTCTCTAGAAAACGAAATTTCATTCTCTACTCGGTTGATTACGCCATCTAATCCTACTAATACAATTTGGTCATTGATTGTAGAATCTCGAACCATTGCGGGAATATCAGACTTACTATATCCGCAATCTTTACTATAAGTATTAAACAATTCACTTCTTATAAGTGCTTCATGCTCTTTCATCTTCAGCTTACAAATTTCACGATTGGTACGTAATGTATTCAATCGTTCAGAAACTGTAAATAGTGCAAGTGGAATATCTGTAAGTATTTGCTCAAGTGTGTTATCGCTTATTTGTTCATGCTTACTTGCAAGTACATCATATAGATTTCGAATATCTTTAAAGTATTCAGCAAACTTAGAGTCATACAAGCTGTTGCACCAATCCTCTATGCTCTTCATATCAGACTCATAAGAAGATAACACACTTCCAATATCTATTTTCTGTTGACAATTCATATATTTATCCTTTCTTAGCAGGTGCAGGAACAAAGCACAAATTTGTTAGTGCAACTTCTTGTAGATACTGAGTAGACTTCAACTCATGATTCATCTTCATAAGCTTGTTTGCAAGTTTCAAGCAAACAACAAGATGGGGATTTCCATATTTAGAAATCTTGTCTTGATATGTAGATGGAATCATAGTTTTTGAAATATCCTGAAGGTAAATATACTTCACAATATTGATGACAAAACTGTGAAAGTTCTCAAACCACTTGACAAAGTTTACACCAGAATTATAAACTCTGTCAACAATTTCTGTTATTTTGACATTATTTTTCTTAGCATAAGCAGACAGTAACTCGAAGAAATCATCATATTCTGGAAGATTCAAAGCCTGAGTAACATTCTCGATTGTAATATCATTACTGAATGCGAGACACTTATCTAGAAGTGTAAGTGAGTCCCTCATACCACCATTGGCCATCTTTGCAACAAAGTTGACTGCATCATCTGTATATGTGATAGGCTGACCTTTTGATTTCTCACTTTCAAGCACATAACACAATCTATCATGTATCCCTTGCAAACTGATTTTAGAAAGCTGAAATGTCTGAACCCTTGAGAGTATTGTTGCAGGAATTTTCTCAGGATTTGTTGTGGCCATGAAGAATAAAGTTTTTCCTGCGCCAGACTCGAGGGTCTTCAAGAGGGCCTGCCAGGCCTGATTCGAAAATGCGTGACAATTATGAACAAGAATATCATTAGCATAATATGAAGGATGTCCGTCAACTTCTACATCATACATATCTACAAACTCTCTACCAAGTTCCTCACAACTGAAATAACTTCTGAAAGATTGTTCATTATCTCCTCGTTTGTAAACCTCAATACTCTCCACCCTAACTGACGGAGTAATGTGACTTTCTTTTCGTCTAATAACTGATGAAATTTCGTAGAATGGTCTTTCCCATCCACCTCTATTCCGATCTTTAAATCTGGATAAGCAAGGTCTAGTTTGTAATTGGTAGGATAATGCATCGGATTCTGGTCTCTCGGAACTTTTGTCGGTACTGGAAATTCGTAAATCCAACAATCTCCCAATGCCTCCTTCAGCACAATCTGAGGCCTTGTAAATTGACCATTTCCTCCACGATTCACAGGCTGAAGATGCAAAGTACCGTTTCGCTCTTTCGTCGCTATCATCTTCTGAACCGTCGCAGGATTCGCCATAGGATTGTTCAGTTTCATTCTCATTGAAGATTCTGGTGATTTTCGACCCTTCTGTCTCAGCCCTATCAGTTTGTTCGCACACTGTCGACTGCAAGTTTCTACTCCCTTGTACTTCGGAACAAATTGATTCCCACATATAACGCAGGATTGCGAGTCCACAACTTTCTGCAGTTGTTTCTGACGGCTTAGACCTATACTCGCACATTCGCTCGAACAGTATTTCCTGTGGTCGCTCTTTCGTATGTTCATATGTTTTCCACAAATCGGACAAGTAAAGTCCTGTCTTTGCGAAGCATACAAATTTTTCTGTTTCGTTGAAAGTCCGTGTTGAGCTCTCAATTTCCCGGAGCACGATGTTGAACACGTCAGAGAATTCACACTTTTGTGAGTGTAGAAGGTCATCCCACATACAGGACACGTCTTTGTATATCCCTGTTTCTGATAATTTGAATGATACTCCGCCATCCTCTGGTTTCGATACACTTTCGCACATTCGGTAGAACAAGTTTTCTTCGTGTCGGAGGGTTGGGTTTGAAACGTAGTTCCGCAGATTATGCATTGTCGGGTAATCATATAATTCATCTCCGTTTACAAGATTACTAGCCTCGACCCACCCATCATCAGTAAAAAATAGATGATTAGATGTAGTTAAAATGTCTTGACCAGAATTAAGATGAATCAGTAAAAGGTGATTAGTAGGTACTGAATTTTTAAACACGTTTTTGACGTTTGCTGTACCGGTCATGTTATGTACTACGTCACCCTTCTTCAACTCACAAATGCGCTTATAACCAGATGTAGTTGATATTAACGTATCTTTATGGAAGCATTCGTCTAATATGAAAATCTTCCAGTTTTGCCCTACTGGATAAGACCTAGCTTGGTCAATTATATTTCTAACTGCGTCAATACCATTATTAGATGCGGCGTCAATTTCAATGGGTTCGCCTTTACCTTCGTTCACGTAATTTCCCATGATACGTGCAAGAGTCGTATTATGTGTAGGAATAAATCCGTTTCCACAAATATATGTGTGATCTGGATGGTCAACCATTATACATTGACATTCTTCTCTACCTCTGTATTCAATAGATACAATATTTCTAATTGGTTCGTTCTGTCTAATTTTGAATCGTTCTTTATGTTTACAAGAAGAGTAAAATTGCAAATCTGATGGAAATTTAATATAATGATAATATTGAAGTCTCCCACTATGTTTATCACCATCAGCATCTGTATAACTACTTCTGCTACAAGATACTGTATCTCTACATCCAAGAGAACGAACTAAAAATTCAAAATCGTCTGAAAGCTGTTTACTAGAAGTTGTAAATTCAGTACTTCCGGATTTATCAATGGTTCCGTTAGTATCAAATAACCCTTGCAACAGCTTCAGTCTGACTTCTCTAGAGTTATATAAATAGCATTTAGGAATATGTTTTTCATCAGATCGCTTATTCATCAAATTCAAGATAGAAAGTTCATTTTTAATAGCTAATCCGCTGTTCCAAGATACGTATTCAGGATTTATAACACATGATACATTTGAAAGCTCTGGATGATATTTTAAAACATGTTTACAATTTCCAGATATACCTAATCGTATAAGCGTTGAAGCATCAAATTTAGGATAACCTTTAGACACTAAGAAGTCTTGAAATTTTTTACATCCATTAAATCTTAAACCTTCAAAATGAAATTCATACTTGTAGTGTAATTCATCGCACGATACAATATCATAATCGCAATCGGATGAAGTAATAGGAGTTAATTTACAATTCCAGTCCCTTCTTAATATAGTATCTACACTATCAATTATATCTTCTTCTATTTCAGAAAATTGAAAATTATTAGACAACTCACCGTCGCCAAGTAAACAACCTAATAAATATGGGTCAATAGGTACGTCAGAATATTCCCAATCAACCGACGGAGTATCAATTCGCAATTTGAATCGAGTTGTTTCAAATAGCTCAATCAATTCAGAAGTTGTTACTTGAAAATCCTCTCGTTGTTTTTTGTCTTCATTGTACCGATACACTACATTTATATGCTCATCTGAAACATCTATGTGTGTTTTATCCTGCAATGTTATTCTATATATGTCTCGTTTACCTTGTGGAAATACGCCAGAAACCTTTCCAATGGAGCCGGAATGTGTAAATACTGATTGACCTATTTGAATATCACCCATCTTTATAAATCCATCTGGTGTAAGAATTTCAGTATCGAGTGTGTTTGCCTTCCCACAGCCTGCAGGTCCAATAAGTAAAAAATTTCGTGTATTGAAGTTAGGGTCATCACACATTGATTTCAACATGTCTACTACTAACTTCTGTTCTGTGACATCCTCCCATGTAGAAGGACGATATGTGTTCGCCAAATTTGCCATTTTATCTTACCTCCCGTATTCTTTACATTTCTTAAAGTATGGACACATATTAGCTGAACACCAACTATCACCCTTTGGAAGTGGCTCAGGTGCTAAATTAGTTGCAACTGCTAACATCAAATCTTTGAAACTTTGATTTATACTATCCATCTCATATTGTTTAACGGTCACTTCATAGCATTTTAAACCTCCATACTGTCTATCAATATAAACCATTAAAACACTTGGAAGATTAAGTAGTGTCGCATAACACTGTACCTGTTTTATATGATGAGGTTTCGGTTCTGTTAAATCATCCCAGCTGCTAAAATCTGAACTTTTTATCTCTAAAAGACGATATTCACCTATTATCCGAACGATACCATCGCAAGCAAATCTAATAGGAATATCTTCAAACGCAATCCTAGTTTCAAATCCTTTAGGGTCTAGTTTGTACGTGTGTGGTATCGGATTTTCTTCAAGATAATGCTCCAATGAAACCCAATCTTCCCCCATGTGTTCAGATAATTTACGCTGTAGCAATTCATGACAAGCATCTCCGATTCTAGCAGAAAAATTAAGGACTCGGTCCGTCGACTTAGCAGAATCAGGTTCTGTACCTCTAAGTCTAAACCAAGTCCTTCTAAGACATCGTAATGATGAAGGTGCAATCGTTCTAGAAGAAGGTTTAGAGTCTTCCTCTCTTATATCTTCATCCCAGAACAATTGCAATTTTTCTACTAAATCTGAGCTTGCTGCCGAATTGAATTTTGCAAGATGTGCAAAATCAACTGGTCTAAAACTCATATTCAATTCCTCCTATTGTTCAACACCTGCGAGAACTGTTGTAAGTTCTTTTGACCAAATCAAAATACCAACAACTTCGTCATCTGCAATGTATGGACTGATATGAATAGTTTCATCACTGTAGTTAGAAATAGCCGATTTCAGAAGAGATGTTTTAAATGTAATATCTACAGGAAGAATCGCTCCTTTGCAAGCAATGTTAACTGATGAATTCTTATCCTTCAGAATAATTTCATCTGAATTATCTAAATCATAGATAAATTTAACAGTATCGTCAGAATTTGTTGAAAGGATACTTGCCTGCGATAAGTATTTATTGATACTTACAGTAGAAACTTCTACAGCATCTTCAGGATGATTCATCATTCCTAAGATGATGTCAGAACTGTAGCTTCCTACCTCTTCGTCGTCTTCGTACTGAGGTCTGAATTCGCACATCATTTCGAAAGCGTCTGTTTTGATTTTGATGATATACGCTCTGTTGTTTCCTTTAACCAGCTTAGCGCCATCCGGTAAAGAATTAAATAAGTTGATAATGGTGTCAGATAACAGACAAGTTGCACCTAACTTGTTTTTCTTAGAATGTGTGAAAATGCTGTTATCCATATCGCCTACAATTACATCACCCTCCTGACCAATCCAAACACGGGTGTATACTGGGTGAATGAATGACATTGCGATTGCGTACATCTGATTGTCTTTGATAAATCTCCAATCAGATTTGTCAATATCAATTGTTTGTGCGGAATACTCTGGAATATTCGGCTTGTCTAATTCAATATCATCTACATCTATAATAGATGACAATGTGAATTTGGATGAACCGGATTTAAGTACGATACCTCCATCTACAAATTCAATCTGTGTTGTAGATGACTCAAATGTAGATACAAGCTGTTTAAGAAGTAAACAATCTACAAGAGCTTTTCCTTGAACTGCACCTTCATCAGAACTTCCTTTCAATCGAATTTCAGTCTTGATGAACGCTGCCTCTAAATTGATAATAAGGTCATTTCCGTAAGCATACAACTGTGCGATGCAGCTCTTGGAGTAAAAGCGATTTACATTTGAGTTGATTACACCAAGTGATAGTGCATCACTAAGCGGTTTAGTGTTTGTTGTAAAAATCATTATATATTATCCTCCTTACTTATATTAAATAACGATTTCAATAAACTATTTTTGTTTAAATAATATTGTATTCCGTTTATAGTAACTGTAAATCCATTAGAATGAAGTGGATACAATTTTTCACGATAATGCAGTTTTCTACCCGAAGGTAATTGCTTAACATAACACATTCGTTTTAGTCTGCCAAAATTACTAAATGATATATAACTTTCGTATCCAGGTACAGGTTTCCATATCTCGTTTTTCAACGAAGGAATCATGTCATTCAACACGTTTGTATCTATTCTAGCAGTATTGAGCATCATCATATCTTGAATTGAACCAATTTTCTCATTATCAACAAACATGAATTGCAATTCGTCGCAACTCGGGTCATATTTTGATACTAAGTGATGTATTACAAAATCATGATAAACATGGTAGAATTTGCAAGCTTCGTTGATGGACTTGAAAGTATTTCCATCATTCAAGCATGTACAAGGTCTGCATCTCATATCGTTACCCGACCACATAGCGTGTTCGATATTTTGAGAATATGTACACCACTCCAAGTTACATGCACGATTATCTGTTTTTATTTTGTTTATATGATTAACAGTATTATATGCATAGCATGTTTTCGTTACAAAATAGCAAGCAACTAGTCGATGCACTAAAACAGTATGCATTTTCTTACAGATGTCTGTTAATGATACAACAAGATAATCTGACTCATGAATAGGATTAGGCGTAAGAAGTTTACTAGGTAATGTCCAATGTCTACCATCTGAAGAGTGTACAGTCCACCCATTACTTCGAACATTGCCTAGATTACTCACAGAATACCGCCCACCGAATTCTAAATTTTCAAATGAATTTACAGTTACCCAAATTTCATCATTTGTATTTGTTACTAATGTATTTACTTCTGTTTCCTCCTTGATAAAAATTGATAATGTATTTCTAATTATATAACGGTCTAAGGTTCTACAAATGTATATCCTCTATGTGTTCTTCCGTCACGAAGTGAATCTACAATTGAAGATGTAGATATGCCAAGCTCTTTTGATGCTTGTATTCGTGAAGGATAAATTACACCTGTTTCTAAACATTTCACAGGACGGGGTTCATGACTGTTAGGCTTATTAGGGTCTACAAGATTGTGTACTCTACCCTTAACACCACACTGTTCTTTCCTAAATTGAAAACCATTAACAAGTTTGTTATCTTTACACCTGTCACTTACAAATGATACTGTTAAACCATAATAAAAAGCTGCATCCGTCATGGTATTGAATACTTTACCATCTACAAGATTTCTGACTTTCTGACCATGACTCTTTCCCATTAAGGCATAGAATTCCTTTGAACGCTTGTTAACATTTCCTTCTGATACACCATGTTGTATATTCATCGAACCTGTTACCCACTCTAAGTTAGATAAGTTATTGTTCTCACGATTCCCATCTATGTGATTAACTTGTAATTCATCCATACCATTAACAGGTTTGAATGTTTGTAAAACTAACCGATGAACATGGAAGTATCGGCAAGCATTGTCTTTGTATAGACTAACAGAGTGATAACCCTTACTAACAGTTTGAGATTTAGTAGCAGATGGAACATGTAATATTGTCCCATCTGCCCTTAAGATATCTCTATCTACACTTCGAACATTTCCAAATGTAGACACTTGGTAATATCCTTCATATCCAGATATATCTTTCCATACTTCTATATTAGTATCCATACACAACTTTCCTCTCTATGTGATCAATAAATTTGTCTTGTGTAATTTTCCATCTTCCAATGTAATCAACAATAGCAGACTCCATTTCATCAGTTCTCACACCACTTACACCTTTAGCAGCGTTACCACGAGCTTCACCGTTTTCATCAGGAATTACGGGAAGTAAGTATTCCATTTCGATAAGATGATATTGTAACCACTTAATCTCTTCAATATTGTTTGTATCTAAAGATGTCGCTTTAGGATATGGACAAGGATATTCTAATCCATACCATCTAAGTGTAGTTTCAATATCACATTTCATTCCAAAAGGTAGAAAACTCGCTGCGTCAATCATTCGTTCTGATAGTATTTCAGCACCACGCTCCATGTTTTCAATTGGAACTTCACAGACGAGTTCGTCGTGAACTGGTACAAGTAGTCGACCACCAATAGATTTCCACTCTTCATCATTTTCTAGATTGAGTATAGCCATCTTAGTCATATCGGCCGCACTCACTCGGCCTATTATCTTTCGATAATTTAGCGGACTATCTTTTATATACACAGAATAAACTACTATGTATATCCTGCTCTTTGGGACCTGTAACTCATCTTCAGGCCTACGAGACAACAACGTCTCTAGTCTCTACACATTCTTTATCGTATGACAAGACGATAAAGCTTAGCACGGTATTCCCTCAATCTCACCATTTTCAGGTTTAGGGTTTCTTAGTCAGATTATTCGTCTATGGTCTATTGCCCTATAATCGCATTGCTTTGTCTCTATAGGAAGTCTTAGTTTTCTGATACCGTTAGCATACCTAGTTAAGATATACACCGCTGAGTAATAGCGTTAAGCAAGTAAGGGCAGTTTCTTATACATTCCACCCTGAATGATTCCATTAAGACACTGACGCTTCGCATCATTAATCTTTGGTCTGTTGTTGATAACTTTTATCTTCTCCTCTTTAAGCTGTTTGGTTCTCTTAACAATCTGTCCAAAATACTTATACCCTTTGAATTCCTTCTGTAAGGATTTAACAATCCTCTCTGGAATGTCGGATTTATTTTTTAATGTAGTAGGGTCAAGTGGGTCAATATCAGGATTGATATATCCAGGCATTGCGACAAACTCAAATTCAGGTAACTGCATATCCGGAAGATGTCTACGTCTTCCAAGTATTGTTTCAGTATATCCACATTTGCGAGCCTGACCTTGAGCGTTGTTCATTGCAGCTTCAATCGCAGGAAAGTTTTTCATAACTGCATCATATACAGTTTGAGCACTTTTTACTTTCTCTTCATCTGTCATATCATCTCTTGTACCATATAACTGGTCTGCAATAGATGGAATTGAACGCCCGTAACATATCAACAACCGGGCAATTTGTTAGACTATATCATTACCGATTTGTGCATTCGGTAGTTAGCGCTTCGAGTGGTAACTCATCCTCCACCCTAATAATTAGTCGTTACACCTTGACAAATTCATCTAATTCAGAAAATTTGACCTTGGCACTGGATTCTACTATGCTATCTTCATCACCTCCTAAAGCATAATAGTCCCCGGTTAGCAAACAAGTGCACTGACATTTCCTTCAGTTACGAATAAAGCATATCCGTCTTGTTCACACCTATGAGTAATGTAGTTCACAAACTTATCATCTCAATCTTCTAATACACATATATGAAAATTTATATGTATCAATAATTAAGCACAAATTGATTGAGCGGGGCATAACCGTCTAAGTCTACCCAACAAAATACTTTTAGCTTCTGTACGTCTCGCTTTACCTTCTTTCTGATATTCATGAGTTTCAGGATGAAACTCTAAGCATTCTTCATAAGGAACACCAAACGATACACTTGCAATTGATGCATATACGTCCTTTCCCTCTTTAAACGCTTGTATAAGTTTAGGGTCACCTGATACATAAGATGTAATTTTTGGTTCTTGACTGCTGTAATCGCTACTCATCATAACATAAGCAGGACTCTCCCATTGTAAAGTATACGCATTCTTCATATTTTCACAGCCTCCTCTCATTTATTCTGTACTCTCATGTAATGCATCGTATTCGCTAGAAGTATCTAACATTACTTTAATAGTTCCTTTAACATTCTCCACAGATATAACTTTGAAGTATCTATCACAACGCGAAGAAGATGTAAGTTTAACTTGGTCGTCTTCAGTCAGTTTATCTGCAAACTTCATACCACCGATAGTAGGTATTCTAGACCCTACAGGTACTTCAATTTGTAAAACTCTTTCTGTTACATCAAATACGCTAGTCTGTTTACTGGAAGCAGTTGCTCTAAATAGATGTCGAATATCTACCGCGTGTGAAGGAATATTTTGAAGGTTAGGTTCTGCAGAAGACATTCTGCCTGTATCGGCGCCAACCTGTTTGAATTGCCCATGAATTCTGCTATCCTTTCCTGAAGCATTAGGTAGCTTCTTAACAAATGTATTGATAAGAACTTCTAAGCTTCTTACTTTCAATATCTGATTAGTTACAGGTAAATTGATATCATGAAGAACTTCTTTACCAGTACCTTCGCCTTCAGATTTAGGTAATTGAAGTAAGTCATACAGTAAATATTTTACCTGCAACGGAGAGTTAGGATTAAATCCACTACCTGTAGTAAACGGTTTCTTTTTTGAAGACGGAACTTTGAAGATATTCTGATCTATCACATCTTGAACCATATCTTGAAGTTTCTTCATCTGAGTATCTCGTTCTTTAGTGTACCTTTCAATCAACACGTCTCCTGTATAGCTATCTAAATACATACCATTCCTGTGCATATTCTGACATATTGATATCATAGGGAACTCAACATTCCAAATGAGATCTGCAATATGTTCAAGATGCATCTTCTGACATTTAGGGTTTCCTTTTGTGATGTATGGAAGTTGCCATTGAAATAACTCAAATGTAATCTTAGCATCGTTTCCTGCGTACAGTTTAGCAACTTCTGGTTTACAATATGGAAACAATGTAGGTGTAAAGAAATCACTGAAAGCTTTTGGATTTCCTTTTCCTTTAAGCACATACTTGTTGTATAGAGCTTTCAATCGATTATCTTTTTCGTTTTCTTTAAGACACCTCCAAGCAATGATTACGTCATAGTAACAAGCTTCATTAAAGTCTACTTTGAGATCTTTGTATATCATAGCTAAGTCGAAGTCTGCATTTGCAAATATCAGTTTAACTTGTCGAAGTCTTTCAAACTCTTTAGCGACCTGTTCGTAGGTCAACTGATCTTTGTAAAGCTGCTCAAATAACGGTATTCTATGTTTGATAGGAATGTAGCAATCTGGCATTCCAGGAACATATAATGACGCACCTACTATGTAATCGTTTACACGATCAAGACCAGTTGTCTCAGTATCGATACCTGCATATCCATACCCAATACACTTGTCAACATAATCATGAAGTTCTTTCTCAGTTGTAATTAGAATACTTTTTGAATCTTTGAAATATTCAAGTACAGCAGCTGACATTTCTTCAATCTGAGCTGTCACGTTTCTGCCAGTAGCTTTCTTTGTCTTCAAAGGCTCCTCGCTTTTTACAGCTACTTTGTTTATCTGTTCCATTTGTTTTGCACTGAATAGTGGCATATGAAACAAATCACCTCCTTACTAAAAATATAGCGGACTAAATGGATTAGCCCGCTAGTTGTACCCGAAGATAAATTTAGAAATCTGCGTCTTCCGGTAATTCATCTTCAGGATTAAATGGCACGCCCTCAGTATCAGCTTGAGGAATGACATCGCCTAAGTCCCTATCAGCAGAACCTAATGCAGAAGAATAATCTGGAAGACTGTCAGTTGGTTCAAATCCTGCCGGAGCTGCGTCTGGAACTGGAGGAAGACTAGATGGTGCAGTTGCACCTCCTCTAGGTGTTACGTTGTAATCAGGTAAGTCAGACGGAGTACCTACAGATTGTGATGTATTCAGCATGTTGTGAAGTTCTGTAGCAGACAACTCCTTACAAATAGTGCTGTATCCATCTGGAAAGCTGATGTTATTGTCCGCAAGAACTTTAGAATATGGATTAGCAGAATTTCGAGCAATCGCTGTAATCTCATACTTAGTGTCCATTGAACCAGCTTCGCCATGACGTGTAATTCTGAATACAAAATCAGCTGGATTTGGATATTTAGAAAATACCATGTCACTCAGATGAGTTTCAAATCTTGCTGAACGGTCCCAGAACTGGATTTCTCCGTCTGTTAAGTTGTACATTGGGATGAACATTTTAGTCTGTACTCTGATGTTCTTAGCACACGCAGGGCAACCATGTCCACAACAATGTACATACCCGCTGTAGTCAGGTGTTTTCACGTAATGTGTATCTGCTACTAATACCTCTCTCTGAGACGGATACAAGAAAATTACATCTGCGTAATCTCCATCATTCTTAAGAATGAACCAACCACCATATTTCTCCTCGTTGTACTGTGTTAAAGTTTTAAATGCCATTTTTGTTACCTCCTGTTTTTTCGATGTTTTCGATATCTTCGATGTTTTCGAGTTGTATATATCAAAAGCAAAAATGCTTTGATATCAAATAATAACGATTTACTAATCTTCACTTCTGTGCCATCTTGTGTAAGAATTTGCGTTTTCGAGCAACTTCACATCTTCTACAATACATCCTGGATAACATTCATGTAAAGAATGTTGTATAGCTCCAGCAAAGTACTTAACTAAGTTCTCTGCAGATATTACAAAATCATATCCGACCGAACTTATTCCGATGTTTTCAAGTGTATTTGCGATTTCGCAACCTTCTACATCAGCTTTGCAATAGATGTATCGATGGTCTGGTAAGATTGACTTAATTAAGCTCTGCAATTTAGAAAATTCAATAACTACACCGTTTTCTGAAATATGACTATCGGATGAAACTGTTACCTCTATTCGATATCTATACCCATCAAACCGTTTGTAGGGCGTAGTAGTAAGATATGATACAGAAAACTCTACCTTCTGTGTTGTTTCTAAATATGACATATAATCAACTCCTTTTAAATTTTATGATTGCTGTAAGATTGAGTTCTATCGTCATATATTTTAACGGTCATTAGGGTGTGATGTCATAAGATATAATCTCTACCTGAATGAATTTGGCTTCTAACACAATGTCTTTCGTGTTTCTTCATACACCGCTTAAAATTTTTAGACAACATATGTCTAGAATTCTTCTTGCTAGAATAATCTAACAACGCAGACGGTATTCTGTTACTTCCATAAGCTCTCATATTTACATCTCCCTTACAATGTTGTGTAATCTGGCAAGTCCCAATCGTCCGATTGTACGTTTGAGTTGTTTATATCCCACAAGAAACACAACAACTCGAAATTATTCTCAAACTTCCCTTTGTATCTACTTAGAGTGACCGAACTAGATAAAAACTTCTGCAAATTCTTCTTCTGACTGGAGTTTAGAACATCTTCTTTTCCATTGTGATGAAAATATTCTGGACTATCTAATCGAATACAGGTATGGAATTTATTCAAATCAGATTTTAATCTATAGTGGAAATGTGGGATATTACCACCGTCATCAGTATTTACATATATTTCATAATTATCTTTTGTGAATCCGGCACGTGCCATCCCTGTAATATCTGTGTAAGAATGCTTCAGTATTTTCATCAGATTACCTCCTTTAAACGACGAAAATGATACCCTCTACAAGTATACTTAGGATTATCTATACATCTTCGTATATCACTTCCACTAACACGAAGAACATCTGATGCAGCATATAGCGAAGGATATATTTGGCCAGTTTCTACACATACAATAGGTATCTTAGAACAAGTTCTAACTCCTTGAGTAGGACTGAATACTACATCATGAATTTTGTTTTCATTTACCATAGCTTGAATAGAGATGGTATCTGCAACATAATTTTTGTAATATACAAAATGTTTGTTGAATTTACCTATCATAGAATAGTGACTTTGCGGTGAATCAAACAATCGCTTCTTCACATCATCTGAGTATAAATTGTAGTATCTAGCAGCTTCAGAGATCGACCTAAATTGAATATTATCTTCTACACAAATAACTGGTGTAGCTTTAGATGACATACCGTTCTGATACATATGTTGAGCATTTGTAGACTTATTGCACCATTCCAAATTATCTACACAATTATTTCTAATGTTACCATCAATATGATTCACTTCAGGTAGATTGTCAGGGTTTGGTATGAAATGTATAGCAACAACCCTATGTACGTAGTATGCCTTATTACTTAAACTACATTGAGTGTAGGGCTCACCGTGTAATTTCATTACCTTACCCTTCACGGTTCTATATCCATAACGATTCCTAACTTGCCAATCGTTAGAACGTATATTACCTAAATTAGATACTTGATATCTTCCAACATCAACATCTGGCAAGATGACATCTCGCCAGATTTCCTCTAGTTGAATCAACTAACAACCCTCCAATTATAATTCTAAATATAGAATGTATCTTTGAAATCTTCAAGAGCTTTCTGAAGATTCTCAATCACTTTTCTTTTCTTTACATAAGATACACCTTTTGGTAATCTTTCACCATCTAGGAGATGACCTACAACCTGAACTGTGTCATCACCCATAGATGCGATTACTCGCCACATAGCTGCACGCTCTTCTGCTAATTCATCATCACGTTTAGTTTCATCAATGATGAATGTGTCGAATAAATCAACTTCGTCTGAACTATCACTAGAGCATATATTAGAACCTTCAAGTTCCCAACGAAGTCTATCGCTTATCCTGTCATGCGCAATACAATATAAACAATTATATGAAACTCTGTAAATATATTTCTTATTGAACCTTTCAGGATTATCTTCAATAACTGGGACATTTTTCATAAGATACTGGCAGACTGTTTCTACACCCTCTTGTTCAGAAGCGTAGAACGATTTAGATTTGAACCATGCTAAAATGATTTCATCGAAATACTGAACATATAAAGCTGCTGCTTTATTTTCTTCTGGAAGTGACATCCATTCTTCGTAAGAATATGGAGCCTTGTAGTTGATGTACTCTCTAAATATTTTTCTTGTTTCGTAAAATTCTTTTGACATAAGTTTATTCTCCTTTTTAATACAATTGACGATTTCGATATGTTTTGATAAGCCTTGTTGTCGTTGATTTATTTTATATACATATTATAAGCCCATATACTGAGAAAGTCAATATATGGGCTAACTGGTTAATAATTTCGTAATAATTTCAACCTATGAGTTTTTAAATATTTTTGAATTTGTGAATTCGTCTTCAAATACACTATCTTCATACTTCAGACATTCATATCCGTATGGATAGCCTTTATCATCAGTTTGTGCATTTAGATACTTGCATTGTTTGCAATCAATGTTACAAACTGCAATTCTAGGATTATGAGATTTTTTCATGTTTAGTTTGTTTCTCCCCATACATATCCGGGCATCAATTTATCAGGTCTAAAACTCCTATCAATATGATTGTTTTCGCAATATGCGTCGTAGTCTAGCCCGAAACCTCGGACAATTATATCGCCAGTTAGTTTGTTTACAGGTTTGCTGTAATATGTTGATATAGTTACACCATCAAGTTCATCAATCATGTCAGAAGACATTTTGAAGAATATTTCAGTCATATGACCTCTAGTTGTATCTTTTTCTACAACATCTATATCTACATCATCAAGTTCTGGATATCTTTTTAAGATTTCACGCTGAATTGCAGTAAACTTTGTCCGCTGTCTTACAGTAGCGTTGTCTAAAAACTCTGAAGCAGATACACAATCAGATGCTTTGATATCTTGCACCCATTTGTTCCACCTATCACGAACGTCTGCTAAATCACATCCATAACTATCAGCAGCTGCAAATACTGACTGTCGATAAGTCATACCACAACTCATGTTAGATTTGACATATCTGTAGAATCCAGATCTATAATCTACACAAGAGAATACAGGGCTATGCTCATGTTCCTCATTAAGGTATTCGTCGATAGGCATATCATAGTATTCTGTACCATCTTTTGCTTTGTAGAAATATTCAATTTCATCTCCATCGGATTCAGCATCTCTGCAAATGAAAATGCTGCTTACTTTAAGCCCACGGTAATGATCAGCTGTCCACACATAAATTGTGTTTGCCCAATTATATCCTACTGAACTTATTCGGAACCATAAAGAAGAACTACCTTTTTCTGTATTATACTTCCCACCATGTCGCACTCTACAGAACTGCTGATTTAATGACTGAGCAATTTCTCTAGATAAATTGGAAACAGACGAACGAACTTCATCTACAAAATCATATAATGAATCTACATCATAATAGTTATTCATAGAATGGTGAATATCCAAATACTCTTCTACTGTAAGAGGATATGGAAATTTGAACGGTAAAGATGATAATCTCTCTCTAATACAATCATCAATATCAGAAGACATTGCGTCATATGGAACATATTGTTCAATGAGTAATGCCAACCAGCAGTCAATGATGTACTTTGATAAATCACTGTCTTTAGATTTTGTAGACAGCAAGAAAGAAGCAACTTCTGCTTCAGACGCAAGTGTATCGTCTCCCATAACATATAAATGTACAGAAACTGGAAATGCTTCCCCATCCTGCCTTAACATCCATGCACGTGTGTTCATAATTCTAAGTCCTCCTTAATATGATTGCCAATATCTTCTGGGCTTACATCTGTATCTTTTGTTATATTTCATAAGAGATGTTATTTCTCCATATGAATCATTATAATCTTGTTTTATATACGTATGTATATAACGATGAATGGTAGACCTAGATATTCCTAGCTTTGCTTCAGCCATTCGTAAACTACCGCGGTAATCATGAAAGTATGAAATTATTCTGTCGCAATTCGTTTGTACTTTTATGACCTTTTCATCTGATGAGTATCTGTCGCTAATATCTAACATGACAATCACCTTCAATCGCATAATTTATATGTAATGAAGGTGATAACTGCTATTTTAACATATATTGACGTTCCTCAGCTTCTTCACGAGCAATACAATCACATCTGTTATTCAATTCGTTGTCAGCATGACCTTTGACCCAATGAAATTTGCAATCGTGTCGCTTAACTACTTTGTCTAATTGACTCCAAAGTTCTGCATTCTTTACATCTGTACCCGATGCAGTCTTCCAATTTTTACGCTTCCAGTTATCAATCCAATTCTCATTGAAAGCTGAAACTATATATTTTGAATCTGAATAGATATCAACAACGCACGGATATATTAGTGCCTCTAATCCCTTAAGTACCGCAGTTAGTTCCATGATATTGTTTGTTGTAGAATATGAACCTCCACGAACAATCTTATCATGAGTAGAACCATCTGTAAGTTTACATGTTAGTATCGCACAATATCCTCCCGGACCTCCAGGATTTTTCAAACAAGACCCATCTGTATATAGTGTAACATTCATTATATGTCCTCCAGTCTGTCGAGATCAACACCTATTTTAAGTAATTCTGATTTGCAATACTCAGGCAACGATGTATCTTCTGATTGATATTGTTCATGATATGTTTTAGATATCTGTTTAGCTGCATTAAAGAACTGTTCCAATCGTTTCTTACCGAACCCAAATTCTTGTCGAAGGACAAACAACAATACTGCGTCTAAATCTCTATTGTAAACATCGTTCTGATCTGCTACTAATTTTCTCACTTCAATATCTATTGCTTGTTGTTCCTTCTTAGTGAATTGTGCACCAAACACTTTACCATTTGCTTGTTTGACAAACATGTTTCATTTCCTCCTTAGTTTTTATTCTATATTCAATAACGGTCAACTAAAAATCACTTACACAAGTGTAAGTGATTGGAATTGTTCATATGATAAATCATTCATATCTGCACCGTCAGGCATTCCTTGGTATTGAAATAAAAATGCAGAAGACTTGAGACCTTTTCGCAATCTATTCATACCCTTTTCACCGGCTTCGTCATTATCAAGTGCAAGATAGTAAATAGGAGCTTGCACATATCGCTTAATGTAATCTATCTGATACTGAGTACCTGTTCCAAATAATGCAATAGCGGGCTGACCGTATTTTATGAGAGTCAGTGCATCAAACACTCCTTCACAGATTGCAACAGCCTTTCGGTCTTTAGGCAATTCGTACAGACCATATACAGGTTTTTCCATATCCTTTGGAAGAAAGAATCTCTTATCTTCGATTGACCGTCTAGCTACAAATAGAACATTCCCATTGATATCCTTCACAGGAAATGTGATACATGGAACACCTTTCTTCCATTTTGGAGGTACAAAATTTGCTTGAAATCCGATATCATACTTCTCAATAAGTTCATCTGTTAAACCTCTTTCGTACATGTAATTACAGGTAAATCTATACTGAGATAGCTCTTCTTCTGTTACATAAGATTTATTCATTTTCTGAAGTGATTGAAGAGTATTCAAAGCAAGTTTAGCATTGAAATCCTCAAACATAGACGCTGGTATGATTGTTTCAATATCCTCTTCTGATATCTCAACCATCTTTCTCAGAGTCTCGGCAGTTGATACATCTACCGAATGTGTTTTTATAACATGTTCAACTAATTCTTGGATTGTTGCAACTTTCTTACAAGCGAAACAATGAAAAAATCCTGCAGGTGTTTTTGTACCACCCTTCCATTCATCTTCTAGCAAGATACCAGAAGACGGATGCTGTTCCTTACCGTCATTATGATAAGGACAGCATAATGTGTAATACTTACCTGTAATCTTAGCTTTTCTAATAAGTCCATAACTATCAAGAGTATCTACAACATTCTCAATTTTATCCATGTGTATTACACCTCACTTAAAAATCTACATCTCCAAAATCTGCATCGTCATCTTCAAACTCAGAATCATTTAAAACTTTTTCATCTGTGTGATGAGTAACATTTCCGTTATTGAATGAAATAGGATTAACTCCAGATGAAATCTCTTGGTCTGGTGTAGTATTACCTTCTGTAGCAATCGCCATTGTACCGGTATTGACGTCCCAGCTGTATGAAAACATTGGTTTCTGGTTATTAGCCATACGAGATTTTTCAAGTCGAATATCAAGTGTATGTGTTTCAAATATCTGACGTACTGCAAATACTTGAGTTGCAATTCGAGCAGGGTGGTCAGAAGATTCAATGTTGTAAAGAGAAGGCATTGGAGTACCTTTTTCATCTTTCATATCCTTGGTTTCCCTGTTGGCCTGCAATGCTACTACCACTGCACAACCATACTTCTTACTAAGTCGAAACAAGTCATTTGACACGTTTTTGTATTTGATTACATCGTTGTCACCATACTTACTTCTGGAGTCTTCTACATATGACATACCATCAACGATGACCAGTTTGATTCCAAACTGTCGAACTAGTCTTTCTATTACAGGAACTGACACCATTCCCGATGCTGCATCTTTATCTTCCAAGATGAACGCAGGAGTTTCTTCTTGTGTCAAGTTCTTGATGTATTCATGATACTCCTCAGTATAATTACCTTGAAACAATTGACTGTTTTTAAAGTGCATACGCCAAGTATCAAATCGAGTTGCAAGCAAGCTTGCCTGCATCTCAGGAGAATAATACAAGCAAGGAAATCCGTTCTTCTGAGCACTCTCCATCATCTTTGTACATATCCAAGACTTACCTGTATTAGTTCTAGCAAGTATGATTAAGAATTCTTCTACTGTAGATAATCCGCCATACATCAACTTATCAATTTCAGGGAAGCCTGTAGGTATTCGTGTTTGCTGACTGTACTTGAGTACCTGTTGACTTCGTTCATAAGCATCGTGAACAATGTCCATCGGTCTTGCAGCGTCTAACTGTTTCGCAGAATCCATCTGAGCGTCTATGTAATTGATTACATCGTTCGCAGTATTGAAATTCAGTTTGCTGACCTTCTCGAATGTTTCACGAATGATGATAAGCTGTTTATTTTGTTTGATAGCAGCTGTAAGATACTCTAAAGGCTCATTTACAGATACAAGTGTTATATCTGGAAACTGAGCCATAAACGTAAATCTATCAGGTACTACATCATACTTAAACTTGTGGTCAAGTATAAAATTGATTTGATCTTTCAAGATGTTATAGTATGTATCATCAAAAGAACAAAGTGTATCAAGTTCCTGCTGGTCATCTGTAGTTAATATTTTACTTATGATTTGTAATTCTATTGCACCTGTATCAGTTATCACGATAACGCACCTCCTTCAGCTTATCCTGTACTGACGAAAGTACATCACCTTTACCTTTCAACGAATCAATTGAATTTCTAAGTAATATGAATGTCAATCTACGTTTAGACTGTCTAGATTCAATCAACTGAAAAAGTGTAGTAAATTCATGCAATCCATATGATATATAATCCAGACCATGAATAATGAGAATTTGACTGCTTTGAGCCCATATCTTCTTATATCCAAAATTTTCATCATTGATACCACCATAGCTAATTTTCAAGCTATCGAGGTAATCTGCAAAGTTCAAAGTATACACTGAACACTTGTGTGCGTTAGCTTTCCAAACCATCCCAATTGACATCATTGTAAGAGCTTGCTGATATTGAAAAGTGCAGTTAGGTCTGCATATGATATATTCAGTATCCTCGCAAGCCCGTATAAACTTCAATATATGATTTTTGTATCTTAAATCATAATCTATAGCCCTATCGGTTTTTATATTATTTCTACTCATCAAGTACGAAGTTTCTGACCACAAGTTGCAAGCTTCTGAACAGCAAACTTCTGTACAATCCGAACCATTTATGCATTTGTGCAAGGCATACCAATCCTCCTTATTATAGGATTTCGTGTCTGTATGTATGATACTCGATTTTCTACACACTGTCTTCCAAGGTCAACAGCATTGTTGTATCCCATACTCTCATATTCTTCTTTTGTAGTGAAGAGCATTATGTAAGGCTCCATAGTACCTTCAATAGGATGTTTGTATTGAACTCCTTTGATATCTCTATCCAATAGATATTTCCTGTAGAAGTATTCAGCAACAATCTTTTTATTATGCGGCAACTTACTAGCTATAGGAAGTGTATCCCAAATCTTAAGTGTAGATACAAGTTCACCATTTATCTCTGTCCATCTCCATGAAGGTATTCTTTGATTTTCATCACGCCTGTACATACCTGATAATACAGGATATTTAACGATATTATCAATAAGTTCTGCCTCGGAATAGTCGTCAATAGGAAGTATACTTCCAAGTATTGGATGATGATATGCCCCTTCAATAGTCTTATACATCCACTCGAATCTAGGATAGTTTCGTACTACTGGAAAAAGATGTATCAAATCTGCAGGTCGACATTTTGACACATCAGTTGTTACTGTTATATCATTTTGCATTGCAGGTACAATAGGTGTGCTTACATATATACAAAAATCATATCCATCAGCTTCCCCTTGATGCCAAATCTTATCAGTAGATGTTGGAAACTTTCGATGTTCTAAAGAAATTGAGGGATAACCGTTTCTCCAATCTTCTACAAACTCAGCATAAGGGTTTGACATCTTTCCGTAGGTCTTTTCGATATCTGTATATTGTTTTTTCAATCTATCTGATTCAGAAAGTTCTGGAAGTGAATCTACAACGATATCATCTTTGCAATCAAGTGAAGACGATACAACGTTTTGAGCAAAAAATTGGTTTGAAGTATTATCATCCGTTGTCCTATCACTCTCAGAATGTTCCGCAGTACTACCATCAGTAACAGACCCATCTGCTTTAAATATTCGCTCCATCACATCAGAAACTTCCTCAGCATCAATCCCTTCTGCGGTTTCCTGAAGCAAAGGCTCATCTGCATTAACATGGATATCTTTAGAAGATTCAAGTTTGGCATATAAGTCTGTACGAACCGCATTTCCGCAATAAACAATCATGTCATTAGTGATATCATATGTAACATCACCAGTATGAATATACATACTTCCTAATACAGATTCAAGATATTTGATATCTACAGGCCAATCGCATTTAAGTTCCAGCAAGCTATAGTCAATGTAATAATCCAAGCAATGATTATTTGAAATATGCTGGATGAGGTCTGCATCGTTTGAAATATATGCGTATGCTATAGTATTAAGACCTCGTACAAGAGATTCTTTTATCTTAGAAGGTCCACAAGTTTCTGTAATAAATGCAGCGGCCAATTCTAGATACGAATTTAACATTTCACTCTGACATGAACCAATTTTTCCTCGTAGATCTCCGGGATACTTTGTTTTCCACTCCTCCGGAATACTTGTAAGGTTCAGTATTCTCATCATTTGTGCTCCTTTCTGTAATTATGCAAATGACTGTTGCAAATCAATCTCATTCATACAAGAATTATCTTTAAGATCTGCATATTTCTCAGTCATATTCATAAGACTGTTTAGGTTATAATATAAAGAATGTTTCAAGTGTAATAACGATTTTGCAACAAATCCGCAGTTCACGTTTTTATCTCCGAATGTTACAGGAACTTCAAAATTCGCCACATTTAGAACTTTATGTCGATTAGTATCTCTACGAAGCATTGTAATAGCTCTCTGAGTTTTATTTATATGGTCTACTGCATATTTAGGACGACTTGCACCTTTTCGTATGTATAATGTTCTTAAATCTTCCCACAATTTATAATATACATCAATGATAGATTGCATTCTGTGTTCAAATACTTGAATGTCTGGAAGTACTCCACTTTCTTTGATGTGATAAAGTAAGCCAAGACCACTACGGGTGATTCTATCAATCGCATTGTCTTTTGCAATATACTGAGGGTCAAACTGTTTCACCTCAAATGGGTAGAAGAAGTTATTCGGACAGTTACCAGATTTAATATTTGCAAGTCGGTTCCACATAAGCTCTAGTAATTCGTTAGCATGTCCATTTTCAGCAGCGTATCCAAACGCCATACAGATGTGAGATAAGTTATCTACAACTCCCTCCATGCTATAATGTAAGCCTTTTCGGTACTTACTATTAAGTGCGATGTCGTACCAGCTAGTAATCATATCTGCGAACGCTTTAATACCACCTGCATCATCACTATTCAATGACTCAGAATACTCATGCAGCTTCATACCCATTTGGCACTTAGCTGCACGTCTACTAAATGACACAGGACTTTTCGGTCCTCTGTCTTCTTTTGGAACATAATATTCAGGATAGACGATGATGTTATGAGGCAAATTTGTACAAGTTGAGTGATATTTCTGCCCTAATATTGTAGGGTCAGGAACAAGTTTGAGTTTTTCAATGTCGTCTTCAAGCATTCGCTCACCGTCAGAAGACATCTTACCGGAAATCTGTACATTCTCTCCGTCAATGATAACTGTATCGTGTTTATCAATGATATCACGTGTTTCCTTTGTACTTTGAGGAATATCGTTTGATTTCTTCTTAGGAGGTCTACCACGTTTAGCTTTCGGCTTAGATTCAGTGCCTGCAGAAGAAAGATTTAACTTACCACCAAGTACATTGATAACACGATTTACAATGTTATCAATAAAGTCATCAGAAGAATTCTCACAAGATGATGCAGACAGATTAGGAGTAGAAGTGGTGTGATTAGATACATTAGAATAATCATAACCATTCCCATTATTATTTGACGCATAGTCACGATTCAAGTTACAAGGTGCAACAGAAGGTTTCTTAAGTCCCTTAGCTTCACAATAATTATCATACAGAAGCTGATAGGTCTCATATACTTCTCTAGACATATCAAGAAGAGTCTTATACTGTTCTAATCTATTGTATGCCTCAACACCACCAGTCATTTGATGTTGTAGACGCTCTTCCGCATAGATATTAGCCCGTATAAGACCCTTCAGTGGAATAGATATACCATTTTCTGGTAATCTCTGCTGTTTTAATATTGCAACTTTCTCTTGTGATTCTTGTAAATCGAAATGTTCTTTTTTACGCATACTAAATCCTCCTAATCTTTGACACCATATTGTTTATTCCGCCTCTTTTGTGTAATGTGTTATATAACGATATCATACTTTGTATGATATGTGTTCTAAATTTTACAAAATAAAAAGTAGATTACCTGATTCACTTGACTGCCTAAGCTCTCTTTCGAGAGTTCCTACCCCTAGACAGTCAAGTGAAGGAATCTACCTTTTATCAAATGTTATAACGATGCTTCATTGTAGGTAGGACGTTACAATTCATCGTATTTGTCGAAACTCCATATCTTAAAAAGATATGTTTCATTGTAAACTTGAGTCAAAACTCTATGTATAAGAATAAAGCGTTGAATCAAATCTACAAGCATTTCTTTGCTATGTATATATAATAAGCCCATATGGCAGAAAAGTCAAGCATTATTTTTAAAATTTTACAAAACATTTTATTTGCCAGAAACATTTTCAAACACTTTAGTACTTTAAGACTATAAAATTTTAAGACTTTAAATATCTAAAGTGCGGGTGAAAGGCGAAGCTCAGATGACGAATCATAGATGAGTGAAAACTCAGATGATATCAACTTGTAAATTTATCAAGTGATAGATATAGATATCCGAAAGGTAACCTCCTCTGGAGGTTGTGTTTTCACCCTGAGCGGCCGAGTTAAATGAGGCCTACATAAAAGAGGTGAACATATAATTATCTACATTTTCTTCCTTTAGAAATAACAATAGGGTTGTTATTTATTATTCAATGTTTTATGATCATAGCTTATGTGGAAGAATTCAGTAGTTCACAGAATATTGTAATCTAAGTTCTACAAGATTTTGACCACTGTATGAATTTTCGTTCTACTGTATTTTATCAGATTTACAGTATTTTACTATCAATATTTTGAAAATTTAGTAATAATTTGTTGGCAAATTTCTGTATAAATAAAATCATTTCGTGAATTTTGAGAGTAAGAATCTCCTCTCAATCTTGATGATTTCATGTAACTGAGTCAAACCTGATTAAGAAATTTATGTAGAATTTTTACTATCACAGTCACAGTCGTATTCTCACCTTTATTACAATATTTTTTAATTCACATCTATTATTCTCATCAAGTATATCATATAATACAAATATGAAGTTATTTCGGCTGAGTTATGATATTATGTTGATGTGATAAAAAGGAGTGAATCAAGTTGACATCGGAACCAAAGTACATACCACAAAACGAAGGACTTGTTACAGATATATCAAACAATCCTACATCGAATTTTTCTATTGAACCTGATAAGCCTTATAACAAAATGAATATGGAAGAGAAGAAAGCGGAAACTCTCAGACTGTATCATCTACTTCCACCTGATGAGGAAGGCAGAAAGGCGCGAACTGATATCAGAGATAGAATAATAGAGATTAACTATACATTTTTTGGATACGTAGCTACTCATACATTCATCAATAATTCTGCTATCAGTTATGAAGATAAATTTCAGTCGGCACTTTTTCATTTTTGTGAATGCTGGTGGTGGTATCAGTACGCAAAAAGATATAGATGTGATCTGTCCTTCACAGTGTTTTTTAGGCCTAGAGTTTCTGAGATGATAGAAAGAGAATTGAATGAGGTCAAATATTCAATACGTCGTTCCTTATGTATGGAAGCTGGAGCTCAGTTAGGAAAGCATTGGGCAAAAGTTACATATGATGATTTATCACATGTTAAACTTCCTGTAGATAAGATGAATTCTTTGAAAGCTATATTTGGAACACTATATTGGGCAGACCTAGAGACCCATGAATTGTACATACCTTCGGAAGAAAGAGTATCTACATTTGAGTACCCTTCAGACATGTATAATGATGTCAAGTCATTCTTGATTCATGAAATGTGTGATAATGAGTGTAAACTTACGGACAAGATGCTTTCGGAGTATGTTGAAGAATATGGATTAGATTTTGAAGAGATGAAACGAACACTCCCGGAAGCGGAAGCAGAGCTATATAAGAAACTTAGACACGCTGTTGATATGATAAATTTGCAGGAGGTAGACTAATGTTTGATAATAGGAGATGCGGAAATTGTCGTAATTGTGTTTCATCATAGTATGAGTTTCAAGACGGATTGAAAGAGAATGTTGTTGTTAATTGTCAGCAATGTAGTGTGACTGGTAAAGTTATTCAGTTACAAGATGACGCTACGCTTTGTGAATTCTATCAAGATAAAATATGTGAGTTGAAATCTGATGACCTTTCTAATATTCTTAAGACTGAATACTCTGAGAGGTTTGACCAGATTCGTAAATGTATGATGGTCATGTCTTATTATAAATACGGACCATTAAAAGATAACTACGATAAATACAAATGTATGGATGCTTTAGGAAATATTGAAAAGCGTATCCAAAAGTATAAAGAAACTGGTAACACAGAATTCTTAGCCGATGTTGCAAACTTTGCAATGATTGAGTTTATGTATCCATCAGTAGATGGGTCTAATTATACACCAACTGATTCAGGAGCTTGTGATATTGCAGGCTTTAGTATCAACGAAATAAGACAGTTTGACAAGTAGATGTATATATTTACTATAGAGAGCTAAGAACTTCAGATACACAAAGATAACCGCCTAGACGAAGTTATTATCTAGGCGGTATTATGTGTTATTATTTAGATTCTAGTGCAGTTTGTTCAATAGCACTTCTGTCATCTCTCTGACCTTCTTCATAAGCTCTTCCATCATTAGTACAAGATATCGAACATGATACATTTCGGAACATCTTACGCATTTCTGTGAATTCATCTTCAACTTCTTTCGGAGTTACAATCATAAGTGCTGTTGATTGCTTTTCAAGTGCGTCACGAATACCTTTTACAAACCCTTGGAGGTAGTAATTTGCAACACCTCGTGTCAGACCTCCTTCTGACTTGCACTTGTTGTAATATCTATCTGCAAATTTGTTTCCAAGCTTAAATAAGTATGAAAATGTTTTTGCTGCAATCTTTGCATCACTTTCGTATCCGAAGAACACCATCGCAGGTTTCCAATCTAAGTTGTCAGTCATAATATCTTTTGAAAATACTTTACATCTAAAGTTATCTGCAATAGCCGACGCAAGATTATATCTCCATTTTAAGTAATTCCCTTTATCTACTACAACGGGTAATTTAATCATATCTTCTTTAGATTCACCTTCTGATAAATCTGCTAACTCGATATGATATTTTGCCATAAGCTCTTGAGCTTTAAGTGCTGCAGAAGCTGCCTCATGCTCATTTGGATTATTATTTGCAAGGTCTAAGCGGTTCGAAATTTTATTTAGTAATTTTTCTGTAATATTGTTACTCATGTGATTATCTCCTTCTCGTTTTATCCTATGTATTATTTATTTACACATTTATTATAGCATAAAACCGTTCAGATAGTTGACATCTGAACGGTTCTTAATAATTTCGTAATATTTGATTGTGAACCTATTTAGAAAATTCTACGTACTTCTGGATATTTTTCATAGTCTTTGCAAGTCTTGAAGGCTCAGATGGTGTAAGAACTGATGGTACGTTCATCATTCTCTTTGTAAGGTCATAAGCCCTGTTTACGGATTTGTAGTAATGCTGCTCGAAATCTGCCATTGCCATGTACAGCTGATATCCTGTTCCTTCAAAGTTTGAAAGGTTCGGTGCCTGCATACAATCAATTGTGAATGTCTCTCTTAAGATCTCTGTAGATTCATTGGCGTTAGTATCTAATACATCTCCTGTGTTGTCTTTCTGGAACGGAAACATATCATCGAGGAACTGTTCGAAATGGTCTGACGTAACTTTCCCTTTAGCAAGCTGCTCAGCTTTTCTGTTTGTTAACAGAATTGAATTTTCCGCGTTTTCAATTACACTGTACGCAAGATCTCGGTTCATTCCGATATCATCTGTTACAGGCATTCTACACATGTAACTGTTCTTTCCAATTGCGTATGAAAGCATGTTTTGACACACAACCCTTACAGGTATAAATATAATTGAAACCTTCTGGTCACATCGTGTATGTTCATTCAATACAATCATATATGTTTCACAATCATCTCCAAGTATTTTGTTATCTCTCTTAAGCTTGAAACATCCAAATACCTTTACACCGTTTTGTAACTCTCCACCGCATTCAAATGATAAATCATCTCCCATAAGGTGATCAAGCATATTGAACATGTTTTCATTCTGAACGAGTCTTGGATAAGCGTTATTTACTACACCGAGAATTCTGCTGTTGTCATCTCTTACAATAGTATTGTATCCATATAATTCTCCAATGTCTTCAGCAGACATCTTATGTGAAGAAACTGTCCAAGACATATCTAATTCCTTCATGATTTCTTTCGTCGATGTCGGAGCTGTTTCTAGTTTCTTTCCAAGTGATGCCCAAGGTACTTCTGCAACATGAATAAGTGCATCCATAATATTTCCTCCTTATTAAATTTGACTGTAAGTACTATTATCATTTTGTTTAACGATTTCTATGATTCACGTCTGAATTGATAACCGTCAGATGTAGGTCTCCCAAATTTTATAGAATTCAAGATAGTTTGACAGCAAACATTAAATTTTCTAGCAGCCTCTGCACTACTTGCAAATTCTTCTCCTGTTTCGACACAATATACCTTCTTACCCCTTTTAGGTCTACAAGTCTTTGCACGTTCGGTGTGTTTTGTAATCTGTGCTACGTTTCTGCAATCTTTAAAGTTCATATTAGGGTTGTTAATCAATCCTGATAAGTCTAATTCTTCTGTACAAGTTTCTTCAAATGTTAATGATGTTTTATATGTACTATTTGTAGAAGATAGCATCAAATACTTCATAATCATGTTATCAACTGTAGCAATCATTTTTCCAGTAGCTTGACCTTCATATGTATATAAATCATTTGTAACTACGGGTGTTAGCTGATTACAACAAACAAATGACTTATCGTTTTCTGTGTTATTAGGTAACTGAATAGGTACTGCAAAGAAACAATCTGGATTGTCTTTATTAGATGATAGATGCGATATAGGGGCTACAATAACTGTGCAGCCCGATTGTGGGTTAGATACATGAGATACTATCATGCAAGGATGTGTTCCACCTAAGATTCCTCTCCTATTACTTTTTGGAAACTGATACCACCAAATTCCTCCTTTTACATATCTTCCTACGTCCATTGAACATTTTTCCTCCTTTGAATATTAAAAAAATAGTTTGCGTACATTATATGTACACAAACTATAACGACGGAACCATTCTACTATAATTCTCCTGCTAAGTATTCTTTTTCTTTGTTCCAGTATTTTGAAACTGTTTGATATGCCACATTAAGATCATCTGCAACTTGTGCACGAGACCATCCTGCTTGTTTAAGTGCGAACATTTTACCTAAGTCAATTTTTAGCTTTCTAGATTGTACTTTTCTTCGTTCCTCCTCTGCATTCGTCAACGATGGCGGAACCCACGCTTTTCCTTCTTTAGTCAATTCTATACTTACTTTGTCATGTTTATTTGAATTCTGATGTTCTACTGTATCGTCTACAGTGTTAGTATCTTTCATGTTAATTACATCGGAAATTGTTTGCACGTTTTCTATGAAACATATAGATACATCTTCAAATAGATCTGATAGTTTCATGAATGTAGAATTTTCAAACTTGTTGAATACTACATGTACATTTTTATCTCCGTTCAAATACGCTTTAAGTGCAGTTTCTAAATTTGTCTGAATAAGGTTCATATAATCACCTCCGTTATCTTATAGCATTAGGTAACTTACCTCTCCAAGATTTATCGCCTAATTTATCATAGGAATATTTGTTTCGGATGTTTGTCCAGAAAAAATGTCCTTTTGAGGGTGCAGACAGTAGTTGTCTATATATTCGAACAGGCACATCATAATATATGTATAAACCATCTGGACCACCGTTCTTTCCTTTGAACTGAATAACAACATCTCCTGTGTTATCTCCTGCTTTACGAACGTTCATTCCGTATGCCCATAAGTTAGAAGACCTGCATCTTGTCAATTCTTTTGTCAAATCTCGAGTATTGATTGCAGACTGTATATATGTTCTATCAAAGAAAATACCTGTAGAAATTATATCAGGTATTCTATGTGCAAGTATTTTCATATATGCTTAACACCTCCTACAGATTGAGATATCTATAGAAGGTGTTAAGGAGCTAACTATGGATTTGTAAGACTAATACATTGTCGGATTCATTTCTTTGTACTGTTTGTATACTTTCAAAGACAATCTTCGGAACTCTTCATGTTCTTTTCCGATTGGCTCTCCAGATTGAATCTTGTCATAGAAGATATCATCTCTGAATCCGATTTTGTCTGTATCTTTCTTATTACATCCATAACAGATGTCATCAATATTTGCCCACATAATAGCACTTAAGCACATCGGACAAGGTTCTCCTGTTGTGTAGATATCATGCCCAGACAAATCGAATGTACCTAAATTTTTGCAAGCATCTCTAATTGCTTCCATTTCACCATGACATGTAGGGTCATTATTTTTGATTACTCTGTTGTGACCTCTTCCTACAATCTCACCTGTCTTTATGTTAATGATGACAGCACCGAACGGACCTCCGTCACCTGCATTGATGCCGTCGTATGCTTCTTTGACTGCAGCATTCATAGCTTCTGTTGAATATCTTTTACCCATTATGTTATTCCTCCTTTTGTTTTTCAGCATTTGTTATCATTGCAATAGGTGTACTATGTATATTAGTACACCTATATATAACGATTTTGTAATTTACTTTCTAATCAAGTTATAGAATTCCTGCCGGAGCGCATGATCAGAATCAAATCTACCTCGCATAGTAGCAGTACGAGTTACTGTCCCAGGTTTCTTGATACCTCTCATTGTCATACAAGCATGCTGCCCTTCAATTACAACAATCACATCTTCTGTGTCTAACACATACTGTAACACTTCTGCAATATCTGTTCCAATTCGTTCTTGCAACTGCAATCGTCTACTACACATTTCTGCAATTCTTGCAATTTTGCTCAATCCAATAACTTTACCATTCGGAATGTATCCGACACTCACGTATGCTTCGTACATTGGTAGAATGTGATGTTCACACATAGAGAATACTGGAATATGCCCTTCAACTACAAGGTCACCACATTCTACATCTTGAAAACATTTATCGTTCATCTTTGCGATTTCTTCATTAGTATACTGCATGCCTTCAAATATTTCATTCCACGCTTTGAATACTCTGTGTGGAGTATCTTTCAATCCTTCACGGTTTGGGTCATCTCCTAAGCAGACTAGTAAGTTGTGTATGGATTTTTCAAACACAACTTGTGCAGAATCTCCTGTTTCATCAATGTGTATCAGTTTACTTCTATTTAATGTCTTATCACAGATTACATTTTCCATCTCATTACACTCCTCTCATATCCGCAGGCCATACAAATTTGTGCATCTGGAGTTGTAGTCTTACATTCCACATCTTTTCATATTTAAGAAATTCTACAATATCCGATGGTTCAATTTTACCAAACACTGGACTCACGTAGATGTTTGAAGTTCGAATAGTATGCGAGTTCAATAAGTTTTTCATTTGAATCAAATCTTCGCTGCAACCTACCACAAATTTCAAAACATCTGTTTCGTATAATACTTTGAGATTGTCTTCAATCATCTTAGATGACATATTGGAAGATAGGCACTTCCAATCCATTGTGAAGAAAAATGGCATTTCCCAGAAATACTCATTCATAGCGTCAAGGAATTTCTTCAAGTCTACTGAACCGTTTGTTTCGATATTCACTTGATATCCTGCACGAGATAACTTTGAAAGTAATTCTGGTACTTCATCATGAATAAGTGGTTCGCCACCGGTGAGTGTAACATATGGACAACCTACTGACTGTACTTGTGATACAATCTCATCAATTTTCCATTCAGAATACTCATTACCTTCACAAGCATATCTAGAATCACAATAACTGCAATTCAAATTACATCCATGTAACCGAATGAATGTACAAGGTAATCCTGCACGAATACCTTCTCCTTCAATCGAATTAAAAATTTCTACTACTTTCATAATTTAATCCTCCTCGTCGTAAGCTGCCCAGTTATTTGAACTTTCTTCTACTTCGCATCTATAGCATTCAGGAATGGAGTCTACAATCCACTTTGCCATGTTTTCAGCTGTAGGATTTTCAAATGGTAGTATATCATTGATATATTTATGGTCTAGTTTGTCATGAATCATGGTTTTGAGTTTCTTAAAATCAATGACCATGTCATTTTCATTCAAAGATGCTGATTTGCAAAATACAACAATTCTCCATCTGTGCCCATGGAGATTATTACAAGGTGAATCATATGATAAATTCAGGTTGTGTGCTGCATCAATTTCCATAGTTTTTCTTACATAATACATATTTCATATCCTCCTATTTGCAAAGTGGGTCAATTGTTCCATTTACTTTGAACGCTTCTTCTCTGTCAATACACGTTCCACATTTATGACATGGTGTTGCATCACCGTTGTAGCATGACCAAGATTTTTCATATGGAACGTTGTGTTTCAATCCCCATGCTACAATATCAGCTTTTGTGTTGTTTACAAACGGAGATTTCAAATGCACTAATCCGTATGTTCCCTGTGAAATAGCTTTGTCCATATACTGTGTAAATGCAAGTGAACAGTCTGGATAAGCTTCACCGGCTGCATCGTCCTGATGGTTTCCTAAATAGATACTCACATAATCATTCGGCCATATAGATTGTGCTACAGCTGCCACAATAGAAAGCATAACTCCATTCCTGAATGGTACATACGTAGATACACGTCCTGATTTTTCAATCTGTTCATCATAAGAACCTTCTGGAACATTTTCTGTTGAGTTTGAAAGTAGTGAACAATTACTTGATTTGAAGATTTCTGAGATGTCGAGTGTTTGATGTGGAACACCATAATGCTTTGCAATGTCTTCCGCACATTTAAGTTCCTTAGAATGTTTCTGACCATAAGACACTGAAATTGTATGAACATTTTCACGTCCTACTTCTTGAATTGCAAGAGCTAAACAAGTACAACTGTCAAGCCCTCCTGAGAGTAATACGATTGCTTTTGATTTTGTCATAGTAAATGACCTCCTGTTTTTATATTTTATAATCCCTAGCAGGCTAGGTCAACAGCACTGTCCTGCTAGGTGGATTACCGTTAGTATGTGATTATCTATTGGATAATAAGATGAGTAGAATGATATCCATATAGTATAACGATTTTTAATGTCTTGGTTTGTGAGCTGTAAACATATCCATCATTTGTAACTTGCGAGCTTTTTTGAAATCCTCATATTCGTCTGTTGAGTGCTGTGCAAATGGAAGGATACATACACCGCCCCTTGAGTTGAAGTCTCCATATACTTCGAGGTACTTCGGATTCAGTAATTTAACTAAATCCTCCATAATTGTGTGTACACATCTCTCATGAAATGCTCCGTGGTTAGCATAGCTAAATAAATACAGCTTAATTGATTTACTTTCTACCATCCATTTATTTGGGATGTAGCTAATATGAATAGTAGCTAAATCCGGCTGATGCGTAAGCGGACAGTTGTGAATCACAATATCATTTGCAAAAAAGCACTCTGTATCTTCGACTTCCATATTATATACATCGCAATTTCCTGCAGGAACTACTGCTACAACTTTATGATTAAGCGATGGAAGATCTAAACTTGAATCATATCCATATTCATCCTTTCTGTGATATGATAGAGAGTCGTGTTGTGACATATTCATCAAGTTATCAGGTGAGTTATTAAAATGATTACCGTCTTTATGGTGTATATGTTGAAGGTCTTCATCAAACAATGCTTCTCCTATAAGTCTGTGCCTAGATAATCCTCGTATGGTATCCTGACCGTTTTGCGAAGCTATAAGTCGCATATCAGGTTTTAAGTCTATTGCTTTGACCCATTCTGAATCTCGAAATCCTTTTCGTACTAAGAACATGTGGTCTGGTGTGCAAGTTATCTCTGACGTACCTACTGTGCAATTATGACGATATTTCATTATGACCTTAACTACTTCAGCGTTTTTCCGTGTCATACGGACATCTTTATATTTCCGTACAACTGGGTTATCAGTCTTCGTGTCGAATGAAAACACATATCCTTCTGTACCTACCAGATCTCTGATAGGTATCCCATCAGGATATCTGGATTCATCTCTACAAACATCAATCATAGTATCTCCAGACACACATAAGCTGCGGAATTCAAAACAGTCAAGGCCAACTAAATCATCGGAACCTGGATTAGGATTTGGAAATCTTTCTAAAACACTTGGGTCATATTCTGTAGGATACTTAGTATTTCCAGAACCTAAAGATTTTAAATTCTTTGCGTCATTTGCTGCAGCTTCTTCTGCACTTTCATATAAATTATTTCCGTCAATGTCAGTAATGTTTAACATATTAGTATCTCCTTTAACTTACATATTTCTATTTCTCATTTCTATACATATTTCCGTTGGAAAATTCATCTTTAGAATTTCTGAATTTTCTCTAAAGTATGTTTCTATTGTCGTTTACAGCTGTCTTCCAAATTCTTTACTATAATCGTCTTCTGTTTCTATTGAAGGCATTTATCTTTAGCATTTCCCGACATTGTAATTACTCCTTCCAAACAAACTTACTGTTAATCATTTCTCCATTGTCAATGATAATGTCTTGACCTGTCATTGATTTGTTTTGAACGAGCAAGAACCAAATCCATTCTGCAATCTCTTCCGCAGTTGCCCATCTTTTAAGAGGTGTGACTTTCATAATGTCATTCCATAAGTCTTTGTCTTCCATTACAGGTTTATTCAAATCTGTTAGAACACCTCCGGGGCTGATGCAGTTGCACGTTGCACCATACTGTGCAAGTCGATATGCTAAGTTCTTTGTATACGGTAGTATTCCACCCTTAGACGCTGCATACCAAGGAAATTCTTCACCAGTGTGTGCAGATACAGAACCTACGTTTACAATACTTTTGAACCCTTCATGTAATGCATATCGTTCTCCAATGTTTACAATTCCTTTCAGGTTTACATCTACACAATGCTCTGTGTTGTCTTGAATACCTGCGTTATTTACAATGATGTCGAATTCTAAATCTGGAAATGTTTCAGGTTTTGAAACATCTATATTGAAGTGATAGAATCTTGCATCATTCTTCAAGTCCTCAGGTGGTTCTACAGTATCAAATCCTGTGATTTCGCAAAACGGTGTGTTCTCTAAAAAATAGCGAACACAAGCTTCACCTATACCATTTGATGACCCTGTTACTAATAATCTTAACATTTGTTTATTCCTCCTGCGACTTGTCTATACAAATTTGTTGAATCTCATCGAGTTTATCATATATACGTTGTTTAGCTACTAGACCTGACTTAGAAAGTTCTCTGCTTAACCAATCAAAGTAAGTATACATACATTCAGATACTACTTCATATGTGACTGGCAATATTTTTTCATTTGGATAATCTATCACCATCTGGTCTATCCAGTTAGTTGTAGCGTCTGCCCAAGCATAATAGATATGTTTCATTATTTCATCATAAGACGGATATTTTTTAGATGATTTCAACACAGGAACTTTGTGCAAGAATGCAGCGATTTCTTGTTTCCAATGATTACAGTTTCGTGAATATGGAAAAATCATGAGCTTGATAAAGTGTTCCATGACTTCCGATGACACGTCCTCTAATTTATTCATTGTGTCTTTTACATATTTTGCGTGTCCTATAATTATTCGCATTTATTACATCTCCTTTCTATTGATATATATACTAATGAATACGCTCCTGACTAACGTATTCGCCATATGCAATTATCTAGTTTTATACTCTAAGTATTCGTTACCTAGACCCTCTTTCTCCCATTTCTTGCACATTTTGTATCCAAAGGGTGAAAACACCATTTCAGCTACAAGTTCAAATATTGCACCGCAAATGGAACACATGATGCACTGTGTAATTGTCCATCCGAAGAAATTGTATGATACAAATAATGCAAAAATAAGATTGTCTAAAAACTGCCCAAGTGCTGTTGAAACATATGAACGAATACAGTACGTTTTGAAATTGTCTTTTTTGAATAAATTTCCGATAAACTCATTCATCAAACAATTGAATACAGATGCAATCCCAAATGCTAACATAGAACCAAGAACAATGTACCATGTGTTTCCAATCGTCATGTTGATTGCAGCATTTACATTTGCGTCACCTGTTTCATAGAATGCTGCCCAGTTACTTGGGACTAATGATACAAGTGCAAGTAGAATTGAGAAACATATGTTTGTCACAATAGCGAATACTGAAATTTTGATAGCCGCTTTTGCACCAAATCGCTTTGTCATCATGTCCATAGTTAAAAATGAAATCCATGACAGCAAGAATCCACAATCAAGTGCAATATATTTGTGCGCAATAAACTCTTTACTTGCAAGTAGATTCATGAAACACGTCGCTACTGTGAAAAATATAATAGTTACTGTGGGAACGTTTCGCAAAAGGATTTTGTAATCCTCTGCTTCAGATTTGAAAAATTTGATAATAGAATTCATTAAGATTCATCTCCTTTATTTTTATTATTAAGAGAGGGTGTCAGGATAGTTACAAAACTCTCTTCGTCATATAATAACGATTTACTATATACACCACCTAAATAAGGTGATGTATTTTATATAAATTTTTAGAATATCTGTTGCAGTCTTCTCCTTCGTTGTTATCAGAAATCATACACATAGTGGAGAAAATGATCTCTGAAATTTTTGATTCAGGTTCTCCGCAAAGCTGCATTGACTCTCTCAGTATGTATGGAATTCTAACAGATTCTAATTTCAACCCTGGATTACTTGATAACATAGCTCCTATTACTACACACATTACATCTGAAGGCCACCGCTGCATTCTGAGAGGTCTTTCACAAGATTTCATACCTACAACTGTACCTGGCATTACTATTCTACAGGTATTATTTTCTGTGTTCTCAATTACTTTGAAGTCATCAATAGTGTATCCTTTTTTCATTTTTAATTGTCTCCTTTTGTATAATTTTATATCATTGTATAACGGTTTACATAAAAATAGAGAGCTGATGTAGATATCAACTCTCTTAATCCGTCTAAAATAAAAAATCATACTCTTGATACTCTTTTGTAACTTTCTTTTCTACAAAACTAAGAACTGTTTGCCTTAATTTTTCTAAATCATCTAGTTTATCATAACTGAAAGTTTTTGTCCCTATTGTCTTTTCATATTCATCTTGAACAATTATGTTTACTCTTATCTTGTCTTGATACGTTGTGATATTGAGGTCAATAGGTAATTCATGAACTTCATCATCCTCACCAGTTGTTCTGTTTTCTTCAGGAATTTGGTAAAGTACGATGAAATATACATCATACATGTTTGGAGATTTTTCAAATTTGAATGCACCGTCAATATGATTATATAAGTAATTCCCTACTTTATTGACAACTTGACCTCCTTGAAATTTCTTAGAACTACATAAGATTTTCATTCAATCACCTCTTTTTTGATTTAGTTCTTGTGTTCTATCCATTCTTCTCCAGTATACTGCCATATATTCGCTTCAAGCTTCCACGTATGATCTTCACTCATCCTCCAAATATAAGGGAAACTACTAGGTTTGACTTCTGCAGTAAAGAAGGGGTTGTAACTCTGTATAAGTAATAGACTATTATAAGCATTGCTACCTGATGCCCAACTTGTAGGTGTTACAACTACATAAGCTTCACCGTGAGGTGGAATTTCCACATTATTCTGATCATCGAATACAAATTCACGTTTCTGTCTTTCTAAGCCTCGACCGGCATAAGGTGAGCCTGGACCGAATAATGTAATGTCTCCAAACGATGTATCGTTTCGTGTTTTACAAACATTTCCATAACCACCATAGTAGCAGTTGAAATGGCTAATAGAGTGTACAGGTACAGAAGCTGCATTTCGTATGTATCCTCCACCCTTTACGTATACATCGCATCGATATGTACATCCATATCCTACAACTGGACCTACTTGCCCACCTGACGTATTACCTGCGAATGTCTCACCATTAGAATGTCCTGCACACGAATAGAATGACATCTTAGTAAGTATTACAGCTGTATCAAATGGGCTTACGAATTTTTTAGCCCACGACTGAGGTTGTCCGTTGTTTGTACCTTCCCAATAGCTTCTAAGTCCCCAGGAAGCGTCTCGTCCGTCCCAGCCACCTGTATTTGTAAATGGTTCATAATTGTTGTCATTTGTATAATATTCTGGTGATTGACCTTGTCGTATGCTACAAGCTCTTGACCAATCACTCCCCGAAGGCATTACAATTGACATACTATCACCTCTATTTCTCTTTTAACATAATGTAATCCCAGAGTTTGACCCATTCATGTTTATCATTCATTACATATATAGGACAAGCTAACCACATTGCGTATACAACTGAATCTGCATATACATTTTTGTATGTTCCCATCCACCCTGCAAATTCATATCCATCTCTTTTTGGTGCGGTAGGCGGAGTAGCATTTCCTCCAGCTTTTACACGTTCCGTTTTCAGTATAGCTCCAGAATATCCGTCTTCAAATCTAACAGTATATTCTGCAGTACCATATACAGCATACAATGTTGCAGTATCATTGTTAGCATATGTACCTCCAGGATAATAAGAAATGCTCCCACCACGTGTAGTTGCCCATCCTTTGAGTTCCATACCTAATTTCCAAGGTTTCATAGATGTAAGTGTAAGATTGACTCCATGTTTCTTAACCTGATCGGGTAAACTTTCAGGTTCTCCACCATCACAATCGTAGTGAATTGTGTAATTATAATGTGCATACAAAGTAGTAGATCCAGATATTCTATAGTTACTGTCTACTTTACTTCCACCTTCAGGGTCTGTATACCATCCAATGAATTCACAATCTGATCTTGTCGGCGTAGGTAATGAACCTATCACACCACTTCCCCATTGTGCATACAGTGTTACCGCTTCGTTTCTAGTGTAACTTCCTCCAGGAGCATAAGACGTACCGGTTCCTGCAGAATTTGTATTCCAACCCGTAAAGTCTAACGATATATCTTTATATGAAGGGCTTACTGAACCGCCACGTGCATCATATGTGAGTCTTGCTTTTTTAGGAGTTGAAGGACCTGATGCATTTAAAATAAGCGTTTGATTATATATCTTATCTTGAGATGCGGGTGCACCTGAACCACCATTCGCATTGTATGTTACTGTCCAAGCATTTAATTTCCAGTTAGCCAACCATTTTACATCTGAGTCTGGTAACCCTGCTACAGTTTGCCCAGGTTGATACAGCGTACCGCCATTTATGGATGTATTGTTCCAACCAGTGAATAGATAATTCGTTCTCGTTGGTTTTGAAGTTGGGAATGTAAAGGGAGCGCCTTGTGTTTTGGTCGCCGAGGTAGGTCCACCTGAACCACCATTAGGGTTAAACGTGTATGTGTGCTTTGCAGCTGGTGCAGATACTGATTTACTCCATACAACTTTCCATACACCGTTTCCGTAACTTCCAGTACATCCACAATTAGCAGATTTTGTCCATATCTTCAATGTACATGATGTAGAACTGTTAGATGCACTTGATTTAGCAGATCCGCTATATGCCCCAGACCCCCACTGATTAGGTAAATTTCCCTTTGCAAATAATTGACGAACACTATCATTATCTATACTAAATCCTACAGCAAGATCATATCCAAAATACGATGCACCGCTTAATCCTACAATACTTGCGGTACAAGTTGCTGACAATGTTCCACCGCTTCTCGATACATCTGATACAGTTACGTCTGCATGCATATTGGGAGGTTCGCCATAGCCAGGAACTCCAGATCCATGAACTTGAACTCTTCCTTGAAATGATGCCATCTATTCATCACCTCCTATTTCTTATCGTCTATTCCCCAACCAATTCCAATTGAACCAACAGGAACTCCGGAGGTAGGAGGTTGTGTAGGTGAAATATATAATCTAAGTCCATTAGGGAATTGTATATAATTGTTTGGTAATCCAGCTTTCAGAATTTTCATATTGTGACCTAGGATATCAATACATTTGTCATTAGCGAGTGCCTCAAGTATCATCCCAAAATTGATATTGCTTGTATCAGGTACAATTTTATATTGACTTCCTACATTTGCGAATGTGTTACCAACTGATACTGTTTTACTGCCGTCATCTGAAATTGTTATCTGTGTCCCTGTCAAATTATCAGAAAGTGAAAGTGATAATGCTTTGTCTTTTCCGGTCTGTGTTTGAACCATCTTGGCAGAAGACCCTCCAGTGATTTTAGGGTGTGAAATATCACGAATAGTAACTTCAGCTGCAGGAACTAAATTTCCATCTTTGTCTAATATCTCTAATTTTCCATCATCCGTACTGGACATTCCATGCGTACCTGGAAATGTATTCTCGTAGTCTTTCAGGTCTTCTGCAGATCCATTTGGAAACATCTTGATTGTTCCAGGAGCTACAACATCTAGCGGATTAAGATAGTTAGTTCCTTTACTATCGACGAAAGTTCCCCAGATAGCCGGTGGATACTTATCTTTTTTCTGATAAACAGTTAAAACTGCAGTACCATCTCCGAGTGTTGTGTAATCATCAACAGTTACAGGGACTCGAGCATTTGAATGATTTGTTGTGTAATAGGTTTCAGGTTGTGTAGTTTTCATGTCAATTACAGCAGTATCATCCACAACTTTTGATGGAGCGGAGGTAGGTAACTTACGTTTATATGCCTGGCTCATAAAGTAGTTGATGTAAGAACTTGGCACATAGAAATTGATTTTACTTGCCCAAGGGAATGTAGCGGGTCCTAAGAAATCTCCGTCGTCTGGATTCTGTGTATCTGTAGAAGTATCTACACCAGACTGTCCTACTACAACTGTTTTAATCATAAAGCCTGAAAGTAATATTTCAAATTCACTCTCAATCTTGCCCCTCATGTGAAGTCTTATTCTTGGATAAGAACTAAGATTAGGCTCTAAATCTTTCTGAGGGGGTTTCTTTGAGCTGTCTTTCCACTTACCTGGCTGAATGACAATACCGTCTATGATTTTCATATATTGTTCTACTTTATCTTTTTCTTCTTTTGTCCAGTCATCTAATGTTTTCAATGGAACCGTTCCAGTAGGTCCAACGGTACCTGACGGCGAAGATGAAGTTGTATTTGAGATTAAATCACCATAATCGGCTACACCATCTGCCCATGGACTAGAACCTGAATATCTTCCCTGCCCTCTGAAAAAATTTGCAATAATTGTAGATGCAGCACAAAGCTTAGTTGTAGTTGGAAACTGTACTTCATACACCCAGTTTTCATCTTCTCTATGAGATTCATTTTTTGGAATTTTTAAAATCATAGATGAACCCATGCCCATCATAGATGCAAGCCATTCACGCTCAGTTGCAGGGTCCTCATTTGGTGCTACTGAATCATGCTGTTTTATATAAATTTCATATGAACTCAATCCTGTTACTCTACCCAGGTTATATAACTCCTTCGGCATGTATTACTACCTCCTATCTATTATAGTGTTAATATATAAGTTTGCTGCCCACAATCATATACAGGCAACCAATTATGTTCAATCATAAGTTCAATGTTAGACGTTCCTTTACCAAAATTTGTAGCGAAAAGCTGGTCGTATCCACGCTGTCTCAAAAGGTTATCAGTTATCTGTCTGTGCCCTTTAGACCAGTGCAATGAGGGTTCGGGATTTTGACATGTAGCTTTGAATCCTAACAGATTATATACATTTCCCGTAAATTTGCTCAAATCGCAATAAGACACTATTCTACTTGCAGTCAGACATTTCAGTGAATTCTTCATCAATCGGCAAGTACCTCCAGTGACTACGTATCCAGGTTTTATACAAAGTCTAATCAATTCTAGATCTGCATTGACATTATATCGAGGTTTTCCGAAAGTCATCAACTCGATGAGTTCATTGTCTTTATATAATCCATATCGAATTATTTGACCTTTGCAGCTTCCTTGTATATGATACGCGTTTAAAAATTCATTACACTCTTCTAGAGATACTTCACGAAGAGTGCAGCTACGTGCATAAATAGTTTTTGTTATAGGTTTTAGCAATCCTATAATTTTATTCCAATCATCCCAATCAAATACATGTATGCATCTATAGCCATGTTTTGAAGCTAGCTGTGATTTATTTCTGTGGTAGTGTCTATCTAATCCACCAAACTTAGTATTCTTAGTTGTATGACTGTAGCTAGGATCTATCTCTACAAGAATGTTTGAGTTTTGTATGCGGAAATCAAAACTCCTTCGTTCTATCGGAAATTCTGTTTCAAAGTCAATGTCATTCTCTCGGAGGAGATCTCCAAATTCTTGATTTATCTTAGAATTTTTCACACCATTTGCAGATATACATTGTGATAACATACATGGCCAAGGTACACCATATTTTGATTGAACTGAATCTGATAATCGTTGCTTCAACTCTTCGGATTCCATAGTATTTCGTACTCCGTATCGAAGTTCAAGTGTATCTTTACACTTCGATTGTATAATTGGAGATTCAAATGGTGTTTTCGCTCCATATTTTCTTAAACACGTTTGTTCGACAACACGTTTCCCTGTGTCAGACAGTTTATAATATTTAGCGCCATATCGTTCCAGGTTAGTATTTTCACGTTTTTGTATAGCTTCTGGTCTATTTCCAGGATCTATGGTTCCATATTTTAATAAGTTATTCTCATCTATCTTATGTTTTATATTCGAATGTTTTCCAAAAGGGCTGATATCTCCATATTTTTCAAGATTAGTTTTTTGTGCTTTTTCCCTTAAATCCGGAGATTTCATAGGGTTATCCACGCCGTATCGTTCTATCAAAGTTTCTCGAATTTTAGATTTTACTTCTTTTGATTGAAATGACCAATCTACTCCATATCTATCTCGGTTAGATTGCTTTATCCGTTCCTGTATTTCAGTTGATTTGAACACATTTGTAGCCCCATATTTTTCTAAATTAGTCTTCTCTCGTTTTTCTTTCCCTGCAAGATTTGCACATCTATAGGAACACGTTGTTTTATCTAAGTTTTTTGTAGAAAGCTCAAATGCCTTCCCACAGACTGTACATTTTCGATAATGTATATCTTTGCAATATTTCCTAGATGGGGGATTTGGTATAAATGTCTTCCCACATAATGGGCATATTTTTTCAATAGTTTTCACAGTATCACCTTTTTATTTTTATATAACGATGATTAAGGTTGATAATCCTGTTACTCTACCCAGGTTATATAACTCCTTCGGCATGTATTACTACCTCCTATTCATATTTTTCATATATATAAAAATACAGAACCCTTCATCAAGAATTCTGTAAAGGTTCTGTATTATATAAGGCCACACGAAATCTAAACACATATGTAAGCTCCACTAAGAACACAAGTGTTATCGACTGCAGGCCTTACCGTGTCATGAAATTCCAATGTACTAGTCTGTGTGATTAGTCCATAACACGCAGAAGATCTTGCTAGGTTGGTACCTGCTGAAACAATTCTAATATTGGAATTTATTTGTTTTGGCATATTTTTTAGTATAACAGCATGCTGATATGAATTTGTAAGAACGAACTGAACTGTAAATATCACAATTTTGTGAAATACATAAATCAAATGATCACAGCTTTTACAAACCTCATAATTTATCTCAACATTTGTATATCTTGTCAATTTCGGAGTAAGTGGAAATGAAGCATTAGATTTTACATATACCATTTTAGTACCTACCTTTATCTTTTGTATATACGACAGGTAGCGTTTGAACTATTTACTATTTCAGAAATTCCAATACAACAATATTCGCAACTGTACTGTGTGCTGATGGACTTACATTTAGAAAGTTGACCTGTAATTGTCTGTCCCCAGAAGGTTCATTGAACCATGACATATTCGAAACAGTACACCATCCTGTAGATTTCAATACAGGAATCAACATAGTATTTTGTATAGTTCGTCTTATAGTTATTGTTACATGTGTTTCAGCTCCAGGTTGTAGTTTAGTTTTATGATTTCTAACTCCTCATTTCCAGATGAGTATAATTCGGAAGAGTCAGAAGATATCTGTGCAGATATAGGCCAATCAGGTTGCAACCACCAGTAACTTGTAAATGCAATACTTCCACCATATCCATAAATATATTGAACGTAAGTTCTTACAACGACGGACTGACGTACAATTTGTACCCAAACACGTCCACCGTTTCCTTTATTCAAATACAATCCATTGAAATTGACAAGATAGTATCCTGGAGTTTTAGCTGTTATCCAAGAATCATCTGTAAAAGTTTTGTAATATTCGTCATCTACAGATGGTCTACTATTTCCAGTTTTCATGTACTCATTTGTGAGTAACCATTCTTGCCCATGTTGTCCAATAAACGTAGTAGCTGAAATAGGGTCTACTTTATCTTGAAGTGCTGCTACTGCATTCTGTAAATTATTTATCCGTTGTTCTAACTTCGATAAATCGGTTGTAGGAGACAGTTTACAAGTTCCATTACTTTCTTTACTATATAGCATGTATCGTTACCTCCATAGTTATTTATATTACGACAAGTTCATTGGTTACCTGTCGTATATTTGAGATATCAATATGTAATGGAGATGATTTATTTGGCAAATACTATACAATCAATACAATATGGAGGATATACTTACAATGTAGGTGATACTATAAAGGTTAAAAATAATTATATGTATCCAACTATAATATCTGATTCGACTAACAGTATAAATATGTTAACACAGTGTGTCATGAAAATATCGGCTATTTGGGAAGGTACATCTAATGGTGTACCTGTAAAGAATCCATTACAGCTTAAATGGCATTCAGGACCGGCTGGCAGTTACAATGGCGGAGGATTTATTAGACCTAGCGATATTGTCACAGGTTCAGGAGGGCATCCTAATACCTACACAATCAAATATGTTCCTAATGGAGCTTCTGGAACTATGCCGGATCAAGTGATAACTTATGGAGTTAATACACGAATTAGAGATTGTACTTTTCAATTCACAGGTCATACTTTTAGATGTTGGTGGAGAACTCGTGAATACGATAATGCAGGATACGGATATAGAAAAAACTCGGATAAACTAGAATGGATATCTCCTATAACTGACATTGTAAGATGGGACGAACAACTTAAGAATGGAAGTATGGTAGCAAAAACTGCTCCCTATGGTATAGTATACCTTCATGCACAATGGGATGTAAATACTTATACAATAACATACAAAAGCAATGATAACACAAATAAAGAATTGAAACAATCTGTTAAGTACGGCCAAAATTTTAAATCATTTTCAAGTACAACATTTACCAGACCTGGATATCAATTTCAACACTGGATTGTTGATTGCAACCCTAAAGATACTTGGGCAGCAGGTGCTACTGCAGTGTATGGCTGGGACAAAAATATTACTATGTGTGCTGTTTGGAAACGAGTAGGTTGTTCTACATTTTTAAATGAATCTTGTGTAATTCCATATGTAAAATACGAACATACTTGCAGTTGTTTGGAAGTTCATATAAAGAAATAGGGCTCTAAGAAAGAGCCCTGTATCATCGTGTTATTTTGCTACCTGAACATAATTTCCTACTAAGTCTTTGAGGGCATTATGTAATGCAATTCCTGAATCTCTGATGCATTCGTATACTACTCCGTCCTGACTGTAGAACTTTCCTCTTTCAAGAATCATGTTTCCAGTATATGGAATCGGGTCAGCTTTAGTACCTGCATTTGTTTCGTTGATAACTGTGTAGAGAGATTCTGTTCCCTGACCTGGTACCCATTGAGCTTGGAACTGCACGCCAGGTTTAGCTGTTTTATAAAGAATTCCTTCATGAGTGAATTTAAATCCTGCATTCTCTGCAACAAAAGTTTTCTTGTTAACTAATGCAGTCCATGTGTCATATATATCTTTTACCTCTAGCGCCTGAGCATCTGATAAGGTCTGTGCATACAGCTGAGAACATCGAGTAGTCGCTGTAGTGTTCTGCACAACTTCTTGCACTTCTGACTGCAATGCTTGTGTCAATGTTTTTGCGGATTCTGCAGTTCTAGTAGCAGTAGATGCAGCTGCTTGAATTTCATTCATTCTAATCTCGATTTCTGCTTTAGGCTGTATTGCAAATCCACGTTTCAGTGTATCTTTGCTATATACTCCACTAAATTCAGTAAAATTGGAGTAGTAGCAACAAGGTTCCTCAGTTGAATTCAATAACTCAACTTTAGCCATAGCCGCACGATTTGACATCAATGTTTCAATCTCTTCAACTCTTTTATCAGAAGTAAAGTCAATTTCGAGCACACCATTGTTAACACGAATATCAACAACTTCTACAATGTTAGAATTTGCAAATCTTAATTTCCTAGATACATCCTCCTATATAATTATTCTCTAACACATATGATTGTACCAACTGGACAGTTTACTGTGTTCGGATCTGTACCTTTCGGTACAATTACAATGTTTCTAAACTGTACTGCACTATCTGCTACAGGGGCTGTAAGTTTCGGATCAGGTAACGTTACTGTTCTATTGGTAACACCTGTCACATGACCAAATCCATCAGATGTAACTTGAGGAACTACGAAACTTTCTCCAAATGACGGTGCAGCATTTGCGGTAGGTCCACCAGTTTGTGCAGTTTTAGTATCATGTGAAATAACTCCGCCAGATACTGTTATAGGGGCTTTACCAGAATATGTTACACCTTGAGGAGCTGCAGGTAATGTTATAGTTACGTTTTTCTTCGATGTAACACGACCATATGCGTCTGTGGTAACTTGCGGAACTGTAAATGATCCACCAAATGCTAGCGTAGAATTCGCAGATGGTCCAGCACTTCCAGCACTTCCAGCACTTGACATTTCAATTGTTGTTCCAGATACTGTAATTGGACCAGAACCTGAATACTTTCTGTTCACATATCCTAGGTATGTTGCGGCAGATGGTGAAGTAATCTGGAATAAAGCTATTCCATTTGCTGCAATAGATTCTACACCTGTTACAGCATACGAACCACCTGTAGATATCACAAGAGTTATACTTGAAACTGAGTTACCAGCTGTAAATAAGAGAGCAATTATGTCATTGACACTTACACCATCTTTTGTGTTTGTTACTGTTTTTAATGCAGTTGAAGCTGCTGTAGCAGTTGTCATAACTGGGATTGCAGGTTCGTGTGGAATTGTGATGTTTCTTGGTAATGTTAATGTATGATGCCCTGCAAGTGTAACATGTCCATAAGCGTCTACTGCTAGTTTCGGAACATTAAATGTACCACCTGCAGGTAATGTAGCGTTTGCAGTAGGCCCATATGTGGAGCCTGCAGTCCCAGACTTCAATGCAGCTACATGCGACACTGTGTCAATGTTTTTGACTCCTGATGTTTGTGTGCTTCTCGTTACAGTTACAGCAGCCGGTGTACCCGATACTGTCTGAGACGCTACAGCTGCTGCCTCTTGTTTTGCAGATGATGAAGCTGAAGATTTTGCACTTGCAACTTGATCATCAACGTATTTCTTGTTTGTAGCGTCAGTAGATACAGTAGGTGTAGGAAGTCCATCTACTTTTTGATTACCCATGTGAATTGGACCTGTCATTGTTCCACCAGACGTTGGTAATTTGGTAGAGTCTTTTATTTGAACTCGTTTTTCAGGAGTATCGTCGACGTAAGCTTCGCCTGTATCAGTAGCTACAAGAATTGACCCAGCTTCTATAGCAGGCATATTGGCTTTAGGTCCACGCTTTAGCTTGACAATTTCATTAGCCATTCAAATTCTTACCTCCTTTTTATTCAAACAAAACATTAGCTGCATAGATGCTCCGCATACTGTTGCGAAGGTACACGCAGCTAGATGTTATTGATTTATTCTAGATACATATAAGGCTAAATTAGAATGTTCCCCATACTAATTTATTGCTACTAAGCTCTGCTTTTGTTGCGTAGGTTTCTGCAATGTTCTTGCCGGTTCCGTCGTTTGTAGCATTTGTAGCAGTTGTAGCAGATTTCGCAGTATTTGCACTAGTTGCAGTTGTTGCAGTGTCTGCAGAATCAGCTGCAGTAGCATGATCAGCAGCTGCAGCATGTGCTGAATTTTTGACAGTTACTGCAATATCAGCGTTTGCAGAGCCATCAAACTGAACAGAACCTGTGGCATCGCCAGACAAACTGATTGTGCGTTTTGTAGTAAGTTTTGTTGCACTTAATACGTTTTTAGCAGCATCGGCTGTGTTATCGACGTTAGTCAATCCTACATCTGATTTTGCAAGAGTTATGTCTGCGGTAAGTGGTTTACCAGCGACTCTACGAGTTGTAGGAACGTATCCGCTTAAATCTACATCACCAAATGCACCTGCACCCTCGTAAGCTGTACCTGTCCAGAAATATTCTTCAAATACGTTAGAAGATCCTGCTTTGCCTTTTACAAGATACAGTGTTCCTTTCGCGCCTGTTGGGTGGGCCTCTTTCAACGCTGCTAGTGTTGCGTAGCCTGCACCTTCTGGGCCTGCATCCAGTTCAAAAGATGTGATTTTTCCAATAGCTGTCTGCAATTCTGCTTTAGTAGCAAATGTTTCGCCTTTTGTAAGAGTCAATGTGTGACCGGCTGCATCCATCGCTGCAGCGGTTACTGCGTTACCAGAACCTGTTACTGTTACTGTATTTTTGATGTCTTCTGAAGCCATCGGTAACTGAATACTAATGTCCTCTGCAGCCGAAACATGTCCCTGATTGTCTACTGTGATCTTAGGAATTTTAATAGTTCCACCAAATTCAACTTGACCTGCTGTGTTCGCACCTACAACTTTAGCTGCGAAAGACGGATGTGTGTAGAAATTAGATACAGCTATCCATTTTGTACCGTCCTGTGAGAAGTAGAGTGCTTTCTGAGCTGTGTTATAGAACAAAGAGTTCGGAGGTAAGAAAGTTTCAGGTAAGGTAGCACCAAACTTAACAGGTCTTGAATACTCTGTATCTCCTTTGAATAGTCTCTGTGTGTCTGTACAGAAATACACTGTGTTAACATCCTTAGCTACTATCTTGTCGTAACTAGCTTGTAAGCCGTATAGCATTTTTACTTCAGCCATGATTTATAATCCCTTCTTATTATTTAATATATATATATTCAAGGAAAACTCTTATGAAAGAGTTCCCCAAGTTAACTGTGCGTCTTCTGCAGCTTTCTTAACTGCTGCTTCTGTTGCAAGTGTATTTGCATCTGGTGAACCATTGAGAGTAGCTCCTCCAACTTTCTTACCTGAATCTTTGATAGCACCTTCAGCCCCTACTGCAACTAGATTGTTTTCTGTAGCGCCTACAAGTTTATCAAGTTTTCCGGATGAGTTGACAGCTGTTTCAATCGCTTTTGCAATCAACGCTGCTGTAGGAATATCCGTAGCTGAATTTCCCATATCACCTTTAGTTTTTATTGCAAATGTAGATTCCGATACAGCTCCCTTATTATCAGACACAACAAGCTTTCCGCCTGTAGCACCTGCCAGCTTATCCATCTTAGTAGAAATATCTACCTTTAAGCCATCGCCTGTAGATACAAGTGCGTTTCCTTGAATTGGGTCAATCTTTACTGCAGCAGAAATTCCGTTTGTATCCGAAATAGTAATTGTTACATCTTTGCCCGCATTGTTGGCTGTGTATACATTTACAAGAGCTTCCGCTGGAATAATTACAGGTTCGGCCTGATTGTCAATTGTAAGTACAATTACTTTGTGATGAGTAGCCCCTTCTGTCTGTGGGTAATCTTCGTAGTACTTACCAGCTGTAACAAATTTATCTTTCGGGATGTTAACTGTGATTGCTTCTCCGCCTTCAACTGGTAACGTTAATGTTAACGCCTGAGCATTGTAAGTTGGATTCTTAACTACACCTGCAAATTTTGCAGTTACAGTTGCATCAATACCTTTCTTGATAAGCCCAATAGTTGCAAATTTGTTAGAATCTGCAGAGGCCCATTCAGCTCCGTCTGTAAGATACCCAGGAGATGTTGTAATCCATGTAGAACCATCAAGCGTGATTTTACATGTGAAATCTGAAGTGTTAATGTATAGTTTTCCTTTTACAGCTTGAGCTGCTTCTGGAATACTTTCACCTGCATATACAGAAGATGTTAAATCTTCGGATCCTTTGTAGATTTTCTTTGTATCTGTCAAGAAGTAGAGTGTGGATGGCTGTTTTGTTGCGATTGCGTCGAAAGCTTGCTGTGTAATGGCTTTGAAAATAACTCTATCTTCTGTGCCATCCCAAGTTGTATCATTCTGTGGAGCACTTTCCACCCAGTTGGAAATCTGACTAGCATCGCCACCTTTGAAAATCCAAATGGTTTTAGTATCCAATCTGTATACTTGCTGACCAGATTTGATTTCTGTTAATTTGAGCATCTCCGCTTCATTATTAACAAATTTCATCGGCGGTGCTGACTCAGCATCAACTTCCTTAAGTGATTTATCTCCTTCGATTGTGTATAATTTAGTAGCCGTTCCGTCGAACACTACAAGAATCATACCGAAATGATAAATTGAATCAGTAGAACCAACATCTACTGCAGTTTGAGCTGCGGCGTGTGCAGCCTCGTAACTTCCAAAATACTGACGGATATCTAACGGGAACGCTGCGTTCGGCTGAAAAGAGTTAGACCATCCTAAAGTAGATTTAACTTGTGAAGGGTCAAATGGTTTTGCCATAATTCAAAAATCTCCTTTCTAAAATGTTAGATTGTTACATCGTATACAGTTGCAGTTGCCTGCGGTTTTCCTAAATCTTTAACATAAACATTGTATGCGATAGCAGTAAATTTGTTGAGGCCTTCTACCTGTACTGACTGTTTAACAAATGAGCCTTTGATTTCTGAACCAAATTCTTCTCTAGATGTTACAGATGCGATTTCACCTACAGTAGCATCATATGCGATAATAACACGCTGTGTGCCCGCTGGAACCTGTACTGTATATTTCTGACCTTTTGCAACTTTTTTATTTGTTTTTGTCCCAAGACCACGAATCATTGTAGAATTTACAACACCATCTTTATTTTGAAGAGCTCCTAAGAATCCATTTCTGAAACCTGTTACAGATGCAGATCTTGCATTTTTTGTACCAGCGGCAATTTTACCAGCTTCATATGGTTTACCTAAGAATGTTTTCGGAACAGCGCCTTCACTGTGTGTTACAACAACAGATACGGAGTAGTTTGTAGCGTCTTCTACTGTAAACTTTTCAAATGAACCACTAGCTGTTGTAGCTTCATGTGTAGCTGTATCGATTACCAGGTATCCTGTAGCTGTTACGTTAGTAGGCTGAGCACCTTCCGCTGTAGCACTGTATGAACCCGGATTGAATGTAGCTGCATAAGATGGTGTGAATTCTGTACCAACTTCTTTTGCACCTGCTCCTGTTAATGTGATACTTGCGGATGGCTGTGTAGTTGTCGGATTGCTGTCCTGTGAAAGCATATTTTCAAATAATGACTGAACAGATCCGATAGATGAGATATCGATTTTCTGCCCTTTCTTGATATTACCGACAGCGACAGTTGCTGTAATATTTCTTGCGAGGGCAACCTGGTCAGCATTTACAGCTTTCGGAACTAACTCCTCTAAGTTTACTGTTACAGGAGTTTGTTGACCTTTAACAGTAAGTGATAAGATATGTGTTGCAGAATCATAACTTGCTCCTGACAAGAATAAGTCCTGAACAGTTACTTCTTTAGTAGTTCCTCCTTTAGTTGTAAATGTTAAGACTGTCCCATCTCCTGTTTCAGCACGTTTAGATGAAACATCTGCAAGCACACCCTGATAATCACCTAGAGCTGTTTGAATTGCAGATTCGACTTCTGCCCTAGATACTTCCCCGCCTGCAGGAATCATGGCAGAAGGACCTTTTACAAGTAACTGAATTTTGCCTGCTTGATTTACTACGTACAATACATTTTCTTCAGCTTCATTGAATTCCGGAATTTGACTTTCAAATTTAACATTTGAACCATACCTAATGTCGCCTTTGAAGATTTCTCGTGTGTCACTCAACCAGTAGATTGTGTTTGCGTCTTTAGATACAAGACGATTAAACTCAGTAGAAGTGCATTCAATAAACAACACTCTTGCCATTATTTGATAACCTCCTTGTTAATATTCATCCATTGAATATCATGTTCAATTGATTCTACTCTTGATGTAAGATCATTGACGGCTTCTCCTACACCAAAAGTTTCGTCTTCCCATGTTCTTTTTTCTAGGTTCCATGAGTAATACTTGACAACACCTCGAACGCTGTTTACACGAACGATCTTCCCATCAGGTACTATTTTTTCATTTAGTTTATCTCTATCCTCTAATGTGTTTACTGTTATGAATGTCCTATCCAACATCTCTTGTTCGTCTTCTCCGAAATGTGGCCTATTTGGAGGTGGACACGGAGGGAACGGTGGAGGACATACGGGAGGATTACACCCACAATTATCATTTACAACAGTTATCATTTTAAGATATTCGTCTGTAACAGGCAAACACGTCTGTGTAGGTATCGAACTGAAATACCAACCCGTATACTGATTACCTTGGTAAGTGTACCATCCGTGTTTTACTACCCATCTTGTTCCTGGAAACTGAACAAGCATTACAATTGTACCATCACGTAATTCTAATCCGCTATCTGTAATGATATGGTCCATTTATACAAGAACCTCCTTTCTTAGGTTATTGTACAGAATAACAGTCATATAGATCTGTTTTAAATATTGGTTTTATTTCTCCTGTTTCTATGTTAGTAAGATACCAACCGCATATATCTCGGTTGTAGTCAAAATTAAACCATCCATAATTTACAATCCAAACTGCAGAATCAAATCTAGCAAGTTTGATTTTGTCACCTGGATGTATGCAGATATCTGAATTTGGTAAATTCATCTTCATAGAAAACATAAAAAATTGCACCTCTACTTATCACGAATTCTTAATGACTGACTATGAAGCATCTTGCTTCATACTACATTAAGATAAGGTGATGAATAGTGGTGCAGTATATTATCTAAATATTATGAAATTACATGTATTTCTATACAATTTCGCTGTCTATCTACTTGACACATTAGTTTACATTTATCAGAAACATGAAGTTTATCTACATATTTCTTTGGTACTGTTATTGTACCGTTGTGATTCATCTTCACTCTACCGTTATTTAGATTTTGCTTATAGCTCATATTTAAGTACCTCTTGAATAGACTCATGTGCAATGTTTGCTACATGTACCATATCCGGGTGCGGTTTACCTGTTGTTCCACGAAGTCGCATATCAAAGAAATGTCCCCATTCAAGTAAATTTGCAGTCAGTATTACTTCAGTCTTTGTAGAATTTGGCAACACACTTCGAGAAACTTGCGGAGGTTGACCGATTTCTAACAGTTTAATATATGTCTGTTCGCAAAATGACATTGCGCTATGCCATACTAAGTACTCGACACTATCGTATTCAATATCTGTTGGACATATGAACATTATGTCGTTTCCAAATTTACCTGACCCATATCTGCAGTATCTTTGACTCTCTTGTGCGATTGCAAATCTATGTCGAACTAATTCGTGACTTACGCCTCTGTCACAAACGAACTTGACTGTTATATGTGTTGCTTGTTTTTTGAAAGTGTCTGTAACATTTTCTTCATTCAAGTCTTTAACAATTTTAATTCTTAGGTCGCTATATACATATTCTTCTCCTTTGTACCCTTTTAGACAGTAATTTTGAATTACTGTATCTTTGTACCGAGGATTGAATAAATGTGACATTGATATATTCAAATAGATTGTATTAGATTCCCAATCAATATCAGAATAAACTTTAGGAATTGCGTTGAACATTATTTCAGCATCTAACTTTATCTTTAATTTTGCGACGCTGTCTTGAGAGTCTAACATAAGCTTAAATGTAAGTCGACCGTGTTCTAACATTGCAAAATGGTTGCGTTTTATCAAGTTATCAACGAATGTTTTGTAGCTATCTTCTGTTATCTTGTCTTCTGATTTGTAACATGTTCTTCCAACAATTTCTACAAGTTTCTCAGAACTTTCTGCAGTTATAACTCCTGCATCAAAATTTACTACTTTCATAAGATACCTCCAATTACTTCAAATATTTATTTCTGAAATCAAGTTCTGTGATCTTTTTCACACCAAATTTATCTGCTTTAGCATTTTTAGACGAATTAGAATCAGGTGTATTTGTTACTAAGAATGCTGTTGTTTTCTTAAGCTCTCCGCATGTCCAACCAAACTGTTTACAAAGCTTTTCAAATTCAGCACGCTTTATGCTTAATGTACCTGTGATTGCAATTTGCCCTCTTTCTTGTACGGAGGTTTTTCCGTTATTCTGACTTATTCTAGTACTGAGATTTGGAATGAGGTTTATTCTATAAAATTTAGTTCGGTTATCTAGAATAGATTGTGTATTTGCGTCTCCTATCATACTTACAAGATGTCTTACGTAGTTATAATCAATGTCGAAAGTATCATCTGCTAGTTTCCGGATGTCATCAGGATATCGACTAAATTTCTCACAAGTTACTTCACCAAATCTAGGAATATTTAGTGACTGAAGAATCTGTGCCCATGTTAGCTCCGATGATATTAAATTTTGTAACATTTCTATGAATAATATATCTTGTGCACCTGAAACTGAGTAAGTGGATATATTTGTATGAGATATGACTTTCATAAGAGATTCAACAGAAACATCTTCTTCGTTCTTAAGTAAGTCGGTTAGATACTTCATGCGTAATTTATCCCCAAAATTGTCAAGAGGTGATAAGAAAGTTACCCACGCAAGTAAATCTTGACGTTTCGCATTTGAACAGCTCTCATTTTCGCAAATCAAGTGAACACCTTTCCAAATAAGTCTATGACCGCAGTCAGGACAAAACGTTATCATTTGTGCATTATCTGGACTTGTTTGAATTACTTTATTTATTACAGGAATTATTTCACCATGTTTTTCTACTTCGATGACTGTTCCCGGACCAATGTTGTTTTCTTTGATAAATTGAGCATTAAAACCTGTTGCAAATGTAACAGTAGTACCTGCAAGTGTAACCGGTGACATCCTAACAGTAGGAATAGCATATCGTGTTTTTGACATCTCCCATTCTACTTGTTCTACATGTGTTATTGCAATTTCTGAGTCAAACTTGAATGCTTGTGCAACATATTTAATTTCATGAGTTTCTTTATCTAAGATACAATCGTGATTAAATACTAAACCGTCTGTAGGATACACATCTTTCATAAGCGGTCTTAAATCATTCTGAATAAACCGAAGTTGATTATCTCGAAGATCAACAGTATCCTGCAGAAATGAATTTTCTTTGAGTGTGATTTGCCGAATAGGTACAACATATTTAGGATTCATTAGATTACGCAATGTACACATCATATTGAATATAGTATCATATGAATGTGTAGTGAAATCAGTGTCAATGTGCTCTAGTCCTACAATGTGGTAGAATATGATATCTAACAAGTTCAAGTCTTCGGTGGAAACTTCTTTTCTGTTCATAATACCTGCAGCAGTGTTTCTAGGATTAGAAGGCTTTTTCTTTCCGTCTACGCCCATTGGATATCGTTCACAGTATAATTTAAAATTATCAAATGACATCAGGATTTCGCCTCGAATTGCACCTGTAAATTCCGATACAGCATTTAATATACAGTCATTTTTTTCCAAAATATATCTAACTTTGTCTGTGACATCAATACCTGTTGCTCCATCCCTTGCACCTCGTGTAAGTGCTAAATCAATGATACCATCTTTATAATATACTACTATAGACATTCCATCCATCTTAGGAGCACACCAGCATTGTTGTCCTTGTTTGTACACAATATCTAATTCACTCCAGTTGTATGCTTTTGTAAGTCCTTGAATGTACCCATATCTGTGTGGTAATCGTTTACCTGAATTTGAATCTTTATCAATATCATATCCATGACCTACATCTGTTAATATTGGCGAATTCGGGTTTTCTTTTTTGAGTTCTTTCAATTTACGGTCAAACTCGGAATCTGATAGTTCAGACGAACCATCTTCATAGTACTTTTGTGACGCTTTCTTTATTATATCTTCTAATCTACTCATCGATACTCACCTCATCTGCATCTAGTATGTCTATATCAGGTGGGAGTGCATTAGGAAGCATACTTGACATACTTGCAAGTGCTGCACCTAATTGTGCAATCTTACTTGATTGATCTCCTGTTATGAGTTCTTTACATTTGTCAATGTGTGATAATATTTCTTTCTTCACACCTTCTGTAATGCAGTTTTCCTGCGTAGCAACTGACTGAACATCTAACCCTAAAGGGTTTTCGGACTTATCTGATAATTCGAATAAGATAGTCAAAATTGTATTTAACAGCTGACTATCTTTGACAATTCCCGTTATCTGTATTACATCTCCGGTATTGCAGAATGTTTTAGTAGTTTCGTCGTCACATTCACCTGACTGTATGTTTTTAAGCAGATGAATTTCATTGTCATCAAAAACAATTTTCATTATGTACCTCCTTTAAATAAAAAATAAGAATATCTTGTATAAAATAACGATTTTCATACAAGATATTCTTATTGAAAGGAGTCTGAGCAGATTCAATATAAAAACTTATGTCGTATCACAAAGTGTTACATGGCAAGAAATCGATTTATATATAATTTAGTAGGTGCGCAGTATAGCACACAATTGAATCCGCCCTATTTATGAGATAACGTCCAATATGTATTGAACGAATGCAGGTAGTGGGACTCGAACCCACATGATTTCTCACTAGATCCTAAATCTAGCGTGTCTGCCTATTCCACCATACCTGCATGTTTATATTTTCTATTTTAGTTCTCGTACAAATAAGAAAACATAAAAGATAAAAACGCTATAGTTTAGTTTTCAGGACTAGAGCCGAAGATAAACTATGAGGGAAAACAAAGAGCTCGAATCGGGATGACAGGATTTGAACCCACGGACACTTTCGCATCGCTGGTTTTCAAGACCAGTGCTTTAAGCCTCTCAGCCACCTCTCCATGTAAACGATGCAGTAAAAGTTCAACACATTGGACGTCTTCAAGGTTTACTTATAACTGCCTCTAGATCTCTTATAACCTCCGAATTCACTCGACAACTTATAGATCTTCAGAAATGTAATGTAGATACATTCGTCAAGTTTTTGCAACTGCTTGAACTCTACATGTTCGTATGTTATTTATCCCTCAGGTAAACTGGGCTAGGCAGATTCGAACTGCCGAATGCAGGAGTCAAAATCCTGAGCCTTCCCGCTTGGCGATAGCCCATTGTATAAATTGAATAACGATTTGTAGTTATTAAGACAAGTAGGAGGACTCGAACCTCAATTATCCTAGCCGCACCATCAATACTTTCATTGCTAGCTTCACAACTAATAATAATTGATGGAATCCGGAGTCGAACCGGTCTACTTGTTACCATTAACATGTTAACACATCTACTTACAGCTTATAAGTAGTCATATGATAATGTGTTTCAACTATATATGATTTACATACCTAGTCGAAAACTCAGTAGAGATGAATCGAACATCTTTCTTTTGTCAGCTGCTACAAATGTTTTACCGACTATAAACTACTACTGAATAGTGGACCCTCTGGGACTCGAACCCAGGACTGCGTGCTTATGAGGCACGGTTTCTGACCAGCTGAAATAAGGGTCCATACTTAATATAACGATTATTCTGTATCTTTATATAATAACGATTTTATGTCTTTAACTTCCTTTAATTTTCCACTAGCAATATCAACAATTATATCCTCTGCAACTGCATCATCTACATTGAATTCTTTTAGGCTTATTGCGACAATTGCTGCAGTTCTTTTATTGCCATCTTTGAACGGATGGCCTATTGAAATTGAACGAAGCAAGGCACAAGCTCTTTCACAATCATCGTCATATCATTGCTGCACACTTAATGCACTTAATAGATTATTGCGATTTATTATAACAGATTGTACACCTTGTGACTCACAAATACATTTATTGATACCAATTACAAACTCTTCATCAATATATTTCATCTCTTCTTCAACCCCTCCATAAGTGAAGAATGTGACTTCATTATTTTTTTAGCAAATTCATATCCAGCTTTTCTAGATGAGTTGTCTTTATTTATTTTAGAACCTACTATAATCTTTTTCATATATTTCACCTCTTTAATCATGTTTAGATATCATATAACGGTCAAGGAATAAAAGAATGCAGCTGACGTATTTCAACTGCATTCTTAGATTACTATTTATTGTAAGATAGTTTTAAAATATCATTTTTTAAGTCTCCAATCAAGTTTTGTATATCCTGTAACGTTGTAACCATCTTTTCTGAACATTCTATATAATCCGTTTCAAACGGTTGTATTTCTATATGATCGTCTACAAATATGACTCTAACATCGCTACCTTCTTGTAAACCTAACTGTGATAACATTCTATGTGGAATGATAACTCTGCTTTTGTTATCTAGTTTTCCTACCTCAAAGTATATTGTCATTTTCTTGAACCTTTCTTATTTCGTCTTTTTGATCTTTGACCAAGCTGTCTTGGGTCGCCAATTCCTACATCTGTTTTGTAATCCTTTTTCCAATCCTCAATGAGTTTATCAATTCCGCACCCTTCTTCCGATTTATTTTCACGTTTAGTTAATTGAAGATCTGGACGACGAATTTCTACTGTATTTCTGTTTTGCAATTTGAGATGTTTTAACGACAAGCCGATTTTACCTGCCCTATCTATAATTACTTTACAATCATAAATCTCTCCAACAGTTACAAAATCAGCTACGTTTGCTACGTACCCATCTGACACATTAGAAATGTGACAAAGTAATTCTTCACCGTTTGGGCAATACATAAATGCACCGAACGGTACAACTTTTACAGCTTTACACTGAACGTGTTGTCCTACTATATAATCCATTCTTACCTCTACTTTCTAATATTCAACACATTTACATCTTCCATATTTTCAATCTCATTGAATGTTGCAAACACATATTGAATATTTTTGAATTTCTTAGCAGCTTTGATGCATCTTTCAATGTTGTGAGTATCTACATGGTCGAATACGTCATCTAATATAATTAGTTTCAAATCTTCAGATTTGTCTACTAAGCTTGATTGAAGTGCTAACATGTATACGCATTTCTCTCCGCTTGACAATACTTCAAATGGAACTTTTGCATCGTTTCGGATAAATCCAAATTCAAAACTGTTAGATTTTTCACTAAGTTCAAAATATGCTTTGATAGATTTTGTACCAAATGTTTTCTGGAGGTATGTTGTAATGCTGTCAATCAACTTTTCAAATGGTCTTTCCATTACTTCTTGCTGTAATCCGTTAGAACCGAACCGTGTTTTCAAAGAATTGAGAGCTTTCACTGTAAAGTCGCATATCGTCATATCTTTATCAATTTTCTCCTTCAATTCATTGTATTTTGCATTTGATTGAATCTTTCCTAAATTTATGTTTGCAATTTCAATCTGATCAGCTACAAATGAAATCTGATTTGATACTTCTTCGTATGTCATATTACTTTCTGGCTTCTTAGGTAAGTTACGTTTCTGATTATCTCTTGCTTGATATTGTAAGGATATCGCATTCATATCATTCTTAACTGCTGATAATTTAGACATCACATCATTCAAAGTAGTTCTACTATGCGATTCATCTTCCGCCATTGACTTTAAACTTTGAATCATACTTTCATATTCCTGTTTATTTTTAGTGTATATATCCTTGAGTTCATCAAGTTTTTTTGAAGCTTCTTCGATGTATATTTTAACATCATCACACATCTTCTTAGAATACGGGCACATTCCTGAACGGTTTGCAAGACTTCTGATGTTCTGTATATCATATTCGATAGTCGTCAACTTGCTTGATTTAAACTCATCGCATTCTTCTCGCAACGTAGCTTGTGCAGAAACTACTTGTTGAATATCAGCATTTAATCGGTCAATATTACTCTTAAGTTCTGATTCTTGTTCTTTCAATATGCTGTATTGTTTATCCAACTCTAGTGTATCAGCAAGATTGGAAAATTGCTGAAGTTGTTTGCACGAATATTCATACGCCATGACTTCTTTCTGTATTTCTGATAACTGAGATTTCCTATCACGCAAGATGTCTAATTCATTGATGATATCTTCTTCTTTCATAGATGAAACGTCTTCATATAATACTAGCGTGTTAAGTGTATTTTGTAAAGACTGCTGTACTCCTTTTTCATATGAAAGACCTTCTTTGATAGATGATTCAATGTCTTTCACATATTGCAATCCGTCTTCGCATGGTTCTACATCTAAGTACTGTCTGACATTATTTCGAATAGATACATCTGTTTCTACCCCTAACGCTTCTAATGTATTGTTAAGTTCTTCATCGATATCTACAGTGTTTGTAGAACTTTCAAATGCCTTAGATAAAAACGAAATGAACCACTTCTTTTGTTCATTTGCAGACTTACTCAAGAACGAACCAAAATCAAACGTGATATTTGATAACTGAGAAGTTAAACTTGCTACATCTAAATTTTCTGGAATTGTAATAACATCACAAGATACTGTAGTCTTTTTTCTTGTATACGTCCGCCTAATCATGTAACCATTATCGAACTGAATTTCTACAGACATCATTCCGTTGTTAGAATGTTTCATGATATCACTGTTCTTTTTTGGATAACCTGGAATGTACCCTAACAGTGCAAGCTGAATAGCTTGAAGAACTGTTGATTTTCCTGCACCGTTAGGGCCTGTTGCATAATTTATATTGCCAAGGTCATATGTTGCACTTGTAACATTATGCATGTTATTGATGATTACCTTTGTAACTTTCATGATTTATCCTCCATTATCATATTATTGTATACAATAAATAACGGTCAAGCAATGTACTTGACCGTTGTTGTCTACATGTCACTATCTTCGTAATTGACCCATTTACGTCGCTTCTTATTGATAGATGTTTGATATACATATTGTCCAGGACTAAGATAACCTGTCTGTATATCACAAATGGTATCTCCATTATGTCCATCAATTACTTGCAATTCAGAACAATGATATTTGATAACATGTTGGAGCACTGAATCTAAATAGTCCTGGGTTCTGTGATGTATATCTTTATATGTATATACTGTAGGGCTAAGTTCTACTTGATTCTCAGTTATAGTGCAAACATATATTACACCCGAAGGTTTCTGTTGAAGGTGTGAGGATACTATTTGCAAAAACTGTTTAGTATTTGATGACAATTCTGTGTTTTGTATCATATGTTAATCTCCTCTCCATATAGTTTCTTAAATTTTGTCCTGATGTTCTTTTCTATTCTACATATCTGCGGCTGACTTATACCCATTTTATCTCCTATCTTCTTTTGAGTATATCCTCGGTATTTATATACTAACACTGTACGCTCTTTTTCACTGAACTTATCAGATCTTAAACATTGTTCTAACTCATATGTAGAGTAATCATGTACACCTGATAAATTGTCTGACATACTATCATAAATTTCAAGATCATTATCATCTGATGTTCCAGATACTGATGTGTACATCGAAATATCTAACCTGGATTTCCTTCGTTTTCTAATCTCCATATTGATATCATTCATTATGACTTTAGTAGCAAATGTTGCAAATTTGGTATTTTTTTGTACTATCGAAGTGTATCAACGATTTCCATAATCCTATAAGACCACTCTGGATGATATCGTCATCATGTATGAAGGTTGGAAAGTATTTTCGTATTATGTAATACACTAACGGAGTGTTTTCTTCAATCGCTTTGTTAATGTCATCCATACTGTGTTTACTCCAAATATTTGAATACAGTTAAATTATGCTTAGCACGTGTTATTCCTACATAGTAAACATTCAAGTTATCTTCTGTATTCAGTTCAAATGATGAATCATTCACACCTAGAAGAACGACATTGTCAAATTCTAATCCTTTTACGCTGTGAATAGTCCCTACATAGATAGATGATTCGTTGTTTTCGTTCTCAGCAATCTCTAACATATATTGAATTGCGTCCTTCATGTGTTCAAATTCTTGATCATAGTCTACTAAGCATTTTAAATTAAGTAAACTCAAACAATCAATCACTCTCTGACACGGTTTCAATGATTTATCATTCAATATGGTTCTAAGCTGAAATACTGTGTTCATCTTACTTTGAATGATAGGAGTCGCTATCCTCTTATAGAACCATGTCAATTCTGACTCTACTACATCCTCTGTAGAATTGTTTCGCAGCTTCAATTGTTTGAGGTATGATGTATATGACGCAGAAGTAAGGTAAGTAGCTACCCAATTTATCATGTACTGGTTATCAATTATAGATTTGATGTAGTGACATACTTCTGAATTGTTTGATGATGTTGAGTACTCAATGCCTGCGTCAGTTAACTCATCACAAACAGCTCCAACTTCTGAATTGCTGCGACATAGAATTGCTGTATTACCTGTTTTAAACTTGTCCAGGATTGTCCGAATATAGCTACTTTCACAAGGTTGTAGATACATACCCGCATATGATTTCTTTCTATCGTCAAAGTAAGTTACGTCTACTTTCCCGTTATTTTCATGTGTAACATTCATTATATTTCGATAAGATTTTCCTGCAGCATATCTAGTATTCTTATTTGCAAAGTTAACAATAGCCTTATCTGATCTGTAGTTGTTTGATAAGTTGATTTTAGTCCAATCTGGGTCTTCTGTCAACGATTTGATAAGTTTGCTATCTGCTCCACGAAAACTGTATAATGATTGAAGTGCATCTCCAATTACACATATGTTGCAGTTTGGTATTGATAGAGCAAATTCCCATTGTTTCGGGTCTGTATCTTGAAATTCATCTATGATGATATGTCTATATTGTTTTTTGTATTTATCTACACATGGATCATCATCTTTAAATAATTTACAAACCTTTGCAAAAAGATCATCAAATGTTATCATATTACTTTCACACAATAACTTTTGAAGTATCTTTTTGTAAATTGTGTATTCTCTTCGTTCTTTTAAAGACAATGAATCTAATTCACTATCTAATTTCTTTTGTGACATTTTCGTACCAGACTGAACTCTTGCCATCTGTTTATATTTTGTATCTTCTCCATTATCCACAACATCTGGAACTGTGTTGTACCCGATACTTCTAAGAACGTTTACATCATTAGAAATGAGAGAATAACAAAAAGCATGGAATGTTTTAAATTCAGGTATATCTTTGTTGCTATGTGACATGATAGAAACATATCTATCTCTCATCTCAAATGCTGCAGCTCTTGTAAATGTCAGCACTAATATAGATGATGGATCTACTCCATCATCTACAAGACGCTTAACTCTGTGAACAAGACTTGCAGTCTTTCCTGAACCTGCACCTGCGACTACAACTATTTTATCGCTATCGCAATATATGACTTTTTTCTGTTCTTCGTTCGGTTTGAACATCTTAAAATTTCACCTCTCTTAGTATTTTAAATGAACATACCTAAACCGTCGTTAGATAAGTTATCTTCGTAGTCATCTAACACGTTCAAATAGATATCTGTATATGAGTGAAACTGTTTACCATACTTGTAACATCTTCTATTCATCTTAGATTTTACTCCTAATTTGTAAAGAAGCGTTCTAACACAAATTTGAGCAGCAGCAATATGTTTTAACAGTCTTGACGGTTTGTCAATCACAATAGACGAAATCATAAATGCAAATCCACTAGCTGCATAAATCCAGAAAGCGTCTGGTATTGTAGCAGATGTTGAAAACTCGACTGCAGATGACCCTCCAAGCAAGCAAACAAAACTAGCTACAAGTGTTACAAGTGATAATACTGCACGTTTCTTCATAATTGATACCTCCATAATCTTTTGTATGTTTATATGTATAACGATTTTTTATTATACATACATTATAGCATAAAACGGTTCAGATGTCAACTATCTGAACCGTTCTTAATAATTTCGTAATATTTTATTCTGAATTTATCTTGATTAAATCATTTTTCTCACTGTTAAGTTCTTTGTATATGATTTTGATGCGTCATAGGATTTCTCAGCTCTGTCTGTGTATACAGTTTCATCAAAGTCGTCTTCACCGTACCGTTCTGTATACATTTCAAGACCTTCTACATTGTAGATTAAGTAAGCATATCCGGATAACTTATATCTTCCTTCTGCGTCTGGAATATCTTTTTGTACTAAATCCAGAATTTTTTCTTCTACCCCTGATACATCGTCAATATACATTCCGTAGTCATTGACAAAATCGTCATCACCAGAGTCTGGTGTAATTTCAATGCTAGACTCATCTAAATCTAATGTGTCATCTTCTACTTTTACTACAACTCCTGTTAAATCAATCTCAAGTTCAAATTCTTCATCAAACACATCAGGTTCATCATAATCCGGTGGGTCAATCATAGAGTCCTCCATAGCAGTAATAGAAGATGTTACTGAATTTGAATTACTGCAAACAATCAATTTTCCTTTTCGTTTTGCATCAGGGAATACTTGCTGAATTTCTTCCAAGTAATCCGCTGTTTTCCTGTTAAGCTGATATCCAGATTTAGTAGGACCTTCTGCATTATTACCTTTTCCTTCATAGACTGTAATATAAACAGTACCTCCAGACTTAACAAGTTTTGAAATATTCTTCAAAACATTTAATCGAACTTCTGGTTCTTTTATGACATTCAGAACATTTGAACATGTTGCAGTATCTGCACCTCCGTGCTCACGAATAATACGAATTACTTCCTGATTATGTTCAGCTGAACGATTGAATGGGTCGTAAACCAGATTGATTACGTCATACTGTTTGAGATACTCGACTGCGTTGTTAAACCTTCCACCGCCATAATCCAAATTGACGGTTCCTGGATTGAACGTCACCATGTTGAAGATTGCAGGAAGTTTCTTACTGTTGATAGATGTATTCTCAGATGTAAACTCTTGACCGATTTCTTTAATATCCTCATACACATTATCGTCTTTTGCATGTTCATCCGATGCAGTAATTTCTTTGTTCGAATATATATCATCATTTGCAAACTCTGAATCTTTTTGAATATTGTAAGGAATGTATATCATGTTTCTAGACTCCATATCTGAGAATAAGTCAATGACATCAGATACATCCTTGTTTACATATTCTGCAAAATCTTCAAATACCCTCGTACCTTCGTATTCCTTTACATAATTCTGTATCGCAGCAAGTTGGTCTACTAATTCCATATCATTCCAAGAAATTTTTGTAGATTCTGCTGATGTAATTCCTTCTGGAGCCTTCTCAATTATATCGTAGTAGTCAAGTTCTTTTGTTGATAAAAATCGGTTTAACTTGACAAATGTACCGTTTGGAGTATCCACAATGTCTAAAATTTCTACATCTTTAGGAACTGATCCAGGCTGCACTCCGTGACGTGTGAAAAACCAATATTCACTATCTTGCGTTTTTGAACGAATGTCTGAAGAACTATGGATGATTCTAGATTCTACTTTAGAATTGTAAGATTCCAGGCCTTCAAGTGCTTGTTCAATTACAACATCACACCATTCATCGTTTTCCACATCCATATCATCAGCATCCATATAATATGATTTGTCAATTACTTTGCCGTTTCTGACGTAATTGACCACACCATTGCTGATAGTTGCCCAAACGTAGTCTGCATCATCGTATGGGTTGGATACACTAATCTGTGCTTCAAATTCATGAAACATCTCCATAGGATCTGCATCAGGTGCGTTGTATACTTCAGAATACATGATGGTATATCTGTTTCTACCTTTCTTTTGTAAACTTCTTTGAGAAAGTTTTGCAGCTTTGATAGATTTTGAAGTATTCTGATTTGTGCTACATCTAATTTTCATTACAACAATTTCCTCCTTTATTACCAGTCTAATTGATCATCTATTTCAGATTTTGCGTCTTCCATTGTTTCAAATAAATACTGTGTTATGACATTTCCAGAAGGGTCATCGATTTTAAATCCGTCAGGAGTACCTGTTATTTTGCAGTCACGATACATAGTTACACTGTCACCAGATGCTTGATCTACATAGAATTTTGCATCTGCTTCCGTTTTAAATCCTGTATCCATTACGTCATCTCGAAAGAATACATCGTATTCACCATCTGTGTTTCTTACAATGTTATATCCTCTGTACATGATATCGGATGAACTCCGTATGACTCTTTTCATTTTGATTTTCTCCTATCTTTAGAATTTTTGCACAGATTAAAGCAGGTCCAGGAACAACAATGGAGCACTTTTCCTTTCCTATTCACTTTGTAAATGCTTTCAGGGGCTTCTATGAATTCCTTACCACACTGCGCACATTTAGTAGTGCTTAACATTGATGCCATTTGTTCTACCTCCCTGCTTTCCTTACAACCCAATTTAAGTACTGGTCAGTCTCATGTTCACATAATGGACATGTTCCATGTATGTGGTCCATGTATACATCTGATTCAGGAATTGCCGAAATGAAAATACCTTTACACCTGTCGCATTCTGCGATGTATTTTCCTTCAATATTGTTGTCGATTTCAATGTTAGGGTCATCTTCGTCGATACCATCAAATATGTCTTGCAAATCTTCAACCTGATCTGCTAAGTCGTCTACTGAATCTTCCAGACCATCATCGTCATCTAATAACTCATCATCTAATACATCTTCTTCAAAGTCTCCCTCTGCTGCAACTATTCTTGTCGATGCAGTGATATGTGTTTTCTTTATTTTCATGAAGTACCTCCTTATTTACATTCTTTTCAGATACTGTGGATATGTAAGGTGTAGACCTATATAACTCTATTCCATCAAGAGGTACTTTGCAATTGACCTAACAATTAGTGTAACTGTTATTCGGTCACGAGATATCAGATTTTGAACCAGATTTTCGCACCTTGTACTATAAACATCTGACATTGGATTCCATTCTTTAATAAGATATTGAATGTTTCTCCCAATGTTTCGATATGTAGTATTTGGAAACAATTCTGCAACTCCTTCGTAAAGTTCTATCATCTGAATCTCATGGATAGAATTTTTATGGTTCTTTATGACGAAATATATTGCTTCTTTTAAGTAATCATACCCGGATAGTTCGGACCTAAATCCCATAATCAGCAATAAATTATGAATATCCGCTTTTGTAATTTCATTTGGATTCTTCATTATAGTACCATCCTACTTATTTCAAATTTGTTAAATGAGTTTAATTCAATACTTACAGTTTCGTTATCGCATTGAAATGTCACAATATCATCATTGCAAACTAGATTTGTAATATCTCTCCAAATCATAATACGTCGTTTTCCTACCTGTGTGTCGGTAGTTAATTTCCCATCCATACTTAAAAATATCGGCAGTAATCTGATAGTCAGTCACTGCCGATTTCCTCCAATATATATATTTTGACTATCTGTTGTATTCTGTTATACTTAACTGATCAGCAAACTGAATCATGTGAACAATAGGGTATGTTTCGTTTGCGGTAGCTAAATCATTATCTTCTGCATCGTGTACGTAATATTTATTCATGTGCCATTTGATAGCTAAACTTTCTTCTACACTAAGTGGAAAGAATCTATTAGCTAGGAAAAGCGAAGCATCTCCGTGTCCAAACGGAAATTTCGGTTTGCCCCTTCTATAAGCTTTTTGTTTCTCCCACTTTCCAGTTTCTTCGTTCTTAACATTTCTATCATATGACTCATATAATCCGATCTTACACCAGTCATGAGTAAGAGCTACTAATGCGATTCTATCAATTGGAACATCCTTGAAACTATCTACAAATTGCACTTCACACACTTTATTGTATACTGATAATGTATGATATACTAATCCGCCTGGGAATGCGTCATGAAACTGTGTAGAAGCTGGAGCTGAAAAGAAATCTGTGCTTTTAAGCCATTCTATACATCTACGAAAATACTCGTAACCGGCATTAGGCTTGTTTCTGAATCTTATAGTAAGAATGTCTAGCAACAACTGCTGATATGTTTCAAAATTTGTTTCAAGATTTTCGGATAATTCTACTGGACGACCAATTCTATAATTTGCTGAATGTTTAAATGTATCCCAATCCGATTTAACGTCTTGCGGGAGTGATTGAAATGTGTCGTTGTCGGGTGTGAAATATCTGCCTAAATCTTCTCGTTCATCATATGTATGTTTCCATACATCTTTTGAAATCTGTGTAAACATATGTCATACCTCCTAAATATATCATTTGTATTATATATCTATAATAACGATTCGAGTTTTCAAAAACATAAATATAGACACAGATGGTTAGTATCTGTGTCTATGATTCTTATCATATATTATGCATTCTCAGATTCATTCGCGTGTCGTTCTTGACGTTTCTGACTGATTTTTGTAATCTGATTGACTCCAGTAGCTGTCAAACCTGAAACTACACCGACCGCTGCAGCATTCATGTAATCTGATGCAGGAAAGTCTGGCACTTTAAGCACGAATGCTAAGATACCTAATACAAGCCCGGAAGCTCCAACAATAACAGGAATGATTTCATTCTGTTTTAATTTTTTGGAGCACTTACATCCTAACCCTACAAGATAGCAGAGCACAACAATACCTGCATAACTAACAATTCCAAAATCCATGATAGTTACCTCCTTTTCATTATACATCTATATGAGGTTACTCATCAATATAGTCGGACCTTTTGAGGGTATACTTGAAAATTTTACTCCAGTATTTTGCGTTATCATTCCAGTAATGTGTGAATGCTTCAACATCATCGTAATAACTTGAATCACTGATAACGATGTCCGGATACTCAAATTTTCCTTCAAACTCAAACTCATCCTCTTTTGTATTGATAGCTCTCAAGTGTACAGTAGGCATCATGTTTTTATCATTGTTACCTACATATTTGAATTCTATGAGATAGTCTTTACCATCTTCTTTGATGGATGAAATTTCATAGTCAGCAAGATAAACGTCATCTTCTAATGCCCATCTTAAAAATTCATCATACTTTTCTGGAACAGCTTCATTTGCCGCTTGAATGACTCTTTTCAATGTTACACCTCCGACATTAACATAATACAGGTAATTCACCTGTGTAATCTAACAACTGTTTTCTTGTATTTGGTACAGTATGTAATTCATAGTATTTACAATCCCATTTGTCCATCTTTTTGATATTTAATGATTTTGTACCTTGAGACTTCAAAGTAGCTATTTCGTTTATATCAAATAAGAAAGCTCGTTGATGTGTTGCAAATAGTACTATTATACATCCAAACACATTTGATATTTGAGATTTTAATAATAAATTTTCATACTGATAATCCGATATCATTGTGAAGTCAAATCTATCATTTTCTGTTGCTTTGCTTTCAATGTACCACAGATATGGGGACTTAAAGCAGATGAAATCACAGATATTCTTACTTCCGAACTGACCAGTCATCTGGTCAGGTATCCGGTCAAATGAATATCCAAGTTCCGGTTTATCTAACCATTCTTTTATTTTTCTTTCTGCCTTCTTTCCTAATGTGTCACCCATATCTATGATATCAATTCCTACAATGAATTTTCAAGTTCTTCAATGGCTGTGTTAGCAATGTACCAAATATCTTGCTGAAGTTTACCTTCTGTCATAAATAAATCAGAGTAAGGAACTTCCAATTCTACTGCAATGTCATCATACATGCATCTCACGATGAGAACATCCTTTTTAGTTTCAAATTCGATACTTGAAAATTCTTCGTAGAGTTCGTTTTCAACTCCATCAATCAATTTATTGATGTAGTCTGTATCAATATCTGTAGTAGCTTTCACTGATGCAGATACACCTGCGTCATCTAACGCACTTTTCATAGCGTCAAGCATTTCTGAAACAGAGCCTGTGCTCGCTTTAATAATCTTCATAATAGTTACCTCCGTCTATTCTAATATTCTATGTTTAGGATTTGGCATGATTTTGTATTTATCTGTATTAGTATTGTAATAAACTTTTGTATATACATCATACCAACCATAATCTGATTCGTATATTTTATGAATAGTGAAACTGCAGTTATATTCACCATGTCCAATGGTTTCAATATCTGTAAATTTTACTTGACCTCCATAATATGTAAAGTCACCGAATTTGTCTGCTAGGTACTCATAAAATATATCGCTTACGTCTTCGTATCCCTCAGAATACATGAATGTATCTGCTAAATCATCATTAGTAATTCGTGTTGTATTAACAGACGAAACTATTCGTTTTAAAATTTTCATACATCTATACTTCTCTTTCTTATTCAGATAATGTTGATGCTACAGCTTCAATAGCTTTCTGTAGTTCGGTGTCAAATTTGTTTAATTGGTCAAGTGCAACTTCTGTAAAATCTCCGTCTGCAGAAAGTCGGCTAACTTTAAGAAGTCCATCTGTTAGATATGAAAAATCATCTGAAACTTCTTTGATTCGTCTTTCTAGTCTATCCTGAATTGTTTCAGATTCTGCACTTGCAACAATTCTTCTAACTTTTTTCATGAATGAGTACCTCCTACATTAGTTATAGAACTCTAGAGGTGTCTTGATTTTATCTTTCAAGTTAGATTTCTTGATTCTGTAAACATACCCTTCTTTGTTGTTTGCAATGTAATCATCAATTTGAGATTCATGTACCTCTTCTATCTCAACCTGAGTAGGGGTTTCTTTAAGAATTCTGTAATATACCTGACCTCGGTATGCTTTACCGCTATTTGGAATACCTTTGACAAATTCACCAGACTCTAATGCTTCTTCAATGTCTGCATCAAACAACTCATCATCAAAGTTTTCCTTTTCAGGGAAGTTTGGAACGTCTTTCATGTAGTCTTCGTATTCTGGCATTGCTACATCTAACAATGATTTCCAATCAGCCGATGTAAGTACTTCAATGTTTTCTACAGAATTCTTTAGATTCTGAACAGCTTCCGGAGTTGTAACATTAAGACCGGACCAGGAACCTGATTCTGTTTTAATTTCTCCAGTTTTTAGATCTAATGATGCATCGTAATTCCATGAAAGTGCTACACCTTTGTCAAACTGTTTGTTTTCTGCATATCTAACAACGCATTTTATCACGTCACCGAATGGCGTATCTACGTCTATGCTTATATCATTCTTGTGTGGAAGCATATTCATAACAGCTTTTTCAATTGGATTTAACGCATCGCGTCTTGCTGTTCTATACTTATTGTAAGATTCCTGTTGTAAGTCATGAACATGTTTGTATTCTTTATCGTATGCCTCCTTACGTCTGAGAATATCATCGCGTTTCTTTGCTGTGATTTTCATGTTATCCTCCTCCAATTATATTTCAGTTATAGTTCTACACAGTATGTAAGGTACTGACGTAGTATTAAGATTATCCTTTAGTACTGATTCGGATAATTCTATACTTTCTGTCTTTTTCTCTGTCAATATATTCAATGTAGAGATTATCACCTCGTGAATTAGTCCTCAGCGTTAAACAATCAGGCCCACAGTCTTTAAGGACATTGTAGTAAGTACTGTATACAGGTTTGAGCTGTTCATATCTAGCTAGTATAATTTCACACAATCTATGAAGTACTGACTCAAAATTGTCATCTATATTATCTTGAACCTCAAGTCGATCTAAGTTGTAGTTGTTTGAAAAACGCCTATTTAGAGAATGATATAATACAGAACGCATATTTTTATCAGAATCAATTTCTAAGAAATTTTTAATAATAAACTTCTTAGTTGCTTCTACATTTTTGCTATCATTCGAGTCAAATGTTTCAACCTGAATAACACTATCCTTCACTAACTTTCTAAGAGTGCTTTGAGATTTAGTGAACATTGTAGTTAATAGTGTAGATATAACTACTTCATCTAATGTTACATCTTCGAATTTAATTTCATCCAGCTCAAGCACAACTGGCTGAGATACTAATGTTTTGACGCTCTTGATGCTTACTTTAGAAGAATCTTTTACTGATATATTCATCTGGAATGTGGAGCTGTAACTTGAGAATGTTTTGGTAATATAAGTATCATGTACCTCATCTTCGACCTTCAACGTCTTAGCGTATAATTCTCGAATTCGTTCGTCTACTACGTCGAAAGCTAACTTACTATATCTCTTGTTGTGGTATTTGATGTCTTTAGGGTACACCTAGAATGGTATGTTATATACTTTATTTACTATGTTGTCAAGTGTAATATCTAAATCTTTACCATACCGCATCAGCAGTAGTCGGAAATTTTTGTAGAAACGGTCTACTATACATCCTATGTAATATTCATTACCAGCATTCATATTAAGAACTAATGTAGATATGAATATATCAACAACATTTATGATTACTCCTGCTACATTATTAGGATAGTATCCATAACGTGCAAGACTTTGTATACTATCAACTAATTTACAAAAAGCTTCATACTTATCAGATGTATGTATATCCGTGCAATCACCTGTATTGATATACTGTAAGTAATCAGATGCACATTTCACTACATCTTTACCTATGTCACCATATGAAAGCAGACAACTTAACTGTAAAATAGTTAATTGCTTATCCATGTTTTCTTTCCATTCTAATTTATTTAATGGTGCTGCAAATCCAATTTTGACTTCTTTGTTAATCATGATAATTCCTCCTGTGTATTTAATTATTTATTATGTTTACATTATAGCATAAAACGGTTCAGATGTCAACTATCTGAACCGCTCTTAATAATTTCGTAATAGTTTTAATTGAATTTGATGATCACTTTGAGTTCTTCAGGTGATACTAACACAGATTCATTATTCATTGAATATGTGACGGAGTCACTGTCTGTGCAGAATTTTATATCCTCTGAACCGAAATAATAATTGAATACAAATGGATACATATACTTTTTGAACTTATTCTTCATACTGCTTAATTTTGGCACACGCATTTTGTATAGAAATCTATGTAATTGATTTCGCTTAGCGTCTTCCGGTATATCTACATAAGCGTCTAATCGTGTTCCATATGCATCATATATGAATAATTCGAACAGCACTTCAAATAGTGATTCTAAGTTCTTTGACTTCTGAATATAGTTTAGAAGGCAATAATGGTTTCTTTGTTTCTAGTATTCTATCAATAACTTTATTCACTCTCTGTAAATCCTCGTTCAGCTTTTCCGCAGAATAATTCTCAGACGTTACTTCTGTAGGCATATACATGAACATGTAATAAAGAGCTTCATCTAGTTCTGCTACTGTTCCTGTAAGAGTTGCTGCTAAGTTAATTGGACATTGATACTTTGAATAAGGGTCTGAATTAGATCCGTGTGCATAAAATGTAAGTTTACCCATTGTAATTTTCCTTTACTTTTTCATTGAGTCTGATAAGAGTAAATCAAATAATTCAGGATTGTTTCGTATATCTATATTATCTACAATGAATTCTGATATACCTTTCTTCTTAAATAATATGTTATCGACTCTTTCATCTACTGTATACTTGGTTATTATCTTGTATATATTAACGGTCTTTGTCATTCCAGGTCTGTGAACTCTATCACAAGCCTGTTGGTAGTCTGTCATTGTCCACGGGCAGTCGTAGAATATGACATTGTTTGCAGCTGTAAGTGTATGAGTAGTCCCCATAGCTCCTATTGTTCCAAGCATAACTGTGACTCTTGGATTATTCATAAAAGCATGTTTATGCTTTTGTCTTTCAGATTCTGACATAGTTCCTGTAAACACTGCACATTTGTATTTTTGTTTTATCAGTGAGTAGATTGTTCTAAGAGGTTCAACCCAGTTGCTAAATATGAGTACTTTTTCGTCTCTTTCGTGAATTTCTTCTAATCGAGTAAGTAATTGTTCAAACTTGGCGTTGAACTTTCTGTAGGTACTGTCAATACGGATTGACGGGTCAAGTATTTCAGGAGCGCCATTTACCTGCCTAAGTCGCATGAATTGTGCAAGAGGGTTAAGTGAAGATTTTATCTCATCTGATTTCGATATGATACCTTTTGCAACCTCATCATACAGCTTTTTCTGATAAGGGGTATTTTCTACATAATCGACAACTTCAAGCTTAGGTGGTAAGTCTAACACATCCTTCTTCAATCTTCGTATCATGTTCTGTTGTACTAGAAACTTGAGATGAGGAATATTCTTGTACCCGATGATTTCTTTATCACCGTATCCACCATATATGCAGTATTCCCTCTCCCATTTATAGTAAGGCATTGTAGTAGCGTCTAGTAATCTAAGAGAGACATAGCAATCAGTAGGTTTATTTACGAGTAGTGTACCTGTTATAGGCAACCACATACATCTATCTTCTGTCTTTTTCTTAATCTGGAGTATCTGCTTGCCTTGTGTAGATGAAGGTGATAGATTTTTGTGAACTTCGTCTATTGCAATCATATTAAGTTTTCCTGAATTGACGAGTTCGATTATCTTATCAACAATTACATATCGCTTTCCTTGCTTATATCGCAATGACTCTACGTTTGTGATTAAGAAATATGGCAAGGGTTCATCTCCACCATACATGGTTCCGTTTACTAGATCTTCGTACTTATGTGCAGATGATATATCTGATTTTGGTAATCCCGTTCTCTTACTCAATCGAGTACCTAAGATGTAGGGATGATAGAGATCTCTAGAATGTTCTTCTATATCATCTTTCCAGTTGAATTTGGACATATTAACACAGCATATTATCAAACAATGCTTAAAGTGTAAATTCAATCTATTGAAATTGGCAAGCTGTAGAGTTTCAAACGTTTTTCCACAATTATGAACTACGAGACCATTTGGTATGAAATTGTGGATAATTGGGTGGTCAATTCCTACGTCATATACATGTTGCAATCCGTATGGTCGTATGTTTAAAATTGGCTTTTCTCCAAATTCACTTATCACTTTATGTTTGTCTACGGATAAGTTATATGCTTCAACATACCCAGAATCAGTAAGTATTTCATGGTCAAGTGTACATACAACTGTTCCTCCTAAATATGTTATAGCTACACATTCTTTGAACCCTTTATCTAGAACGCATCGAATAGGTAACCAGTCAAAGATATTTTTGAATGTCATCACTTTTGTGAAAATCATACCATCATGTTTCTTATAAAGTTCAAAGAGTTCTGAAAGTGTTATTCGTCTTGTAATTTGAGGATTATCTAGTGTCTTTATTTCTACGGAACATTCTCCCCATATACAGCCCATTTCATCACCAATTATAAATCCTGATGTTTTACCAATGAATTGACGATGCAGTGCATATTTCATAAAATCTATCTGATGACTGAACGGTTCAGCTCCAGGCTTCACCAAAAATTTATAATTAGATATATCAAACTTTGGGATATTCGTGGTCACATCTAATGAAGCATTCTGGCCAATCTGTTCATTTGAAACGAGTTGTACCTGTCTTTCGTAAGGTGTCCCCCTTAATTGACTCAGTAAGAATCCTAACTTATCTCTAGGAATTGTCCATAACTTCTTGTCAGGGTTCCAAGATTTACCTGGCACTTGTTTAAGGATGTATACTAGATTTGCATCATACGGAAATTTGACATCATATACATCATTATTTTGGATTATCGAAATTGACATCTATCAATCAACCTCCTTAACTACATCCGGATTGAATACAAGCAAGGATGGAACATCCCACATTGGAAATATGATCCAGTTGTTTTGAATAGACCACAAATCTACATACACTGCATCATATTCAGTTGATAATTTTTCTACATCTAGATACTGAATGTATTCTAATCCTTCTGCTTCTTTGTAAGGCAATGTTTTGTAGTTTGATTGATTGACAACAAGCAGATTTGTGTCAGCTGATAGCGTAAATTTGAAGTAGTTGTCTTTAGTATATTTGTCTAGTAGAAAATCTGAGCTTTTACACCACTCAACCCACTCACTCGTATCTTCGGTTTCTAAATACGGGCAAGCCCAAAGGCCCCCTTGCGGTTTAAATCCGTTTGATACTGGGTTGAACATATTTACATCGAATGACTTTGACCCATAATGAATAAACGTAATTACTCTGTCATTTTTCATCTGTATCCTCCTTATAGAAACATAGTATTTGTTTAATATGTTATAACGGTCATAATAAAAGACGGTAAGTATGTAACCTACCGTCTGCACTTTGTATTCCCTTTATTTTGAAATTCTATTTAGAATGCTATGAATTATTAGGGCTCCATATCTTCAAGTGTCATATGATAGCCTGCAGCGTTATAATCGTCAAACGCTTTCTGTGACCAACTAAAATAATAATCGCCTATCTGTTTCCAATCATGTATTCCTTCCCAGGAATGATATGAATCTTTCTGGAAAAATAATACTGTTGTAGGTATTGAATAACTGTAAAGAGCTTCTCTTGCGGCTGCATAACATACATCGCAATCAGGTCCTTTGTAAAATTGTTCTACATTATCAAATTGATTAGGTTCATTTATAACCTCTAACATTGTTTTACTTTCGTATTTCATTCGGTTGTAGATGACTTGTGCAATCGCTACTTTGCATTCATATGGCTGGTCTTCGGCTAGTGCCGAAACTGCTCCTGCAACTGTAGCAATATCATCATCTGAAATTTGAACCATTGGATAACCTGTGTGTTGTCTCTCATTCAATATTGACTCATCTGGCAGATACTCATCTGGTAACTTGATTTCAGGATTGTGTTCATATGTAGACGCATCCTCAGTTGTTATCGCTAGGTTAGTTACAGAACTTTCGTTAAGAGGTTCTTTGTCAGATAACGATTTGATGATAAAGAATGGTATGCAGGCAATCATTACACCTATCAATACAAGCAATGTTATAGATGAATAGAATAACCACTTCGGTGTTCGTCTACGTCTGTATCCACTGTAGCGTTTTCTGAGATCTTTTTCCTTCATACTCTCATCTCCTTATGTAGTTTTATTTATCTAGTATACTTAATAACGAAGTAACTCGAGTAGCAGCTGACTGAAGTGCTTCTGAATCGTCACTTGTAAATGGTTCATCTTTTAGAACACATATGTACCCAATGAATTTATCTTTGTCTGACATCATCTTACAGCATAACGCACGTTTGTTTCCATCATCTTTCATGATATCATACATTGCCCCACCCATCATCGGTTCTTTTGTGTCTAAGCTGAATGCTGTGACTTCATTTCTTTCCATGCTTTCAAAGAATGTAGCAAACAATGAAGTAGATATGTGGTCAATTCTATGACCTAATCCTGTTTTACCAAATCTATATACTTCGTATGTACACGTCATATATCTAAATGGTAAAAATGCTACTGACATCACTGAGTTAGAGAATTCAATGACCTGAACTCTGTCTGCGTCACAGTCTGCACGAAGTTTATGAAGAACCTCAGATACCTCTACGCCTACTTGCTGTCGTAAATTCAATTCTTTGTCGTGTTTTCGATTTCCAAGAGTCTTGTCGAGATATCCAAGCCCCATATTGATAAGTCGAATAACGGTATACAGAAACACTCCTACTATAACAATAGATGCGCCGTAGTCTGAAAGTAATTGTATCACATGTGGAATACCTGTTTCGACCGGCATATACTACCTCCAACCTAATTGTTCAATTCTAATATATCCTGTTACCTTTCCAATTTCCGGAATACCTGCGTAGATAGTAATCCATCCGTTTGTAGGTTTATCAGATTTACAGATTACGTTCCCTTTAATCATACGACACGCTGCGTTCATTGACATATGTGTATACATGGGAACTTTTCGTTTTAGCTCTAGTGCAAACATTGTTCTTTCTTCTTTGTGTTTCAGCTCTGTTGAAACATCTTCTTTAGATGGTTCTGACACTTTAACGGATTTATCAGATTTTTCAGGTTCAACTTTTGTCTTTACCTCTTCTGACTTTGTAGTTTCAGTCTCCTTTTCAACTTTCTTCTCTGTCGGCTTTTTATCTGAAGTAGTTGATGTATCAGATTTTTCTAACTCCTTAGTGGCATTTTTCTTCTCCACTGTTGTTTTTGACTCTGTAGACTTTACATCTTTCGCATCAGTTTTAGATGAAGCTGCAGGTTTCTTTGCAGTAGAAGTTTCAGCATTAGCTGCATCTGTTTTCTTTTCGGCCTCAGTAGCCTTCTTTGTTGTTTCTGTTGTCATTGTTGTTTGCCTCCTTGGATTGATACCATAATATATTTGTTAACACTCGTACACGGGCCTGTTCAGACTCATTGAGCGATTTTTCATAGGCGTATACAAGGTGTTTGAGCGATTTTGATATACCTAAAGACTTAGAAACTGATATCCTTATGTTTTTATTTTCAACGTAATTCAGTATGTCATACTGATTACTGTACCATTTTTCTATCAGCTTCTTTTGGTCTTTCTTTGAAACATTTCGCTTTCCTGTAAGAACCCAGGATATAGACTCACTATCTAACACAGAGTCTTCACACTTCGTAGCTCTTCGCCTAGCTTCTTTTGCAACATACATACACGCAGCATACCGATTACCATTGTATACGTTATCGGCTAAATCTTCAAATTCGTTCTTACCTCGCATATTTTTTGTTCTCCGAGTCCGATACAAATTTATCATATTTCTTTTTGCATTTCTTCCCAATACCCTGATGTAGTGCCTCATCTTGTGTTAAAGGTCTACCGCATCTACAACATACACCCAGATGATTTAGTGTCATAGCAGATTTTTCTGCAAAGTTATCAATGGTTGCCATTTTTACAATGTATTTTGCACCCCTAACTATTTCGGTATCTTCTAAGAAACGGGAGTGGCAAGTCAGTCGAAATTTACCTTCTTCTATCATACCGACATAGAATTTTGTTTCATCATTGTGTAGTGCATATACAAACACAATATCTGATGGATAATATAATCCATTTCTAGGTCTTAAAAAGAGGTAGGTATGCTTCTTACCTGACGGTGCAATCAGGTCAACAGCACCCCTACCTCCATGAATGTATCTGTGTATGATTTCTTTATCTACCATCTTTGTAGAATTTTCTCTATACACTTTGTACATACAAACACCTCCTTTATCAGTAAGGGTATTTATATGTACATTAACGATTTTACTAACTATGTAACACTATCGTGCTCAGTTCTCTACTCTTTTGCACATCGATGACTCTCTGGTTAGAACTTCCTTTCCAGTGCAGTGTGTTATCTTTCAGTGTGTTTATAAACGGGCCATCAACGATGACATCAATGTATTCCATCACTTCTAAGTCTTTTACATCATCATACCAATATCCCGTATACAACCATTGTGTTTTGTCTGGAAATCTATCCCTTAATACCTTTGCAAGATTTGTTATATCTTCTCTATTATCAATGTAAAGTGGATCTCCTCCACTATATGTTATCCCAGAGATATAGTCCTTGGACATGTAATCAAAAATTTCTTCAATTTCTTTCTGCCAGAATTCAATACCACCATTCGGGTCCCATGTTATAGGATTTTGACAATCTTTACATCTGTGTGAACATCCAGCAACCCATAATACAACTCTTAGACCATCTCCGTTTAACATATCGTCATGCGTTATATTGTGATATCTCATATTTACGTTTCACCACATTTCTTATAATTGAGTTCTCTTCATCTTATAATTTGCAATCTTATCTAGGCTTCCTAACCAATTATCTACAGTTGTCTGTGCAACTTTTGACATGTTGCAATAGTACAGGTTTAAACAATCCATATACTCATTGATTGCTTCAATCATAATTGGTAGTGCTTCATCATAAGTATATCCTTGTGGATTTACATTGAACTGATACATATCTACAATTTCTTTCCAAGATTTTGCAAATCCGAAATACTGCACAGACCATTCGGCTAATGTGTCAATTTGATATTGAATATCATATATCATAGTGCCTGTTGTTGTATGGAGTTGTTCAAAGTGTTTATCTTTTGCGTTTACGTGGATAGTATGAAGAATATCGAATAATTTAGATGCAGCGACTCTGCATATTTCGTAACTATCAAATTCTTCATGTTGAATTTCATCAACTTCGCATAATTCACATTCATCTCCATTGTCAGTCAATTCAAAAGTACAATCTTCATTCACTGGGAGTGAGTCTACAAAATCATCGTCTGACAATACGTCATTGATGACCATAAGGGCAGTAGAAGGACTCTCATAACACATAACATTTGTAAGATCTACTTGAGTATCTTTGCCGCACTGAATTTTTCTAAATGTAGCTCTGATGTTTGTGGAAGAGTTTACTTTGCTTTTCTCTACTTCATCTTGAACGTCTTTTAAATCCTTCCCTGTAAATGCTTTGAATTCTTTGTTCACTACTTTGAACATATCTTCAATCTCGTGAACTCCAAGATCTTTCTTATGACCTTCAAAATCCATTTTCATGTGATATTCTTTAGCGTTCGTAGTATCATCTCCGGAATTCTCGCTTGCATCTGCCCATACATGAAGTTCACCTAGATCTCCGCAGTCAATGATGTATTCTAGATGATCTTTATCTACTTTCACAGGTTCTACTTCTAAACCATACGCAACAATTTCTTCTAATGCCTTCCCCAATGATTGGGATAAGAAACTAAGTGCATTTTTGAAGCTTTGGAATAAACTTGCCGCTTCAATTGTTTTATTTTTAGTTGACATTTGAGTACCTCCAATTTTAAAATAACAAAATAGGCTCACAGGTAATGCATCAATTACCCATAAGCCTATACCTGCCGTTTAATGTTCGAAAAATATTACAGAAGTTTTCAACATAATTATTTGCGTTTTACAACGCGTCTAACCGGTTTTCTACCTGCAACTTTTCTGGAAGCTTTTACAGCTTTTCTGCCTTTTGTGTTGCAAGATTCAAGAATCTCCTCATCACCTTCAGGCTCAACTGTATACTCTTCTTCACCAACTGCAAATACAACCTGATTTTCGTCAGCTGTTACTTCTACATCTTCACCTGTTACTTCTGCAACAAGTTCTGCAACATCCTCTGCCTCAAATAACAGGTCTGTCGCTTCTTCATCTAACATAACATCTTCTCCGGCTCTGATAGCTTTTGCTTTCTTTGTTGTCTTACTAAGATACATATCTTAATCCTCCTTAAATGAATTCATTTTTTTAATTTACTACTATTAGATTAGGTTTCTTTTGTTCCAATTCCTCTCGTAAAGTTTTCAGCTCTTCGTTGCCTTCATCAAGAAGAATCTCTCCGTCTAAGGAAACGTTTGAGCCTTCTACTTTATACTTGGAGCGAGACCTTCCTAAACTCACCTTCATATGAGCAAGCGTCAATCGTATAAGATAGTCTGTCCATGTGTTATCTGTTATTTCACTAACATCTTGATAATCGGGTACATATCTTATAGTTAATGATGAAGGTCGTGGGTCTCTATGTGTACAATAGATTACACCATTGTCATAATCTGGATACCATTGAAAGTCAGTTGTAAGTGTATTCCTTACCTGTGCCATAGCCATTTCTGTAACTATTGGGTCGATATTGAGGGAGGTTGTTTGACCTGCGAGTCCATATACATTTACAGCAGCTGCAACTTGAAAAACATTTCCGGAATCTATTGATGACATTGTCAATCCGATTCTAGGCCTTGCAGGTTTGATTCCAAGAACTTTCTTAGTTATTACACCTACATCTTTCAGCACTATTCTAGTGCTATATGGAACTGTTTTCTGTGCAGGAGTTTTTATGTATCGTTTTAACTCACGAAATGCGATCTGAACAGCTTTCTCAATCTGTTGACTTTCAACATTTTTATTTGTTGGAATACCAAGGTCAAACGACACTTGGTCTACGATTTCTTCAGTCGTCATTTGACCTCGCCTCCTTACTCTGCTTGTGGTACGTTTTCTTGACGCATGTAATATTGCTTCTGGTCGTTATATACCGTGTCAAACAGATGACCCGGAGTCAGACCTTCAATCTTTCTAATGTCTTCAGTTGTACCATCAATCCAAATAGTTGGTTTTCCGGGTGCTTCAGACATATTGTAAAGTTCCGCATTAGTAAGATCTAATACGCTTGCAGATAATCCTTCCGCTTTGCCTTTAGATACTTCGACACCCCCGAATGTATTTCCGCTTAAGTCAATACGTTCATGCAGTCTACATACACCACCATTTACAAGAATACCTGCGTTCATTCCATTGAACTCAGAACGAATGATATCAACTTCACCCGTATAACAATGAATATGATATGCACTATTCCATTTTGTGTTGTCTGTACTTGAACGCATATTCATTCCATTCAGAATTCCACCACCATTCAATGTGATAGATTTAATCTTCGGGAATGTAGTTGTAAGTAACTGCTGATTTCCAAGAATCTCGATATAATGATTACATACGAGAGCTTCACTGATATCAAATGGAGCAGCTAATGAAATTTGTGCAACTTCGCCATCTGCAAGACTCGCCTTGAATTCAGCTGAGTTGTTTGTTTCAATACACTTGCCAATGTGTCCTAAAGGTAATTTGATACCTTTCTGACCAGCTGGAATTGTAGACTGGAATTCATCTACTCCGTCAATACACATAACATCCGAAGTGTTGTTTTCTAACAGCACTCTGAATCTGGCAGATGTATTTACTTTACCTTCGGTCTTTGTAGATACACCAATCTTCAGATCCGGAACTGCAGATTTTGTTTTATGCTCGAACGAACAATTTCGGATTACACATGACTTAACTGAAGCCTCTTCAAGTTTAGGAATATCAGAAGCATTTTCATCAGATTTTCCGCCACGTTTCTTAATAGCAATACATGATTTAGCATGCTGATTTCCTTCAAACGTACATCCATCAATGAGCACATCTACATCTTTTACGCCAATGAGATTCAAATCTACAATGTAATCTCCGATAGTATTAGGGTCATCTATTGTAGCTGAACCGCAATTTTTGAAAGTACAATCTACCAAATGAAGTTTTGTTGTGTTTGTAACATATAACCCTTTGTTAGCAAATCCGTCAAATTCACAGCTTGTAAGCTGTAACTCTACAGATCCTTTATTTTCACCGGCTTCTTGGTCCTTGCTGATTACACCACATTTGGCGTTAGAAGTTCCATGGAAGTTGGTGTTTGAAATATTTACAACTGTTGATTTTCCTGCAGGAATTTCAACGACGATATTACCTTCGACGGTATGGCCGTCACCATCAATGGCAAGAGACTGTCCGCTTCGAACTGAAATTGATTCTGTTACATCCTTTCCAAGGATGATAAGAGAACCTGGTTTCGCAGCGTCTACAGCCTCTTTCAGAGTATCATACTCTTTACCATCAACCGTCACTTTATTAGTGACGGCTACGCTTTTTTTGATACTTTTACCTCAAAGCCCTGATCTGCAAGAGCTTTGCCAGCTTCCATATAGTAGAAAGCTTCTTTGTAATCTTCAACGTCAAATGATACTTTTGGATTTCCTAACTCATCTTTTTCAGTTGCAACAACTGCAAGTTTGAACTGTGCAAGTGGTACTGGGAATGGGAAAGATGTAGTTGCGAAAGGTTCTTCAGCATCAACTGCTCCAAATCCTTCAACATTTGTCGCATATACAGATTCTCCGTATTTCTTGTCTGCTGCTTCAGCACCTACTGGATATCCTTCTTTGAATACCGGTGTGTCAATGTAAGAACCATTCGGTCTCAGGATACTACAGATTGAAGCAGATAGTCTTTCAACGTCTTTTTCTTTGCCTTTATAGACAATCTCTACTAAATAAGCCATTAGAATTACCTCCATAAAAATGTTTTAGTTTGTAGTTCTTACAGTATTTAAGGTGTAGGTACTATATTTGTATCTACACCTCAATCGTCAATTACAACTGGATTATTTCGATAGGATAAACTACATCAACATCTATTGGGTCAATGACAAACTCGTGTTCGCTACGGTTATTATAGTATGCAAGCACTTTGGATTTGGGTATTTGAATCTTCCAGACCTGACGAACATCTGATGAAAATCTACGTGCAAACCATTTAGCTGTTTCTTCATCGTCTGTATAGGACATTGCTGTTCGATTTTCTATATTGTAACCTGTTACACCTCTATAAAGTGTTAGCATGTCTTCGGAGTTGTGTAAGTATTCGATTTCTTCATTGGTCATAAGAGTGTTTTCATCTGCCTTCTGAAACATTTCGACTAGGTCTTTGTAACTTACATTTACATCTCCGGATATGTTTTCAACTGTTGTCCAAATATCATTCAAAGCCATACCTAAATCTTCTGACGATATAATGTTTGCTTCAAACAATAGACGGATATAGAACAGCCTCCAAGGTTTGTTTATATAGAAACATAAGTTCGAGATTGATTTGCAATGTTCCACTTGAATGTTCATCTTTTCTCTACAACAATCTTCAAAATCAGCATCTTCGATAGATACGAATGCAGGCTCACCATTTTTCATTGTATTGCACAATGTAGATGATACCCAAGGGTGTTGAACAGTTCCAAATGGGCCTGCCTGAATAAGTACCATATCGAACATAAGTTTTGCCATTTTCTTGCATTTTGATAAATTTGTTTTCATTTGTAATTATCTCCCTTTCTTGTTATATGTATATTATAGCATAAATTTCTTCAGAAGTCAAATATCTGAAATGCATTAGTTTATATCATCATTGTCAACTTTGATATCTTCCGATAATGGTTCTACTGTGCATACTTGCACTAACGTTGACAAATCTTTGAAAGTTATCCGCATTTTCCACAATCATTCGTGGATAACTTCTATTACTTATTGAAAAATCGAAGTATTGCACAACTGAACCATAAGATTGAAGTTATAAGTATAAGCGGTCGTGTAGATTTGTGTGTATCATCTTTATGAAACTTAATATAATGCAGTAATGACATGACACCTAAGAATATGTAAAGTAAGATTATTGTTGTTCTTTCCGACATTTTTGCACCTCCCTCTACATAATTTAACGATTATTCCATTCCCATGTGACAGTTCCAGAATCGTATACACGAACATAACCGTGTGATTCCATTATTTCAGATTCTGGCAAAGATAAATCAATGGTATCGTCTTTTAAAAATTTCTGAATATTTTGTTTCTGGGCATTGTATCGGTGATATGCTTTATCTGTTTCTAAATCAACCCACATATAACCAGGCTCTGACATTCTTATCATTTCAAATCCTAAGATAGGATAAATTCCCCCAAGGGTATGAGCCCTATGTGAGAATGAACGAATTCGACTTGGATTCAAAGTCTGAACAGCATGTTTGAACAGTTTAGACGCACCTCCTACAACAGTTGTGTTGAGAACTGAACAGAATCTCAATAACTCAACACTGTCTGACAAATCTTCATTCTTACTAGAACCAATCGTGTTTCTAGACTTTCCAAACGTCATAACAGACACTAACTCATCATTTAAGTACAATCCAAATCTCCACTTAGATGAAACATTTCCTTGAATATGATTACTATCAAGAAACTCTTTGCAATCATTGTAACTAACTTCTCTAACTACACAATTTCTAGCATAAATCTTTCTAGTATTACACTTCAACTCATTTCTAATCATTGATTTCACAATATCTTGTTTATGTGTCCACTGATATCCAAATATGTGCAGCAGCTGTATTCCTCTTTCCTCACACATGTCTGTTTTCATCTTATGATATGATGGTGGAGTTACTTCATTCTCTGCAAACATTCTAGAAGAGTTATGACTAATTGTCGGATTACACTCTATCCCATATTTAAACTCAGGAATGTATAAATCGAGTTCTTTAGGTTTTATCTGACTTCTATCATTGTAAACAACTTCCCCTTTGTATATTTCACTTATAAATGTTCTTAATTCGTTTTCCACACATGATACATACTTGTTTACAAGATGTTCTAGATTATTATTCATCATAAACATATTAACTGTAGAATGTGAAACACCTATAGAATTAGCTAACTCATAATATGTAGGTTTCCTATCGAATGCATTAGCAATCCAACTCTCAGGGTCATTTCGAAATGTTCTCCAATTTTGATATACAGATTCGCCTAACTGACTTTTCAAAGATTTTTCTACTCTGCACTCTTCAGAACATACTGTAGTTTTTCGATGTATCTGTTCTAGCGAGATTTCAAACTCTTTTCCGCACATTTCACAAATTGCAATATGTGGGCCATTGCAGTATAGTTGTTGTGAGTTATGAGTTGTAAATTCTTTACCACAAAACTTACATGTTTTCGTATATGTCTTATTAGATACATTCCAGCCTTTAGGCAGCATTTTCTGTGATTCTTTTATTCGCATACTTCTGTATGCCTCTAAACATTCAGTCTTACCGCAAGTATTGATAGTTTCATTGAGTCTGTGATTAGGGACTTTGAATTTCTGTCCGCATACTTTACATGTTTTATAGTGGTCATTAGGGCATACTTGTTGAGTTGGACTATTAGTTATGAACTCTTTTCCGCAGTATATGCAGATACGTTTCCATTGTTTCCCTCTACATTCATAACAAGTGTCTGGGTCGGAATCTTTTTCACATATGTAGTCAAATTCACGCCCACAAACCTTACAAATCCGTTTGTGTGGCTTACCACAATACGAAGACCTATAAGATTTAGGTACGAATTCTTCTCCACATATCTTGCAAATCTTAGGATTAGTAGGCTTGAAAAACGATTGTGACGCTTTTATACATTCAGGTTTCTTACATATCTTAGGAACTTGTGCCTCGCAAACTTGTTCAAATGGTTCTTTACATATGGGGCATATCTTTATTTTCACTTGTCTACAATATTTCTGCCTTGGGTGATTTGTTTCAAACTTTTCACCGCATCCTGGACATATTCTAGTATATTTCATATTCATATCCTCCTGCTCTATGTTATAACGATTCACCGAATAGTTTAGAATATCTTGCAAAGTCAGTAAAATAGCCCTGACAAAGTTGACAGGGCATATATTAGCAATTTTTTAAATTACAACTATGTATTCTTTAGAATCAGAGAAATGTGATTTGTTACTTATTTCCTCTACAATGTTAGAAGAATAAATTCCGGCATCATTTACAACAAACACATACTTGCTACACTTGTATGTTTGCAAACATACGGTTATCCAATCTTCACAATATTTTATTGACCCTTTGTCACTGTAGCTTTCTATATCTGAATATGGTGGGCAAGTTAGCAAGCATTCAAATTTGTGCGTAGTATCTGTTTCGATATTCTGCACAGTTACTTTTGCATCTAAGCCATGAAATTTTCGTATCTCATTGCATTCATTAACTGCACATTCATTTATATCTTGTCCGATGTATCGCTTTCCCGTTGAACATACTCCTAGCATTCTTCCAGAGTATCCTGAAAATGGGTCAAAAACTTCATTATACTTTGACAAGTATTTCGTTGTCAAATACCTAGCTAATACTGGGTTAAATGTTGAAACCTTAGGAGCGATTTTTGTGACATTAAATCCAGAAAGTACCTTTGAAGGGTCTACTGAATTTATGTATATTCCTCGATTACGAATAACTTTCTTGAGGATGCCATCATTATACCACGCGTCATATGGTGAAAGATGACCTTTGACATTTGCTTTGTACATTGATTTATGAAACTGTCGAATAGATGATATTCCTAATTTACATTTTGGAACGTAATGTTCATTTGTATATTCGCAAAGTCGTTTATAATCTTTCTTAAGACGTTCATAGCTGTATTGTGGATAGGGGAACGTTTGTAAACTCCTACACCAGTTGAATATGTAAGATTCATAGTCAAATATTTCTGAATCTTGCGATAGAATATTCAACAACCTGTCAATATCAGAATTGAAGCTACTTTCTACAATTACAAAATACCTGCAATCAGGTGATAGGGATAATGGTCTTATATCATCATAGTCCTCTAATACAGATGTTCCGTTTGGGTCATCTAAGTAGCTATGATAGTAAACTCCGTCACAATCGACATACATATTGAAATCCGGTAAGTAGAAATCCCACTTATGTGAATAGTTATGATTAGTAGTCATAATCTGCATTTGGTAGTTTATCTTATGATTCAGCAATACATTCTCTGTTTTTGTTTCGAGTGTGCTTGATTTAACACTTACATGCAGATCAGGGTTATGTGATGGGTGATCATACCCTGTTCTGTCTTTGTATTTTGCGAACAGTGTATTCTTCACGTCAGGATTATGCATAGGGTGGTCATATCCTGTTTTCAATCTATAAGATTCTCTCATCTTATGCTGGATTTCTGGAACTTTCAACGGACTATCTACTCCATACTTATCTAAGCAATTTTGTTTTACATACTCTTTTCTGCATGTTTCGGAGCATGTTGATGGAATTTCAGAAACACTTCCCAGTCCTAACTTCACTTCAAAAAGCTTGCCACAAATTTTACATTTTTGATAATGTGCATCTTTGCAATAAATCTGTGAAGTATGAGAAGGTTCGAACGGCTTACCACACCATTTGCAAATTCTAGTTTCAATATTTTTATTTCGATTGATATAGGCAAGTTTATCACTGCATGATTTAGAACAAGTGTGGGGTGTAGAATTATTACAAATAGCTTCAAATGACTTTCCGCACACCTCACATGTTACTTCAATCGATTTATTGCAGTAATGTTGGTTTGAGTTCGCAGGTATGAATGATTGTCCACATCTAATGCATTTTCGAGTTGTGTTACTTAAAATTTCTTTCTTCGCAACATATTTTATCTTTCTAATACACTCTGGAGAACTGCAACATTCAAAACTGTCAGGGTGACAGTATGATTCAAAAGATTTTCCACAAACTTTACATTCTTTCATTACAGTCTTCTTGCAATAGGATTGTCTTCCTACTGCTTCAAATTCCTCACCGCATAATTTACATATCTTCTTCATATTAAGTATCCTCTACATAGATTAACGATTCATACAGATAAAAAATAGCCCCAACAGATAGCAATTCTGTCAGGGCTAAATTTATTTAGAAAGGAGAACTTAATGTCTTTTCAGATTAAAATGTACCTAAGATCTTGCCACCTACAACGCTGTCAGGGTTTACAATCTCGCTAGCATACATTGTGCAGTGACCTTGCTGAACGGACATATCAGATAATCCAATCGGCTGAGTAGAAGTAATTGGCATGTATTCCCCGAAGAGGGCAGAACTTCTACGAATGTCGGCTGATTTACAACCCATTACCCACTCATCTGGGTTGAAATTCGGATCTACATAAACTTCGAAGTTGTCAAGACGACCTGCATGGTATGGACCAACTACGTCTTCGTTGTTGATTGCCTGGAAGCCGTAAATCATTCCGATGTATTCTGCTGCGTTGGAACCACAAACGATTCTGTTAGGTCTGCTTAAGTGTGTTCTCTGATATACAGAAGCTGCAGCCTGGTTCAATTTAAGTTTGAACATGTTCAGGTAATCAGATGGTACAACAGAACCATTTAATACTGGAGCTGCATCCCAGTTGAACTGCGGATTGATTGTAGCGGCTTTACGAAGTTTTGCGAAACATGCACTGTTGATTTCAGCTGTAAGTTCACCGATAGCTGCTTCTTTAGCCATCTGACTAATGTCTCCGCCGTATTCCTGCTGTGCTGCGAATGCACTAAATACTGACCAATAGCAAGCAAGTTCATGTGCTTCAGCAATAAGATTGATTTCATCTAACTGAAGATATCCTTTTGCCATTTTTGCACCGTAGTTACCTGCTTCATCTGGACCTACTGTTTCGTTGTCGTACTGGTATGTCGCTTTTACGTTGTTTCCTTCGCCTTCAGCCGGAGGTGTTGTAAGGCTGATAGCACCGTTGCTGTAATTGATGAAACCTGCGTCCTTACCTTTGTTGTCTACAAGAGCACCTGCACCGTTATCTGTATACGGAGTTGTTACACCGTTTTCAACAGCGTAAATTGTAACAGAACCTGGAAGGATAGGTGTGTATGCTGCGAACATTGCTGCGTAATCACCTTCGCCTACGATTTCATTACGAACAAGTCTACCTGTGAAGTTCGGGTCTACACCCTGGCTGTTTACCAACGGACTTGACAGAACTGTTCCTTTACTTGTTTCTCCTTTTGTGTTTTCAGCGATGAATTTGAAGTAAGGAATCAGCTGCTGACGGGAATTCATTGTTACAGAACCGAATACATCAAGTACGATAAGTTTCTGAACGAAGATTGGCAGTAATTCCAGGAAGTCTGGTCTTGCCATGATGTTTGATGTATTTGTCGCTGCTGTAATACTTCTTCTGATATTTGTTTTTAACTGATTTGCAAAAATAGCTTTTTCTGGGCTAAGTTTAATGCCTGCTGTAATCGGCTGTGCGCCTTTTCTTGTTACCTGAGATGCGATGGAAGTTCCAGCTGTAACAGCTCTTCTAGATACCTGACGGTTCTGAGGCTGAATACATCTTGTGGTAGATTTAATTGCCATAATGTCTACACTCTCCTATATAAAATTTTTATCCATTATTTTTAAACTGTTGCTACACCATCTTCTGGAAGCTGAAATGCTTCTTCGTCAATGGATGGAGCTGCGGGGATACCGCTTGTATTTGTAGCAGCAACTAACTTCTTGAGCTCAGACGGAGTAGTTGTCGTACAAATTGATATGTCACCTAAGTCTTTTCCCAAGATGTTTGCATACAACTGTGCGTATGCGTCTTGATATGATTCGACAAGTTCAAGTGCAGTTTTCACATCAGCTTCAAGCTCTTCTATCTTTTTATCACGGTTTGATAGCTCACTTAAGTGTTTGTCCCTCGTGACGGTTTCACGGAGCTTCCCTCTTAAATCAGCAATAGTTGAATCTTTGTCTGATTCAGAAACTTCACTTGCGGTGACTTTCTGTAATAAATTAAGGTTCTTCTGACCTAGATGATTTAATCTGTTTTGTAACTGTCTGTTTGATAGCACCTGTTCATGATATTTATTAGAATAATCAGATAACTGATTTCTAAGACCTTGACATGCAGTAATTTCATCTGACAATCTGTCATTGATAGACTGAACGTGTTCTTTAAGTCTTGTGTTTGCGTGGATGACTGTTCTATACTTAGAAGTCAATTCTTCATTCTTGCTTTGTAATATTCGTATCTGGTCATCTGTGATACGTTTTACAGCCTGAAGTTTTCTACTACTCTGAATAGATTCATTATTAGAAACATCTTCAAGTTGAGCAGTCTTAGACGCTAATTCATCTTTAAGGGCTCGATTCTCTTTAATTGTTTTTAAATACAATGAAAGTAACCCGTCAAGCTGTTCTGATTTAACATCGAGAATTTCGTCATCGTCTGTTGTTTCCAATTCTGATTTTCTTGTAGCTAAATCATCTTGAATAATTGAGTTATCCGGGAAAACTTCGCTAATCACATCGATTGCTTCAGAACTGTAAATACCAGGTAAGTTAGCTTTTACAGACGCTACAATTTTCTTATATTTCATCTGAGACTGAACATCTGTAGACGCTGCAATTTCAGTGAATTTAGGAATTGCGTCATCATATGCAGGGAAACCTACAAGGTCAAATCCTCTGAATAAGAATGTTTCAGGGTCTACATACCCATCATCGAATACGTCTCCAGCACCTCTTACAGATATACCAAACTGAACACCTGCATCTATAAATGTTTTTACAATCCTACCAACTGGAGTATCAATCAAGTCGAATTTCCCAAATACTTCGCCGTTGTCATCAATCCAACCATCTCTCATGATGATACATCCGTTACGGAAATCTCCACAACCTGGGTCTTCAGGATGACCTAAGAATCCGATATAATGACCAAGTTTGATGTAGTTTTTGAACTCTTCAGAGTTGAATACGCCTTCCCAAACAGGTCTAGTAATATCCATACCATTTGCATTTGTAACTGTTGCATCTGCACATTTACCTTCAAATGTACCAATAACTGATGAAGGACTTATAGTTGTGTCAGGTGCGATAGAATTATTGTTGTTATCCAATTTTTGTACCTCCATCGCTTAGTCTTTTAAAATCTTACCAGACAATCTTAACATACCGCCTAACAGCATGTTCTTCGCTAATTCTCCAATGATGCCACTAGTGATGGGTTCATTGTCAATTTCTGTTAGCTCTTCATATGTATTTTCATTTACTTCTTCAATCTTGTCAACTGTATCTTCTGTTACTTCGATAGTCTGTGTTTCCGACTCTTGTTCTAATTCATAAACAGAAGACCCTACTTGTAACTGAAGTTTTCCGTCGATAGTTTCTGTGATACCTATCTGATAATCACTCAATTCTTCAATACCTGATAGAATTTCTAAAAGGGCTGACGGAGTGAATATAAGTGTTTCTTTCTCCATGATACTACCTCCGATTTAAGAAAATTACATCGCTACTTCATCTGCCAGATAACGTCTAGCGTCTAACAGCTCCTGATAGAATTCTTTACCAACTGTTCGTTCTAATACTGCAAAATCATCTGACTGCAGGCTGTCAATAGTGTCGATAAGAGCTTTCAGCTTGCTGTCTACATCATACAAATCTGCAATTGCTACGGCAGAAGATTTAATTACTTTTTTCATATTTTTTACTCTCCTTTTGATTTAAAAATATTTCATATACATATATAAGTTCCTCAAGCAGGTCACCGCATTCATAGTCTTCAAACACTGTATCGTCTATATTGTTCAAGCAGTCGAGTGTGTTTCTAACCGACTCTTCTAACTTGTTAGCTTGTTGTTTCTGACTATCTGTATATTGACCAAATACTTTACTAGAACTCATACGTTTAAATAGTTTTGAAAACATCCTTTGTCACTCCCAACATTGCCATCTCAGTCTATCACCAAGCCTTGCATCCGGATATAGTTTGTTGATACCTCCAAGCTGTTCCATACCACCAAGCTGTATTTTCCAAATGACTTGGACTACTTGGTTAACACCTACTCTTAAGATTTGTTTCTTAAGAAGGTCACGATTTTCAGGTTTTTTCATATCCCAGTTCTCTTCGTCTGGAGGAGCAATTCTGTAACCTGCTAGCAACCCATTATCTCCGCTATCAACATAATCTTTTCGTGACCACAGGCCTGCCTCTGTTATGAAGATGTAATCTTTCCCTTTAGGTCTAAACTTAGATAATGTACCTAACCCAATGAGTCCGCTGAAAACTACATCAATGCACTTTGGAAACTCAGCTTCGGTTTCAGGTACGATATCTCTAAAAGATATATCTGAACGCATATAATCGGGAGTAATTAACTCACAGTTTATAATGTCTTCAGACTCTCTTTCATTAAACATAGGACCTAATCCTAAGTACTCTCGATTGTTGTTAAGATTTATATCGTATCCATCAGCTCCAAATCCCGGACACTGTATCATATAATCTTTGAATCGTTCTTCTTCCGTACCTGGAACAACACCTATCCCTGCAGGATAACCGTGTTCATCCTCATCTTGATTTAAGAGTCCCATGGTTCCAAGAGAGATGTATTTTGGAATATAGTGATTGAGAAGTGCCCAACCCTGATTCAATATTCCATCACCTGTTAAGTAATGTCCTATACCTGTAAGCAAACCGTTTGTAGAAGCGTTGTGCCCTGTGTGCTCACTTACTACTTTCTTTGTAGGTACATCTATTACTTTTAGTGATACATTATGTCTTAGAGGAATTCGTTTAGAGGACTCAAGTATGCTGTTATCAAGTATCATCTATACAATCCTCCCTTTATGGAATTTCATCAGGATTGTTTTCTTCATCATGGTAATGTTTTGTAGTTGTGCGAAGTAGATATATCCCCTGTATCGCTTCTGAATACTCACGTGGAAATAATTCAGGTTTCTGTGGAGGTTGTACATCTAGTCGCTGATGAAGGTTAGGATTGGTAAATCCGACTTTATCCCGATTCAAATCGTCTTGTGAAGCAGGTTTCCAAGGTTTACCATCGCCAATAACATCTACTCGTTTATGTGCTATGACAATCACCTCTCTTCGCTTACTTAACAGTATCATAGAAGGTACTCTTAATACTTACCATCGTCTTTTATTTTATGTCCGTTTTCATCTATATGAATGTATTCAGTATTCTGTGGATTTAATGACAGTGCGTCACCTACTCGTATCATTCGAGGATTTACAGCAGGTTGTGGATGTAAGATGTCGTTAGACCTATCATCATCGATAGAGTAAATCGCTTCGTCTAACTCTTGCTCCAGTTGACGATTCAGACGTAAGTTCCAAAGTGGTTTATCTTGATACATTGGTTTGATGTAATCATCTGGATAAGACACATTTACGTCTTGTGGACCATAACCTATGTCGAATATTGGACCTAGTAGCGATTTCGTGATATGTTCGTTGTTAGACATCTGTAACGAATACAGTGCACGCCATCCCGGATTGATATCCTTGTTAGGTTCTCCTTCTGCTTCTGAATTTCGATACCAAACTTTATTTCGTTTGTGTGCTGTATTTATGCTATGCTTCTCTTCATCATACATCTTCTGCATTCGAGCATAATCCTCACGTCTGTAAAATCCTACATGTGTAGACCCAATAGACATATTAAGGTCATTTGTATTCGTCAATCGAGCATCTACGGATATCTTTGTTCTGACATCAAATCGTACGCCTGCATACTGCATGAGGTACATTCCAAGCGGTCTGACGTACTCTATACAAGCGTCTACAGGTTTTTGTGTTGCGAAGTATACAACATCAATGTAGCCTTTATCGGTATACGGTGTTACATAAACTGCATTTACAGGGATAGATGTATCTTCCAGTCGGTTGTATAATATATCTTTTTCTTCTCCATACTTTAAAATATTGAATTGGGCTAAATTAACTTCTGCAGCAAGTGTTACCCCATCTTTACTTCCTTTAAGACGTATCATAGACGCAAAATATAAAAGTACTAGTCTGTTGAACGCTGTGGGTAATCTATCATCATATACAAATCCTTTAGTATCTCCTAACATCCAAATGAGATGTTCAGGTACACGAAGAGGATCGTACAAGTCAGGTAGATTTTCAATGTCATACTTCAATCGAGTTAAACACTCATTGAACCACTCAATAAAGAATCTAAAATCTGCAGATTCTTTATACACTTGAGGTATTGATATATTTTTAAAATTCAACTTAAGCTTCCTCCTTTCTGTTATACAATACAAGATTTCAAAAGAATAGGTGCAGACATTTACATGACCTGCACCTATATCTCTATCTTAATACTTATAGAAGTTAAACGCCCTGTTCATCATTTAAGTCGTCTTTATTCTTTTCAATGTAACAAGCTGAAACTTCGTACGCAATTCTTGGAGTTTCTTCTTTATTACCGTTTTCGTCATGTTTGTAATACTCTCTAGACTGAATACGGCCTTTGATATTTAACTTAGTTCCAAGTTCTAAGTTAGCAGCAAATCGAGCATTCCTTCCCCAACAGATACATGGAATGTAATCTGATTTGCCGTACGGTCTGTTTACTGCAAGTAAAACATCACAAACTTCTCTGCCGAGCGGTGTTTTTCTGTAACAAGGTTCTTTGCAAACAAATCCAGTAAGCTGAATATCGTCTTTGTCGTATACTGTATCGTCTACCTGTTCGATTTCTCTTACAAATAACTGAAGAATCAATTTGTTCTTTCCAAGTACATCATCGTGTTTGTTGAAAGACCGGAACTGTCCTGTTACTTTTACACGAGTACCTGTAGGGTCTACATCAATCCCTGCAAGTCTGTCGCTTACAATACATTCAATTCTGTCAATATTACCAGAAGTACGCTGTGATTGTAATGTTACAGTATAAAAACCTTCTCCAAAAATTTCGTGACTGTATCTGTAGTTAGATACAAGTGTACCTACTACTTCTGCAATGTTGTTATCTGCTTTCTTTGTTACTGTGTCCATATGTATTTCCTCCAAATGTTATTTAATAATTCTATAAGTATTATAGGTGTGTATCATATATAACGATTCTTTACTTGTCTTTTGATTTTATCACATAAGATGGATGAATTCTAATGTTTTCACTAGATTCGCCTGGGTCTACAAAATGTGCAAATGAGATGTAATTAAAATAATCTATATCGCAATCCTGCCAGATAATTCCATAGTAACCAGTAAGTATAGAACCGGGGTCAAAATGTCTTATTCGACTATCGCATTTTTCAATTACATCTATGATTTCCATGATGGTAGGCAATACACCAATCTGTCTATTAGCCGGTGCAAAATACAGAGCCAATGCTTCTTTAGCTTTCTTAATAATTGTTTTTGCAACGTCTTGTGATACTGGCTTGTACGGTGTTATTGTACCTACTGCGTACCAATTGAATATTCTCAAATAACCAAACTGTATTTCTACCGACATTGCTTGAAGAGGTCTATAGTCTCGTATGACATTCTGTACAAACTGAAGCGGTGGTTTGTACTGAATAAATTTTGGCTGTTTCTTTATCTGAGCTTCTGATACTTCCCCTTGACCCCAAGAACTGTTCTTGAAATCATTGTGAATTGCAAAACACATCGCTGTGTATGTTTTGAAATTGGCTGCAAATACGAACTTCTGTGGATCGGTAGGGTCAAATCCTAATCCAAGTACTTCCTCCCAGTCGAAGATAGGTTCCCCTTCTGGAAAATCATAATTTGTAATATACTTCTTTGCTTTCTGCGAATCTGTTAAGTTTTCATCATTGTAGATTGCAAGATTGATTTCAAGTGCTTTTTGACAGTCAATTACAACACCTGTATCTACACCTGGTTCTCTTCTTAAGAAGCGTGTATAGTCTGGAAGTGTTACAAGACTGTCGAATGTATTTATGAAATTTCTTGAATTATGATACGCCTCTTTAGCAGTTTCAGGACTCTGACCAGTTACTGCATAAGTATGTGGAAGCTCAACTGTATTTGACAAGTTAGAAATTGTAAATGCATTAGGGTCATCAGGTAAATCTTGAACCTTTGCAGGTAAGAAGTTAGTTAATACATCTTTACCAACACAGCCGATAACACCTGAACAGTCAATCCAGTAAATAATGAGCCAGTTACTATCATAATTCTGGAGCTGATTTAGGTAATTACTAATCTGTATCTGTGCATTCGAGTAACTGTCATATGTTACTGCGAATCTAGGCTCAGGTACAATGAATTCTGCGTTTGAAGTGCACTGTATCCATTGAGTTCTAAGAAATTCATCATCACTCAGACTGGATTTGGCCTTTATCCAAATCGCTGTTGTATCTAGATGCTGTGAAGGTAAGTCAATGATATAGTTATTCTGTTTTACTTTCTCAACAGATATGCTGTAACTTCTTAACTCTCCTTCAATTGCAACACGAGTTACTGACTTACCAGGCTGAATATGAACTTCGTCTGTATCTGCAAATACATTGAGGTTCTCAGTAAGTACCGAACGCTTACTTCTTGTTTCATTTGCACCATATGTGTTTGTAAGCGGCAGAATGTTGTAAGTGATTACTCTTGACTGGTTTGTGATATCTGTATAAGCATTCAGTGTACAGAAATTTGAACCGTTAAATCCAAAATCAACTGTTACAGGCGTAGCCGAGTTGTTTAAGAATGTTACTTCTGTTCTTGCAGCTTTGTAGAAACCTAACTCATATCCAAACAGTCCAAATATCTTCTCTGCGTTTTTTCTTTGCTGCACAGATGGAGCGAACAATTCATTTGCAAGTATATCAACTGATACACCTAGCATGTCTGCAATAGACGCAAGATACTTACTCATTACAACTCCAGGGTCAGCATCAGCTTCAGGCTTCCAAAGTTCTGTTAATTTCGGTACCATCTCATAGAAATCTTTCAAAATAGATTGATAATCTCTTGATGTGTATTTAACAATCCCTTTAGAGGTACCGTCTATATTCATTTCATCGCTCATGTTTTATCATCTCCTTTCTTAGTTTCCTTCTGAATTAAGTTCTACTTCCGCTGTAGACTGATAGATAGTCTTAATAGCACATGTGAACTCTAGTTTATTGATATCTGTAAATTTTGATACTTCGTCTTGACGTCCTGTATAGGCAAGCCCATCGATAAATTCTGTTTCGTCTGCGATACAATAAGGCTCATGGAGCTCTAACTGTTTCTTTATAGAATCTTGAATAATAGATTTTTGATTCTCTGTATTGTATGTAAAAAGGTATTTTCTCAGGCCTACTCCGAAGTTTGGTTCATTATAGAGTTCTGTAGGTTCTGTGAGTATAAGAAGTTTTGAGCGATTTGTTATGGACTTATTGTCTTCATACAACGCTACTTTATTCTGTGCTACATTTATCATGTTAGGCCAAGCCCACGAATTAGTTTTAGCCATTTAATCTAACACCTCTATTCTAAATCAGTCGCACCTGCAAGATAACTTGCACCGGTCAATCCTAATACTACAAGATTGTTCATTGTGTTGTTTGTCGATGATAATAGTACTACGTCTCCTGGATTAGGCCTGTGAGGCATAACTAGCCCAGGATAGTATGGAAGATTTTCATCCTCTACATACCGTTTTTTGCCATTAGAGTCTGTACGCTTCCAAGGTCCATGAATATTTGGTATTCTGACCTTTATCATGATAGAACCATCTCCTGTGTAGTAATAATCAACTGCGTATCCATATACAAACATAGTGAATTTCTCCTTCCGTAATGTGTTAGATTATTGAAGGTGATACACTTATCGCTTATATCTCTGCGGTCTCTTTACAATCTTGTAAAAAGTCTTCTCACAGAGATGAGATATCTTCTTCTGAAATGTCTACAACTGAATATGTTGTTGTCTTTTTAATTTTGTCTATGCTTTCAACTTCATGAAATGTTCCATCTGGAGACAGCCAACCGTAGTCTTCTGTTGAATGTTCCTCTTCATCCAACATACGTTCTATAAATGATGATAACCATTCATCTTTAGGGTCACTTTCAATAGGCTGCCCAGTTTCATTCAATACTGCATTTCTTGAATAATTAGGTACATGTTTTCCATAGCTATTTCATACCAATTTAGATACTTATCTCTTTCCTTCTCTACATCTTTTCGCATTTTCGACTCTTTTGAATATCTCTCGAATATATCAAACTGACCTGCAATGTCAGGTTGTTCATCTGGGCTATATTTCACAAGTCGAAAACTATTATCTTGTGTGTTACCTTCGAATTCAGCACGTCCTAGTAATATATCTTCTGCATTTCGTCTGAGCTCTTTTTCAGACATATCTGTGCCACACATACACGACAGAAGCAAATCCATAACTTTCTCAAGCGGACGTGATTCTAAATAAAACCACTCCCTTGCAAGGTTTGTAATGAATTTCCCTGATACACTAAATCTAATTTCTTTTGTCTTAGCTTCCATATCTTCTACTCCTTTGTATATTTAATCTACTCGTATCAGTGTATAGCACCTAAACATCTTTTTCTTATCTTCATCGTCTTTGTTATTTAAGTTTCTTTTAACAGTTGTAACATTAGAATGAAGATGCCTTGCGCATTGCGCCATTGATTGATAGTATGTATTATTTTCTAAACAGTATACTTTCACTTTACCATTATGCTTTCTTACATTAGGCGAAGGTGGATATGGTCTTTTCCAACTTCTATCTGTTGACCATTCTAGATTACTTAATTCACAATTATACTTGTCACCATCTATATGTCGTATGTAGTATCTTCTGTTGATTAGACCATCTTGTTCGATGTAATCAGCAGGAAATCCTTTGAATGTTCCTAATACGAGTTTAGCAAGACTAACATGCCATCGCTTGTTATGTCCATCAGATAAATTAACTTGTAGAAACTGATAGCCTTTCTTTCCGGATAGATATGGCATGATAGCCTTCTTCTTAATAATTCCTCCTGCACTATCTAGTCTGTATACCAGACCTGTTTCCGACACAGCATAGCTATCTTTGTATCTTTCATCATACACAGGAAGTATCTTCATAGTGTTGACCCCCATTCCTCTAATATATATTACACAATGAATAACGATTTTTACATCTGTACTACTGAACTTTTGAAAACTCTTATAGCTTCATTGATACGTTTATCCTTTGCAGGGATACCAGGAGCTTCATACTCATCACACCATATGATAGCCGCCTGTCTTGCACCTTCTTCATTATTAGGTACAGCTAACATCTTCTTATGACAACCTGTATACTGAGTAGTTACCTCTTTCCACATGAAATTCAACTGACCTGTTAAATTAGTTTTCCAATCAGGTACTTCTCGAAGGAAAGCTTGTTTTCTAGACCAATATGTCCACTGGCAGATTCCTACACCGGGATTAGAAGCCCCTTTCTGAACAGCTGCAATGTTGTATCCGCATTCTGCATATATGTTGCCAGATACACCTGATGCCGCTGCTAAGTTGTACCCTTTACTCATAAGAAATTCTACTATCTGTTTAGCTACCCCGTTATCAATGCCGGATACATTTACATCAATTCCACCTTCTCCTCCCATTCCGGGAACACCTATGGCACCTTTGAAGAATGCGCCAAGTGCAGTTGTATAGTTGATAACTGAGAGTTTGAATGGTGTTGTTGATAGTGTTGATTTTCCATTTTCTGTTAAGTATCCGACCTCTCGCATAACTGCATCATCTTCATCGTTTTCTACATAGTATAGAAGTCCTCCAACCATTCCGCCAATCCCTGAACCCGAAGTAGAACCATCCGATACAATCACATTGGAGCCGGATAATGGGCCAGAATCTAAATTTACAGCTGCATGAGCACTGTCATTTAATAGTACATCTCCAGGAAGTAGATACTTATCAGAAGTGAGATACTGAGAATGTGTGAGAAGTGTAAATCCTCTTGATACAAGTGCACTCCTCATTGAATGTGTAGTTAACTGACCTAAACTTGCCCATTGTGAGTTGTTCATTATGTGTCCTGTTGCGGCTATATTTGCACATGTAAGTGCGGAACAATCTGTGTCACATCTAGTTGTAATTGCACTAGGGTTCCAATTTACTTCTCTAAGTCTGTTGAAATATGTTGTTCGTCTTGCCCAGTCATATCCGATATTTTGATTCTTACATGCATCACGTTGTAATGTTGCAAGTTGTATACCCATTTGAAGGTCCTTAGGTCTGAGAACACAGTTCCAAGGTCTACTGTACCAGTTCTTTATGTTAAGCTCTCCACCTGATTGATTACCAGGATTAGGGTCATATACTTCCCCATTACCGCCTATCGACGCTTGACCTATCATGTCTACATCACCTCATTTTGTAATCTATCATTAAAATAGGATTACATCTATTGATATAATCCTATGTGTTCTTATCTACTCACAGATTCAATATAATATCTACCAAGTACAATATTACCTCTACAAGATAATATTTCTTTTCCTGAATCACATCTGTTAGAAACAGTTCGAACACTTACTAACAAGAACTGCGATGCTTCTGTATAACTTCCGAATTCATGTATAGAACTTGGAATGATATTTCCATTTGAGTCTTTCTGATATATTCTTACAGCGTTACCAGCAAGTGTACAATCACTTGCGTACATTGCTTTTGTATTACCTTTGTAGAGTTTTAAGTTGTCAATGGAACAATTCTCTGCGTTACCATCTTTGAAAACAACTGTTTCAAATTTTCCAATTGGCTCATCTCCGAATAATCTCCAAACAGTTTCTGCAACATAGAAGAAAACATCATCTCCATCTAAGTCATCACAAACAGCGTAAAATCGTTTCTGTCTTTTCTTATGATACTGTCCGTATGAAAAACACACACGCTTGTATGTTCCATCAGGTTTCTTACATCTAACATTTCCTAAATTTGAAACTTCATACTTACTGAATTTTTCACTTAATACTTTATACTCTTCTGTCATTTGTATATCCTCCTAACGATATGTTATCTTTTGTTATACATATATTATAGCATAAATTTCTTCAGAAGTCAACTATCTGAAGTACATTATTTCTATGTGTTGTATAATATAACGACGATTACCAATCGGTATAGATGTCAACTCGGTCACTTCCACTATTCATATCATAAAACTTACCTGCACCTAAAGAGGTCATTATACAATCTCCTTTTTTCATACTTGGGATTCTTTCAGGTCTTGCAAGTACAATGTATTCATTCGCGTCTCGAATTGTACCATCTTGACGATTGACATGACGACCAGGTATACTAAGACCACCACCTGGTAATACTCTTTGTGAGTAGTAAGTTTCAACATGTCCGTTGAAGTTCCAAACACCTGTTGTAGGATTACAAGCTTGACGCTTGATTCTGTAGCCTTTCCAGGACATTGTATCTCCTGTGTATGCAGCTGTAGGTTTTATACTTCCAGATCTTCCGGACGTCGACTGAGGTAAAACAGTACCGCAGTACTTGAAATAAGAAGATTGAACGTATTTGACAACATCTCCCGTATGTGGGGCATGAATAGCGGAGCCATTTCCTACAAATATTCCACAGTGTGTTATGTTACTTGTACTACTACCCTTAAACAGCATGTCTCCAGGTCTAAGTTGTGATGCACTTATCTTTGTGCACATGTTGTAGAAACCTTGAGCAGTAGTACGACCTTTGTCAAATCCAGCTTGTTTGTAACACCAAGCGATAAGCCCTGAACAATCGAAAGAGTTCGGACCCGCAGCTCCCCATACATAGGGTTTTCCTAATACAGACTTTGCAGCTGCAACAACTTTGTTACCAATCTCGCTATCGCCTGTCCCAATAAGTACACCATTAGGATTGTATGTAAGTTGTTTAGATGTTCCGATTGTAAACATCTCAGGTTCTAAGAGCTTTTCGACATCATTGATGTTTGACACATGTTCGTCTAGCCACAATACCCAATTCTTATAATGTTTCTTCTCCCAACTGATATTCTTAAGTTCAGTCATATTTGCAATAATACCATTCTTACCATACACACCTAGAATCTTAAACTGCTCCAGATAATAATCTACAATTTTATCATTCTCTGTCACTGACTTTGCAAGTTGAAATCGAACCCACATACCAAGTACAGGTGGATACTTACGAATACAAAATGATAACTGATATATTTCTTTCCGAGCTTCTTCAAGTGTCCTTGCTTTACATACACAATATAGCCCAAACGGTACTTTACTCTTTTCAGCAAAGACACACTGCTCATGAATTTTTGGATTTCTGTAGTATACTTCTTTATGTGCAGAATTGTATAAATATCCTGCTTCAATGATAACACCTGAAACATTATTCTTTTTCCAAACATCGTACTTAGGTGTAGGTGAATTTCTATCAAGTGTAACAATGAAATACTTTAAGAAGTCCCAGTTTATAGAGTCTCTAATTATATAACTTCCGCTTACAGCTGAGCCGTATGCAGTCAATTCATTGAAACTTTGTTCTATTATTCCAAAAGCTTGTTCACCTATCTTGTCAATAAGTCCTTGAATGTCCGTACCTGAAGTTGTCCACCCGTTTGTACCGTTAGAGGTTACACCTCCACCATTTGTAGAACTTCCAGGTGAACTTTGATTGTCTGCAGGAGGAGTGTATTCCGGAGCGGGTTCTGTAGACATTCTAGATGATTTGTTATTCGAAGATTTCTTGCTTACAAAAGCTTTCTGACCCTCTAACTTATCATAATTAGGCATTGCAGATGTATCAATGTATATTGTGAAATTTCCTGAAGGTGATTTGCTTCTAGAATATTCGTACCCCAAGTTTCGTGCAGCTTGAATGGATACCTCTCCCCATCCTGATTTATCTTCGCATGTATCAAATACACAACAATATGTCGCTGAATGTTTAATGTTGTCAACAAGTAGACCTACTGTTCCAATAGGGTATTTATTCATCTGAGACTTAGGGACACATACACCTGCTACTTTATCGGAGGGAGCTTCAAATCCATATTTCTTAAAGAACTGTGTATGACTACCCTTTGAGGTTTCTATGTCCTCTATTTCTGAGCCTTTTGTGCTTATTCGGAGATTGAATGTTCCGCTCTTTACTACGACCTTGGACAACCATATCACCTCCTAGTTCTACTTCCCCTGATTCAATCAATATATTTGCGTCCCAATACTTTGAATCAAGCTTCCATACAGGATACTGAGACCGTAGGTCAAATGTAAATGACCCGTCTATGAAGGATACAGGGTCTTGTTTGTAGTATTGTCTACCCCATATCCTGACAGGCCATTCTGACTTATTGACTTTATTTAAACATTCAAAATGTATGAATTTATCATACTTTCCGAGGACGTTCCCCTGTTCGATTAAATCTCCCTCGTCCACTAACACTTCTGATAGATTACAATATCTGAAAGATATGATAGAATTATACTGTACACATACTACATGTTTCTCATCTGTATTGTACCCGACGTATGTAACAACACAATGACAAACGGCGTATGCGGTTTTTGATTTTTCAAACAGGTCAATTCCAGTATGAAACTCTTTCTTTGTGATCTCGCCTTGTTTTCGAGCTACATCATAAGGATTAACAATGTCAGCGTCTCCTTTTGTAACTAAACAGTTCTTTATCTTACCCATGTTTACTCCTCATAAGGCATAAGTAATGTGTATGTAGATTCAAACAACTGTTTATCACAAGATACGATTCTTCTAGAATTATCAAGATTTAGAAGCTGAACTACATAATCACCAACATATAGCCTGTAATGTTTATCTTCACCATTAACAAGTTTGATACAATTTTCAGTATAGATGAAATCCATCTTTGACATAATATCCTCTGATACAAAATCAGATACCTGTTTCACTGACTCATAACTACCATCGAACTGACAAGCTCTTACTACTGTACCGAATCTGTCTACATACATGTTTGCTATTGTCATTTACTTATACCTCCTGTTATTATATTAAATGTTTCATGTAACTGAAGTCTGGATATAGATGACCAAAATCTACTTTGCTAGTAGATATGATATTATCCGTCTGTTGTTTCGCAGTTCCGTAACTCCCTTTACCTGATACAAAGATGTTCTGGGTTGTTGCAACTTCGTTTGCACTACTCATAACAAGTCGTTGAAGCTGAAGTGTTGTTGTGAACTCTACTGAGATGGTATGAGTTACACTTACTATATTGTATACTCCTGTTACAGGTGATACTGTGTTTCCAGACATTACAAGTAATGATACGGGTTGTGCTACTGTATACTTTTTAGTACTTCCAGGAATAGTAACACTGAAATCTCCTGCAAACTGTGTTGCAAGTGCATTTACGTCGTTTATAATATTTGCACTTTGAAATACATCTGATAATGATGAAGACCAGCTGTTTACTATCTCCCCGTCTTGTACGATAGCGTTACCTGACCCATCTACAATAAATCCTACGGTAGAGAAATTCATGTTGGCTATGTTATAAGAAACACCATTATAAGAACCTGTAAGCGACAGTATGTTTGTTTTAGATGTACCATATTCTAACATATCAGATAATCTCGCGACATTAAGACCTGCATTACTCTTATAGTGAATCGTACCAGGTTGTGTCATTGTTGGTTCATCTACCCAATATGAAAATGATGTAGATTGCAAACTATTGTCTGTTATACTTTTCTTTAAGAAATCTGCTACAGGTGAAACAGTTGTGTTGTTCATTACCTGACTGAGTGATCTTGCTTTGCGAGTATCAAGCCCACCTGCGTCACGAGTTTGATTGTACGATTTTGATAATCTAAGAAGCCCCGGAAAGGTATCATAGTCATCAGATGTACTATAAACACCTCTAACATAACTATTGAATGAAGTTGTAAGTGCTCCATGACTGACGTATGTAGGTGCGTCATTGTGATCTATATCTAGTTGATAGTAATCAGTTGCACGAGTTCCTTTGGCAAGAGCTTCTAGTATCGCAGATGGTTGGACAATGCCTGACACTTCTGGAATATTGAGTACAGGCATACTTGTCTGCACTGCAAGTTGTGCATATCCTGAAAGTGTATAAACCATGTACTGACCAGTTGTAGTTACTTTGTATGTTAAAGTGAATCCGCTATAAGATAAATATTCAGATAAGTTACCTGATTGGTCTAACCACCCTAGCATGAACGATACTGGAATACCTGATGCGTTTTCATATCCATAAGCCGATTGTGCAGCTGAATAAAGGAGAGCTTCAAATGCTGCAATATTCATACGTCTGTTTGCGTCTCCACCTACAGTAACAGTTAACTCCCAAGATGTCATAGATGTTATTTGTGAATTATTCAAAGATAGAGATGTAAACGGAGAAGGTACTTCAAGCCCATACTCATTTAGGTTTACACCTGCAAGCATAAAAGAACAATAACTTTGTTTCTTCATTCACATCTCACCTCCTACAAGTTTATTCATATTTTCGGTTTACACGGTTATGTTTATCTTTGAAATCTTCTTCCAATGGTGAAAGCGGTTCCTGAACATATTCTAAGAGTTCTTCGAGTATCTCTCTAGTATTCTGTGATAATAACATCTCATGACTATGATTCACATACCAAGAGTACGCAATAGAATTTTCATCTTTAGCTGAGAAACTGTGCCAATCACAAATCATTGCACAAATCTGCTCAAACGGCATATCTAGTATTCTTCTGCCATCTTCATCGTTTCTAAGTACCCAATATTGCCAATGATGAGGATTACAATGCTGATGATGTAACCATGCGTATTCAAATTCATCATCCCATTGTTTCTGTAATGATGCACTCGGTTCTTTATCAGGGTAGAAATGATTGCAGTATGCTTCAAATTCAAATACACCGTATTTAGATTCATCATGATGTTCAATCGCTTCGTCAATTCGGAACAGTTGTCTATCAGTTAGGTTGTCATATTGTATTAGACTTGGTCTCAAGATTTCATACCAAGCTCTCTTGACGTTCTCAATATGTTCTGCTAGATACACGAGATATTCTTCTTTTCTAGTATTCATCGGAATATCGATACCTCCTCCATAAAATAAAATGCGCCTGTCTAGCAGAGTTTGGCTACTAAACACGACGCATTGCTGATTTTTGATGTACACTGCTATCTTTATAAAAGATTTAGCCTTTTCATCCTCTTATTGTATCTACTAATGCATGTATGAAAGAATGACATAATTTACCAAGTAGGAATGTACCAAAACAGATGTAGTAACACGTTATGAATACTAAAAATGGCGGCCACAATACAATCAAGTAGTACCGAGTTTTCTTAGATGAATATGATTCAAATCCTGTTATAAAAATTCCTACAAGTAGGTATATAAACATTCCGAGTATTATCAGTTGTTCTTTTGTCATGTGTAATTACTTCCTTTACTTCAAATCGTCTTTTGTGTTAGAATTTTCGCATTTACATCCGCCGTCTCCGCAAGAACACTGATGTGTGAGATCTGAATAACACACATAACATGTAAGTTCAAAAGACGGAGATACAGCGAGTCCCTGCATACCAGGCATCGTCATTCCTGGACCATCTATAACCTGAGCTTCGGAAATCTGGAAATGATGAATTTCATGTGTCTCTGAGAACTCATTGAGTTGTTCAAGAGCTTCTGCTTGAACTTTCTCTCGATCTTTCCCTCTGTGTGTAAACTTTGTAAATTTCTGTGACATGATACTGCCCTCCTATTGTAGTTAAGTTATACTTCAATAAAGCGATATACTTGAGAAACATTAGGATATCTAACCGTGTCTACTTTACTATAGAACATATCTGCAGGTCTTGCCCACACTTCCTGATCACCGTATAATTGACGATAGATTACATATATCTCACCAGTTTCAGTATTCTGAGCATGATCAAGTATGATATATAGATAACGCAGATCATCGTCTCTCAGTTCTTCATGTTTCTCTAATATTTCCCTCTTGAAATGTTTAACGATTGTACCTGTATTGTATCTACACCTACCATTGAAAGTTTCGTCTAACATATCTTAACGTACCTCCTTTGGAATTCTTTTCATTTCGAATAAATCATCATCTTCGAAATCGTTTCTACTGTACCAGTTCTTCAAGTCTTCATAATTCATTGGACCCGATGGGTTGATGAATAACACAAGTGTTTGCTGATTTTCATCTGCCCAAGTTGTCAGCTGTTTCATAAGTCTCCTACCAACACCTTGCCCTCTCGCTTTTATTGGAACATTTAATCTATTCACAACCCATGTGTTCATCTCACATGATACTCTTGACAAATCACATACAGCAGGTAGTAGAAATCCGTCAAGTACTTCAAAGAATGCTTTACAAGTAAGTTGATCTAATTTATCATCTTTCATTTACATATCTCCTATTCACTACCTAGATTTAGTCCTAGTGCTGGAACTGTTTGAAGTATTTCTCCACTATTGAATAACGATGAGATGTTCTTAGGAATTTTAATTAACTGCCCTTCATGTACAGAAAACCCATCTTCAATATTATTGAAATATGCTATGACCCAAGCATAACTTGCTGATCCAAGTTCTTCATACGCTATGATATCTAGTCTATTTTCATATCGTGAAGGTACTTCATAGTAGTCTACATCTGCGTTAGTTGTAAATGGATTAACTGTTTCTAGTGCCATATATCTTTCATCTGTGTTATCAGGATTGTGCACTACTTGCCGTAATCCTTTGTATCTTGATATGTGACCATAGTCTCTACAATTAGTATATTGAATTCCTTCATAGGGTATTTCTTGATATGGATGATTTATATCATATACATCTGTTGTATTTGTCCAACCTACTGACCAAGGCATAAAGTAATCACTCCTATCCTATCAATGATTTGTTTCGTATTACAGATGCACTTAAAGATTTTTCTGACACTTCCGTGAATGATACTGAGAGGTCGCATACTGCGTAGAACCCATCTTTCAGTATTGGACCTGACCATTTCTTTGATACCTCTGTTATTATACCTCTTACCAATACATCCCCTTTGATGTAAAGAGTTGCAATATCACTGTTTACTGCAGAACCGTTATATTCAGGATAACACATTGCTTCAAAGAATCTTATGAGTTCATTTGCTTTTCCATCAGTACAATCTCCGCTCCACATGTCACGATGAAATACAAACGATAATGGAACTACACGAGGACCTGAACTTTGATAAAGCTGCCAGGGTTCATATTGATAAATGAGCTCAGGCATCTGTGTATAATTAGCATGAACGCTGTCTTGTAGTTCTTCAGGATACACTGGGATGTCAAGTGACTTACCTGCAAGTTCAGAATATATCGTAATGTCACCCCAAGGTATTGGAAATATGTTGTTGAATGTGTTTCCACCTTGAGGGTCACCGCTTAAACTTGCCCCTTTAGTTACTGAATAATCATTGAAGATTTCAGGGCTTACAACGTGTGGTGGCTTAGATAACTGATTCATCGCTTGCTTATAAATGTTAGTGCCTACAGGTTCGCTATTACCTAGTACATCTGCTGCGTTTGGAAGTGTTATAGTTTCAGGTACTTTTATCATATCTGGAAATGTTCCAAGTGATGACATGACCTTCCAAGAGTTCTCATCCATGAGTGCACATTCTTCAAACACGTCTGAAGCATCTACAAACTTATTGAGGATTGTAGACTTTCTCTGCCATGGAACTTCTGGTTCTGTTTTATATAGCTCTCTTACCTTATCATTATACTGTTTTCCTATCTGTGGAACTCTCTGTAAATCATTGTCTGATAAAAAGTGTTCTACATTTCTGTCACCTACTCTATCAGATAAGTCTTCAAGTGTGTAATTATTTCGTATAGCTAAAAACTGCATCTTAATCTACCTCCATTCTTACATCACCTGTTGAAGTCTTAATGATTTTATTACATGAGGTTCTCCAAATACTGTAGGGGGTCTCTTTTCGTCGTTTGGAAGTTTATTCACCCACATCTTAGAAACTTGATAGCAAGTGTAAGACGAAATTCCAGTAAACGTATCATCTGTGTTGTCAGTGTTTAACAGAACTAGTAAGTCATGTATGTCAAGGATTTCAGATGAAGGTCCTATTACTTGACCAAGCATGTAAGTATACACCCAATCAGGTAATTCGTATTCTTCATCTGAGTTACTTCTGTTGTGTGCGATAAGTAACTCAACTTGACGTACAATTTCATCTAACAGATTCATAATTGCACTGACCATCTGTTCATCAGGTAAGTAGACTTCATCAATGAACTGTTGGAGTAATGGGTCAATGTACTTATCAATGAAATATCCGACGTAAGAGTTATCAAGTTGAAGTTTCATGTGTTCCCAGGTAGTAAACTTACTAGTATCCGGGTCTCCTACTTTCTGTATAAAGGCAACACACATCTCTTCATCTGAAATTAAGTGGTGAGGGAAGTTTTTAAGATATCCCTCACGCACATATGTTATTTTTATGATATCATGAGCTAACATTGTAATCACCTCTTATCCTATTGTAGAACCAAGGAAGTAATGGAATGCATTTGACTCCCAAGCGTCAATTGGAGTTCCTGCAGGTAGACCTACAATGTTATCTACAACCATTGCACGAACATAAAACGCAACAGTACCTTCAACTGTCTTCTCTGTGTTGTATTCGTCATAGGCTTCAGTCAGAAGGGAGAAGTTTGTATCAAGTACCATGTATCCCTTTGGAACATCTACAGGATATGCGTTTACAAATGAACCTGTTACTTTAAGCTGCTTAGTTAATCTGTTTCTAGGATAGATAAGCCCTGCTCCCTGCGGTAATGAGAACTTTGATGTTATCACTGAATTTCCTTCTGAGATGTTTGCGGAAGTTTCATTCTTAACATATACACCACAACCAACAATATCACCTGAACCATTGAACGTGATACTCTGTAATGCGAACATGAAGTGATTGTCATTTGGAACTTTTTCGTTCCAGTAGTCTAAATCATCAGGTATAACTGGTGCATCAGTTTCTCTAATTGTCATGTTATCTACAATGAGGTTTGGCTCATCGTCTTTATATTTTTGATACCAGAATGAGATATTTTCAATTTCATTCAAGTATTCTAAGATGTTTGAATCATAGTAGAGACATGAACGATACAGATTGATTTTCGGAGTACCTCCGATATTTGAATCAATTCTGATTTTCTCACAATCTGCAATATTGATAGTACAGTTTTCTGTAGCTTTGCCTGTTATGTGAAGATAAACAGATGTATTGAATCTACTGTCAATCTCATGAATTGTGATCTCTTGTTCTTCCTCTTCTTCAGATATATTGATCGTTACATTGATAACAAGTGGGTCATCCGCATTCTTCATATGATTGTTGTTTGCAAATGCTACTCGTTTGTTTACATAATCATTCAAAGAATCTTGAATCTCTGTTGCTGTAATACCTTCTGTAGTAGAGAAATCCTCTCCCAGCTGATAAGCAAGTGTACCAGAGCGAAGTAATCCATAATCAAGTAACTGAAGATGTCCGTCTGCATTTCGGAATACATATCCGTTGTCTAGAGAGCTTTCAGGTACGTTGTAGAACCCGCCGATTACTTCTTCCTGTGCAAATGGAATTTCACCTGTTACCCATACAGGTTCTGAATACTCTCGTTGACCTACTTTAGAAGGTGTATAGTAGTAACATGTGTAATGAGTGTCATCAACAATCTTTGTGATTAAGAAGTAGTCTATGTTTGGAATACCTCTGTATTCATATGTCGTGTCAAAATAAGCATTGTATACTTCCGGGTCAGATGTATCAACTTCTTCATCGGCTGTTCTTGTATCTGCATCAAGTTCAATACCTTTCAATTCGGCAGGAACTTTTGTTGAGTTCACAACAGATGTAACAAACTTGTACTTGGAAACAACACCTGGGAGTACAACATACATAACTGCAGGAGGCTTCACACCGTCTGTTGATACGTCTAATGTGTTATCTTGGTTTACTAAGATGTAATCTCCTACGTTCCATGAAGGATTGATTGGTGGAAGATCTTCTTCTCTGTCTTCTAAGAGTTCAAGATACCCTACTTGTTTACCGTTCGGTAATCTCATAATGTTATTGAACTTCTGAATGATGTCCTTTACGTGGTCTGTGTAATTCTTATCAACAGTACCTGATGTACCTGCGGAGAAGTTTGCAAGTGGAAGTTTGATGTGTTTGTCCTCATAATACTGAGCTTTTCCACTTGTGTCCGTCATGCCGTCTACTTGTTTATGAGGTAAATGGAGTTCTGTTTTCCCTTTTGTGTCTACTTCAAATGTAGCTTCTCTAAGAGTCTGCTTCTGTGTTGTTAGTTTAGGGTTGACGTCCCACACAACTAAAGAGTCCTGAGCTTCACACCAAGTGTCCTTTCCTGTTTCTGGGTCAGTACCTTTTCCTGAAAATACATAAAGTTTCTTAGGATTGAGCCCTAACTTAGATACATACATATCTGAAATAAGTTTGTTTATGTTTGCAATACGTTCAGAGGAAACATACTGTATTCTTTCTGGATAGTTGTCAGCTACTGTGTTAATTGCCCCATTGATGAAGTTGAATTCTGCTAGTTTTAAATGTGCTGTTACTTTATCTCTGTTGTTAGGGACATCAGTAGGCAGTTTGAACTTTTCTTTAGGAAGTATAACTACTTGAACACCTTCGTACATCTCGTCTTTATTGTTTACGAGCATTGCCCCAGCCATTGTAGGTAATGTACTGTACATAGCTCTAAGCCCAACGCACAATTTTCCTTTGAGTGGGTCTGTGCCTTCAAGCTTTGCCTTTGCATTCAAATCAAGTAAGTCGATTGCAATTGGTTCAAGTACTTCTAAGAAATGTCCATTGATAACAGCTGTTCCTCCTGTTATCTCTAATATGGAAGAACTTGTTATTCCACTTGCACCATCTGTTTGCTGTTGCACTAAAAAATCTCGTTTACTGTGACAAAATGATGGACCAATTCGATAGTTAACTGACTCCCAAGTTCCTACAGATTCTCGTGATGTGAGATTGTATTCAGTCATCAACTGGCCGCTGTTCTTTGTATCATTAGCTAGTGGAAATATGTTAGTACTCGCCACTGGGAATATTGATAGATTCAAATCATTGACCTCCTTTGTTATTCAAAATATAATACTGTGTGTTATAAAAGGAGTATCAATATTTAGACAAAGCAGAATAGTCTCCTTTCGATAAATCGTCACATATATTTTTAACAGCTTTGTATATGTCTACTAAATTACTGTATCGTTTAGAACCTAGTACAAACGATTTTATGATAGGAGCGCTATCTGAAAATGTAGTTTCATCATTGAGTGATCTCTTTGAATGGTCAGTAATTCTGAATCGTATTTCTATGATCTCATTACTCCTTGTTGGCAGGAAATCAATATAATATGAATAACTTTTCTTGCTTTGGTAATTTCGGAGTATTTCAAACTTATGCGACTTTATCAATCCTAGGACAGTTTCTATCAAGTCGTTGTATGCAGTTAACTCATCATCAGACCATAAATATTTCTTCTTTACATTTTTGGGATGATTCACAATTGAAGTTGCAACATTGTTCCAACAATCGTTAAATTCTACTTCAATATCTAGTACGTATGTGGGTTTTATAGATTTCATCAATCTTTTCGTAACGCTACCCCCTATTTCTTAACACTATGTATTGTTGCAATGCATTCATGTTCTTTATGAATATACATAGGTGCTACCCATTTTAAGACTACTTCTTTTCTACCTGGACCTACTCTGTAGTGATGCCAATGGGCTCGTCTACTGTGTGGTCTCTTACCTACTCGGAGTTTTTCATTTTCTACTTGAGGAGCCGATAAATTCCGCTTCTTCTGATGAAGCATGACAGCTTCACCATATTTGAACCCACACTCATATTTTCGTACTTCTGAAAATTTGTTTCGAACTGTTTTTGAAGGTCTATACGTCTGCTTTGTAACATCCGATTCAACAATCTCAGAATTAGCTGCACAGATGTAAAGTAGACTGTTGACCACAAACATTCCGAAATCTCTAAGTTCTTTATCAGCAGTAAAACCTTCGACATTTACATCATCATTCTTATTGAATATTACAATTCCGTCATCTCCAGGAACTACTTCAAATACATCACATATAAAGTTAGTATCTTGAATTCTAGCAATATATAGTTCATAGCCTCTTTGATATGTTACTACATGTACGAAACATCCGTCATACGAAGATTTGAATGCACTATCATTTGCAAATTCTAGATAGAAAGTTCTGTATGGAAGTTTATCTAAAACGCTGATGGGAAATTCTATTTCATCCATTTTTATGAAGTCATCTTCAAGAGCTCTATGAATCGAATATATCTGTTTACTAGTTTTCCAATTCTCTAATATTCCTCCATAAGTTACAAATGTGTTCACCTGATCTTTTATTTGAACTGTCTGTTCATCCTCTGATGCTGAAATGGAACATTTAGCGATAACAAATCTAGCTGCAATAGCTTGTTGATTGAACTTCCTAAGAATAGGATTGTCTATATCTGGAAGATTAAGTTCTAAATTCGGTTCATCTAACATATCTGCAAACTTAATTTGGAAGAACCTCTCGTCATGCGTCATGAATTTTGCTACTTCATCGAAGTCTTGAATTGCTGTTTCAAAAAGTTCACGAACAGGATGTGTTGTATCAAGACTAGCTATCATGTTCATATATTCTTTACAAGATTCTAATGGCAGACATTTCATATACTGACCTCCTATCGAACTCTTTGAAGGATATTTTTAGAATATTCAGTAACTGGCTCAAGAACATGCCAGTTATCAGCTATCAGACGAATCGTGATAGAATCGTCAGATATATCTATTATAGCGCTGAACAATTGAGTACTTCCGTCAATGCACTCTTCCAACGAGCAAAGGAGTGAGTGATAACCCTGTCTATTTTCAATAACTACTGTTTTATAGAAGTTTTCCAAGGATGATTTGAAATTTTCATAAATCTCATCAAACACAGATGCCTTGGATTTCTTCCGTGTCGCTATTGTTTCCCAGGTAATATACGTTGTTGTTCTCATGTCATATATTCTCCCATCGTATCTATAGTATTGTTTATTATAAGTATAATAACGATTCAATGACCTTCGTATGGAGTATCAAATGGCCTCCAAGCAACGACCCGCTTCTTTTGAACACTTGGACGTCTTTCAATATCCCATTTTCCATCAATAGTATAAGATTCTGTAACAATTCTACAACCATCTTCATAAAGTACAGTTACTTCTACGTTGTGAGAAGTTGTTCTGAACATTGCAGGTAACCATTTAGGTGTTTTGTAAAATTTTGCAAACATAGAATCATGTTCTTTGGGCATTGCAGTTTTAACCGAGATCCACTCACGACTCTCTGGAACCAAATCACGCAATTCAGATAACACTATATCCATTTGGTAATCTGTAAGTGGTGTGAATTCTGAATCGTTGTATTCCTTTAATTTCATTCTGTTTTGAAATGTTTGCAGTAACTCATCTTTACGCATACGTTCTAGCTCCTTTCTGTTTCATGTTTATCATCTTTATACTCATCATCTTTCAGACTAAAATGTTTATACACATCTACTTCAAGTATCTTTCCACATTTCCTACACTGGTAAGTGTGTTCAGTATATTCAGTGTTCCACCACTTAAATGTTTCTATGTACTCATGTTTACACAACCATTTGATTTTCAGCTTGCCTTTTAAATAATCTCTCGCAAGGCCATATAATACATAAAATATCAAAGACATAAGTGCAAACAATGTAACAAGACCTAAACAGTCAATCAATTTTCCAAAGATATTCAAACTCAAAACCTTCTTAGTCGTCATACTCACTATTTAGATACTCTTGTATCGTTCTTTCACAGCTTTCGCATTTGTTCCCGTAGTAATGAATCTCCGTTACAGATAGAGATTGACCACAGTACGAACATCTTCCTAAATCATTTCGATATATGAAAGCCCTAATTTTCTTCCATAGTGGAATTCTTAACTGCATAGATACCTCCAATCTCTTGTCAAATTTTGTCTAAATCAGACAATTTTAATACGATTTACAGAAAAATGAGTGTTTCGCATGTGTGTAGATCTACACTGAACACCAAATCGTTTAAATATTTTCTCAAATAGACAAAATTTACAAGTAATTTCATCATAATTCTCATGATATTTGATGAGAATAGTGTAAGTTGCACACATAATAACGATTTTTGATGAGAATCTGTAAGAGTTTACCGTTGAATTTTGTCTATTTGAGAAAATATTTAAACGATTTGGTTCAAAATGAGTGTTCACACATGTGCGAGATACACATTGAACACGAAATCGTATTAAAATTGTCTCATTTAGACAAAATTTGAACATAGAAATAGCCGATAGATATTGGGAGTTGGCTATCGGCTATTTCAGGATACGATTAGAATTTATAGCACACCATAAACTTAAATAAAAGAACTATAGTTGAAGATGAGCATAAGAAAGAAAAGAAACATATCAACTAACTAATTTCTATATTTAATGTTTAGTATGTGTACACTTTATATAACGATGCGGGTTATTTAAGTTTTATTTATAAGCCCAAGTGCCAGTCCACTTAATGTATCTGGTAATGACGAACCAGCTTTCTCTGTCGCTTTATTGTTCTGCTGCATGATTGCGTTGACTACAAGTAAGATTTGTGACAGAATAGCATTTGTTTGAACTGTAGGGTCAAGTAAGTCTACTGTGTTCTTTGTAAGTGCTTCCGCAAGTGCGTATATAGCGTCTTGTGATTTCCCTTTTTCAGCTTGTTGTACTTTCGATACAGATGAGTGGTCATATGCTGCGGAGTATTGTTTGTGTTTGATGAAGTAATCAACCCATGAATTGTAGAATTCACTGTGTTTCGCATATATATCTTCTAGCAATTCATTTGTGTAGGTTGTTAAGTCAATGAGTTGTAGTTCGTACATCTCCATGTTATCCCAGAAAAGCTCTTCTCTGTTACGACGTTCAAGTTCTTTTGTAACTGCTTGATTTGTACGACCTTGGTCAAATCTGTTTTTAAGATTTTCCATGTCGTATCCGACATCTTCTACAGCTGCATTAAGATCTGCGATACCGAAGTTCTTTGCTGTTGCCTGCCAATCTTGGAATGACTGACCTTCCTCAATGAATGTGTCCATTGTTTCAATCATTCTATCAAGTTTTGACTGCATCTTTGATCTTTCAGCTTCTTCTGCACTGTAACGTGATGCAGCTCTGCCACCTAAGTTTACACCACTAGGTTTTCCACCTTCTAACTGATAGACAGATGAAGCTGCAGATTTAGATACTGTGCCCCAATTGTATTGTGAATTAACTCCACCACCAATTACAGAACCACCAGACGGTGTGTAGTCACGTGTAAGTAATGCGGATTTTGCAAATGTCTCTACAAGTGAGTCTGCACTCTCCATCCCGGTTCCATATGTAGTCAATTTGTAGAAATCTACTGCATTGCCATTTCCAACTTTTCCAGCTTGTAGTATAGTTGCAATAGATGCATCTGCTACTGCACGTTCCTTTGTGTTTTGTACAATACCTGTTACAGCATTAAATAACCCGAAGGTTAAGAAATTGAAAATGTTGTTTAATCCGTTCATGAGAGATGTAAGTGCACGCATTGCCTCACCCTGAATGTCAACTGCGTATGTTGCTGCCATAAGTTTGTTGTTCATCTCTTCATCCCACATGTGTTTCTGTATTTCACGAGCTACTTCGTTGTCTAGTACATACGCAAGTCCTTCATCAATCATGTACTGGTTTATCTGAGCCATTACTTGTTGTTCTTTTGTTGTAGTAGATTCGCCAGACGCTAGAAGTTTCATGTTTTCTTCTAAGGATTTAGAAGTTGTGTTCATGTTCCTTACTGCGTCTGCTAAGTAGTTGAAATCAACTTGTGTAAGTGCTTCTTGTGATATTCCGAAGATGTTTGATAATCCTTCTGCGACTTCCATGTACGCTTCGTCTGACATCTTCTGCATGTTACCAAGATTGGTGAAGAGTTCTGTGAATACTGACTGAGGGTTCTTTGCAAGTTGTTGTAAGAAATCTGTATTTGATGCATTGATACCTGCAAGTGATCTAAATGCTACGAGTTGTGAGCTATTACCGCCAACAGCTGCGTTATATACTGCGTCAATGATAGAAGATGACAAGCTTGGTGCTACTGCCCCTACTATTGCACCTACTGATGTAAGTACTCCAGATATACCTGATAAGTTATCACTGTGTGCTGCGTTTGCTATCTTTACTGATTTTTCAAATATATCAGATGCGTTCTGTAGCCCTGTTGAGAAGCCACCAGATATCTGACGACTTGCGTATAATACGTTACTTGCAAATGCTTCCATCTGTGCGTTTGCAATCTGTATAGCCTCAGCTTGTGACTTACCAGCTTGAATCTGCTGTGCAGCTACAGATGCGTATGTTGATGCGTAACCGAACCAATCTTGTGTCGGTACAGCTGCACTCAGTTTCGTTGCAAGATATGCGAACTCCTCTGCTACTTGTCCGGATAACCCTCCCTCAAGTACTTTCTCTAAGTTTGTTGTGATATCAGCGGAACTTACAACTGCAGATAATCCTTCATCACGTAATCTCTTTGCGTAGTTACCAATGAGACCATTGAGTTCGTCTTTACTGTAGCCTTGTGTTTGATTGATGGTTCGTATGCTGTTATCCCATGCGTCATACAGTTTTTGTGCAGCTTTTGTGAGTATATCAAATGGTTCTCGAACTAGCAGTTCGGCGTCAGCTTTCATTCTTGCAACTGCTGCGTCTGTTTCCTGTGTTCGCATTGCGTTATTTGTGTTTACTGTTTTCGATATTGCTTCTGATGTATGTTTTAATGCGTCTTTGAAGTCACGTGTTAAGTAGTCAGCTGCCCATTCTAAGCCTTCGGCTAATAAGTCTGTTGCGAAGTCAAGGGCTGTAAGTGCAGTGATTACAGGTCCTATGTATGGAATGAATTTACCGAGTCCTTTTGCTACTTGTGGGGCTACTTTTCCTATTGCACCGAGTGCTCCGTTGATTACGTCATCAGACATCCCACCTACTGCTTTCTTTGTCGCGTCTTCTGCACCGTCTTCTAGTATTCCACTTCCAGCTTCTTTAGCTATATCTTTTCCGTCAATGCCCTTGTTCTTCTTTCTGTTCATTATGTCCTTGAGCCCGTCTAATCCATTAGATGCGATGTCTCTCATTGAATTACGAACTTCAGAACTAGATGAATCTGAACCTGATGAAATTATCTGTTCAATAGAACGTGTTGTTACTGCGATATCTACAAGTGTGTCGAGCATCATGTCCATTGAAGATGTCATTATGTTTTGATTCATCTGACGGTCAAACTGTGCACGAGTTCTATCATCACGCTGTGAAGGTGTTCCAGGTAAGTTACCTCTCTGTACACCGCTGTTATCTTCCGCTCTTTTTCTTTTACGTTCTTCACGTTCTGTTTGCCAAGGGGCGTCTTGTCCGTTGTGTGAAGCTTTGTAGGCTTCATTTGCTTTATTGAGTTCTTTGTCTATTTCTTTCTGTAAGTCTTTTACAGATGATTGTGCAAAGTTTCCGAATTCTTTAAATACATCTAAGTGTTTAGACGCTCTTGCACTTTTTAGCAACTTGTTTGATGCAAGTTTACCCAGCTCCCCTGAGATGTCTGCGAAGTCTACTCCGAGGTCATCAGCAATATTGTCAAATGCTCCTCGTAAGTTCTCTTTGAAGTCAGAACCTAGAAGTGCGTCCATTAAGTTCTGTTCAAATGCGTGTGTGAAGGATTTCGTATTCCCTTTTATGCCTCTACCGTTTCTATCTCTATTACTTCTGTCTCTATTTGATTTAAAATCATCACGTCTAGGCCTATCTGTGTTCCAGGAAGCGTTAGACGTATTATTTGCGTTCTTTAGAAGTTCTTTCAATGTGTTGTCAATAGAACGCAAGTACTGGAGTTCATCGGACTTAGGTGAATTGAATTTTATGTTTTGGTTGTTTTGATTGTTGCTATTATTCTTGTTACTTCCTGAAGAATTTCCAATCGGGTCAAATTCTGGCATCTAAGTCTTGCACCTCCTATCTATTCTATATTTACATAGTTTTGTTCGAATCTTTTTCAAGTAAAAATATTAAAGGATATGTTATCGGAATAATTCTGAACCTACATAGAAAGAAGAGATGTTACTTAACACCTCTTCTACCTGTTTATCGTTTCTTTCTTTTATTATTGTTTAACGATGCACGTCTTTCATCGAGTTCATCTTGGAAAGACTTCACATATTTGTTTCGTATGAATATTGGCTGTTCCATTATCCATTCTGCAGATACTGCACCTTCTGACGCTCTAGCTATGAAGAGTGTTTCCTCAATTATGTTTTCGTACAGTATTTGTCTTACCTCGAGCTGTGTCCTCAGCTTCCCGTCTACGTTTATCAGCTTTCCAGGTTCGTAGATCGCCCAAGGTTGGGCGAAAGTAACGGTCATCGACTGGTGCGATGAATACTGCCTCCTTATTTCCACACTGGTGACAAGTGCAGTTACCTCCTGCACGAAGTCCATAATTGGTAAGCTGCTTACTCATCTCTTCAAGTACAACATAATCAGCTGCTGACAGTTCTTTTAAAATCTTAAGTCGAACTTCTACTGGATTAAGATGAGTATCTGTACCCATTGAAATTATACTGTAGCAGAGTCTTGCAAGACGTCTATCTAATTTCTTTGTTTTCTTGTCTTCAAACTGAGGGTCTTTAAGTGCGTTAAGTGCTTCACGAATAGTAAGCATTTTAAACTTAATATCACCTTGATAGTCGATGAACTCATCACGCTTGATTGTGAACTCTCCCTTAAAATCAGCTGGAAGCGGTATACAATTTACAGCTTGAAGATTTACCTGAAAATCTCCATAAAGTGCACCGCACTGTGGGCATCGTATTACGTTTGTTGTGTGATACGGTCCGTAGTTGATGATTCTCAAACATCTTAAAACCCACTGATAATCTACTTCAAGTAATTTGTTGAAATCTACATCCTCTTCTACTGCCTTCGGTAAGATAGTTGAAATCATTGTTTCATCAAAATCTTCAGCAGATACATATTCCAATTCTGATGCAGTCGGAATAGATGTAAGTGTAAGGACTTTTGGAATACCTGAGTCTTTGTAATAATCTCCACCAAGTAATTCAACTTTTTCTGATATAGCCATTGGTTATTTCTCCTCCTATTTGTACTGATATCTATTATTGAAGGTGATATATGATTAGTGTAATATCATATATTCTTCAAACTCCTGTGTGAATATATTCATATCAGTTGGTGCGTCAAATGCAGCAAGGGCTCTTTTAAGTCTGAATAACATATCTTCATCATGAAAGCTTTTAGCACTAGTTATGCAGTATTCTAATTGTTCTCTTACTAAGTCTCTGTGAACTTTATTATCACTCAACATTTATTATCATCACCCTTTCAAATGTTTTACCTTTCACAGGTTTCTTCATGTATATACTGCCTAAAATGGATTCATACCGGATATTACACAATCTAGAAGCTTCTGCCATAGATTTATACACCTCACCTGTTTCAATACATCTAACAGGCTGTTTACCACCTTGTAGTCGCTTTTGACCCCTTCTCCTCGCACCAGAACGTCTACAATTTTCAGCATGACTGACCCATTCTAGATTTTCAACACAGTTGTTAATGATATTTCCATCCAAATGATCTACATCGGATAAGTTATCTGGATTAGGTAGAAACGCTTTTGCAACACATCTATGAACGCTTGTCCAGTTTGGCTCAGTATCATCTTTAAGTTTAACTGCGTAATATCCATCTGTTGTTAATTTCTTTTGTATAGTAACAATTTCATTATTGTCTGTAATTTCTCTGATGTTTCCTAAACTACTTGCTTCATATTGTCTTTTATATTTAGGTATTCTTTTCCAAATTTCTTCCATATCACTCTACCCTTTCAAATGTATATCCGTTCACAGGTTTACCACTATCTACAATGTACCTCATAGATTCGTATCTAACGTTAAATTTAAGTGATACCGCTTTGATACTTTTGAATACTTCTCCAGTCTGAATACATCTAACTTTTGTAAAAGCTTTTGGATTTCTTCCAGCAAGCTTAGCTCTTCTTAGATTTTCAGCACGTGTAATATATTCTAAGTTACATGCTCTATTATCGTCATGTTTGTTGTTTAAATGGTCAATTATGTAACCCTTTGGACACTCTCCTAAGAATGCGTACCCAACTAATCGACTTACTCCCGGAAGCTTTGTAGGGCAACCTTCTACTGAAACCTGTAAATATCCATCAGTATTCATGAACGGTTTGACATCTTTAAATTTGCCATTCACAAATCTTCGTATATTTCCAAAACTTGACGCTTGATATGTAGGATAGCCTGGTATATCTTTCCAAATTTCTTCCATAATAAATTATTTCACCCTTTCAAATGTATATCCTTGAATTGATTTGTTTCGTTCCATTGCGCCATATACAGAATAATATCGTAGATTTAACGATTTTGCTGCATGAGATATACTATTGTATGTTGTATTAGTTTGATGACAGAAAATTTTCTGTTTACCCTTAGGATACTTGTTCCTAAGTTTGGCTCTTCGCAAATTTTCACTTTGTGTCACCCATTCTAAATTTTCTGCCCTATTATCACCATGTATATTGTTCAAATGGTCTACACGCATTTTATCATCATGTACGCCATAAAACGCTTCCGCAACTAATCTTGCAACATATGGATATTTCCTATAACCACCTTCAGCTTTGATTTGAAGGTACCCATCTGCATTCATGAATGGTTTGACATCCTTAAGTTCCCCATTTAGTATCCTTCGTATATTACCTAAACTCGACGCTTGATATGTGGGATAGTTAGGTATATCCTTCCAGATTTCTTCCATTAAACTACACCTCCTCAAATGTATATCCATGAATTGAACCGTTTCGTTCTAGTGCACCATATATTGAACAGTATCGGATATTGAGTTTCTTTGAAGCTTCTGATATACTGTTGAACACTTCGCCTGTTTCTATACATCTTACTCTTCGTCGTCTTTTAAGTGATTTACGCAGCATTCTAGCACGACGTAAGTTTTCGCTTTGCGTCACCCATTCGAGATTACATAATCTATTATCTAGATGGTCATTATTCTTGTGATCAACCACCCACATGTGCGGTTTATAACCTTCTGGATAACCTAAAAACGTTATAGCAATTACTCTATGTACATAGTTACTGCCCTTCGCGTAGAACGGATACGCTATGTCGTAATAACCATCAGGATGAATATGTTCTTTGAGTTGTTCATACTTGTCACCAATCTTCTTATATATGTGACCGTCAGAACAAGCGTAAAACTCTTGAAATGCATCATTTTGTATTCTTCTGTATTCTTTCATTATACTGTAACCATCCTTTTGACTTAAAGAAATCTTCTGCAAGTATCTCAAAACCGAATTCATCATGTAATTGACCATCACTCAGTTTCAAATCCTGTCTATAATAGGCATTTTGAAGTCCACCAAACAATGTTACAAATTTCTTATAACTTCTCGCTGCAGGATTTTCAGTAAAACAAGTGAAAGAAAGTCTATTCATGTGATATCTTACAAATATATCAATTACAGTATGATATACATCTTTGATGAATGAAATATCACCTTTTTGAAATGTGATGATTCCTAATTGAGTGGCACTCATTGTTTGATAATTCACGTTGTAACTTATGTACCCAATGACTTCATCATCAGAATCAACTGATACGAAATCATGTGACTCATAATTATTGTCTTTCAGAACAGGGACTTCTACACCCGTCCATCCGTAGTAATACATATAATAATCGTCATACATGACTTCATAGAATTTCTTAGTTAATTCATCTCTGTATAACTGTGCAGGCCTCCGCATCTACTTTACCCTCCTTAACATAAAATTGACTGTACATACCATATATTAACGATACATACAGTCAATTTTCTTATTGTTCTGAACACTCATCAAATCGTGCGCCTGAGTACAAATATTTAAGAAGATTTTGTCTGTCCTTTTCTTCATTTACACAATGCACAAGTGTGCTGTCTGGATAATTTAATTCAACATATTTGTAAGCATGCTTTATCTCATTTACTAATTCCTCTATATGCTTGTTTCTGAATTTTATAGTTACTGCTAATACATTTTCGGTTTTATGTTCCATTGCTTCGCATAACTTAATATACATGTTACAGTTTTTAACCAATCTGTAGTAAATTACAGGCCGTTTCTTACCATCTATAATATCTGTTATATCATAGAACTGCAGATATGTGTAGAACCATCCTTTTTTCTGAACAGCGTATATTATCTCAGAATTAGGTGTTACTTTAAATATCGCTCTTTTATCTCTTTTCATTACTTAATACCTACCTCAATGAATTAGTTTACATCTAGTTACAACTGTCTGTTTAATGCCTTTATATTCATCATGTGATTTCACTAAACATCTCATTGTTTTACCTACCCAGCAATCAATATTTGAAATTTGTCTACTAGATCACCAAGTTAATTCGTTACCATATTCGTCATGAAACTTATATAGGAAACTAGTTCCAAATAGATTATCGTAAGTCGTCACAAATTGAACATCATGAATTTGAACTATAAGTTTATCTCCCTTATTACTTGGACAACTCATCAATTAACGCATCGACCTGATGATATTTATCCAAAAGGTCATCTAACTGCTCTATAGTAATGACTGTTCTATCCTCGTATGTATTAGTCGTAACATACATTTCACCGGATGTAGACGTTATTATGCTCTTGTAGTTGAAAGTAACAGGATATTTATTCAAATACTCTTTAACTCTTAATTTATTTACTTCGTATTTATCGTGTTCTTTGAAGTATTTTACTTCTTCTGTTCTAAGTTCTTTAAGTAAGTCATAGAACATTTCATCTATGATTTCTGAAAATACAAAGTAACTTGACACTCTATCAATATGATGAAAATCTGTGTAAATTGTGACCACATCCATGTGGTAATAGTTAAGTCTACCAGTCCAAGATGCTGTTAAATTTCCGCTATTCAAAACCTGTTTTGCTTCTGAAACTTTATTTATCCATGCTCTAAGGGAATTTGTGTTTGGAACTGCATTTCCATGTACAGCAGTTCGGAACTTGATAAGACCATTTTCTGAGTCCGCTTCAAATGCTTGCTTAGCTTTAAGTAATTTTGATGCATAGCCATTCTTCTTTTCATTTATAAATGCTATTTTGTCTTGTGAAGATGTTGATACAGTTAAAAGCTGTAAGTATTTATCATCCTCATTCATAAGTTTTAAATCTGAAATTTTGTAATTAAACATATCAATTCCTCCTATGTATATGAAATATAACGATTTTTATTATGTTTACATTATAGCATAAAACGGTTCAGATGTCAACTATCTGAACCGCTCTTAATAATTTCGTAATATTTGATTCTGAACCTATCTACTATGAATAAGGTCTATACTATCAACAATTTTAGGGCTGTCCCATTGAACTTGAACAGTTCCAGCTTCCATTTTCAGTAGCAGATGCTTAGTTCCAACTTTCTGGACAGTTCCGCGATACGGTACTCCTGATTTAAGATGAACAATTATGTCATCACCTCTTCTGATAGCAAATGACCTACCAGTGGCATCTGTACACACTATGTAATATTCACTCCTAAGTTGAATATCTGTTCTATAATTTCTTTCATAGCCTCTTCCCATCTATTTCACCTCAATTCCTTGAGAAGAGCAGGAAACACATTCAAACAGGTGCCCAGTTTTGTCAGCCTTCTGCAATCTTTTTGCAAGACTTTCTGCAGTTGTTTTCTTTGGATAGGCATACCATTTAGATACTATTTTAGCATCTTTTGTAAGTTCTGAATGACTCTGTAGATGATATCTACAAGTTTCTCCTTCTTTGTTGTACTCTCTAACAATGTAATATTCTGTCATTATAAATCTCCTCCTATATATTTTCTGAATGCCTCAACAAATGTAGATTTAGGCATGACAAGGTCTTTTCGCATTGTATCGCCTTTTTCAATAATACGATAAACTCCATCATCTTCTACCCTAAAACTCTCAGATACCCAATCCCTTGCTGACGCAATCCCTTTCAATGTACTCAATGATGTAATTGATGCATTTTCTGACATACATGGCCTCCAATCTATCGGCTACGCCAAACATGCTTTATAGATTCTTCTGTTCTCTCAAACCTCTCAGCAATCTCTTTGAATGACGCACCTTGTTCTCTCATATGTATAATTAACGATTTCTCCTGAGGAGTAAGTCGTTTTCTAGACCTACTATATTTGTAATCTCTAATACATTCAGAGACCCAATCAGGTTGTGGAAGTATAGAATATGGTTCGTATTTGTTCCAAGGTAGTAAATGTTTATGACACTTTGCCCACTTCCAAAATTGTTTACTATCAATAAATCTCCTCGTCATATGACCATAATTTTTAGAGTATGATAATGGTAAACCAAATTTTTCAACCCACCTAAGAGGAACTGCATAATCTACATTGAATGAAAGTGCAATCTGTTTCAAACATAACTCATCATTATACTTATTCAATCCTAATCTAGCAGCTTTATGTTTTACAGATGAAACAGTTCTGTCTAATCTATCGGCAGTAATCTTTACAGGCTGATGGAGATATTTACTTATCATATATTGTTCCTCCCGCTCAGTCCATTTTTTCATCAGCATATCACCTCACTTAAATATTTAGCTACTTGACCTTCTTAATTTAACAAACGATTTTTAGATGAAGTAGAATTATGATTCAAGTATAACTCGCACAGTATGCACAACTACATGACGACGCAGTTATAATCCCGGAATCGTTAAGAAATATTGTAAAAAAGGAAGGAGCAAATATAATTGAATACGTATGATGTAAAAATTCATAAGCACCGACAAGTTAGAATATTTATGAAGACATTTAGAGCTACATGACTTGATGACCTGTATCGACAGATACACGATTATCTTGAAGAAGGTGATATGTATAGTCAGGTGATTCATAGACTGACTGATTATGATATGAAATACAGAGAGGGTGACTTGTACCCTTCTCCACATAATAACTACAATATGTGCCCAATTAAGGAGGTTGATAAATAACAATGTTCAATTTTGTGAACTTACAAGTTAAGGCGTGTGAAGTAGACCATCCGAACAAACAAGCACAAGGTTTCTACATTCCAGCAGTTAGAAATAATAAGATAGAACACAGAGTTGTTACAGGAATATCTCAAGACATGAATCTGTCCGAGAATAATCCAAAATTCGAACAATGTGTTTGTGTGTCATATGTTAATATTGACCCTAATACATTAAGACGTAACACAGACTTAAAAGACATAAATGGTAGAATTCTATATGAAAGAGACATTCTTATATCTGACACTGGAAAACTTATGAGAGTAGAAATGATGAATGATAGACCCGCTCTAATATTGTTAGAATTTGATAGTGCTATATTATCTGACATTAAATACTTCATCAAAAAAACACAAATTAGAATGGTTTTCAGACCCATATACGAGAATAAGTCAACAAAGCAAAAACAGCGACTAATCAAATCGTCGCTGTTTTATTTTTATAGTTAGAGTCAGTAGTATCTCTATACTATCTAATCTCTTTTATAAATTCTATAGATTTTAGTATTCTGTTATCTAAAACTATGTAAGAATTTCCGGGTCCTTCTATTGCATTCGGATAACATACACAATCATACCCACTATCTAGCAGCATAGGGACAATATCAGAAGACCACATTCTTTTACTTTGATATGAAAGTAATGTATCATTTGGATTTATAGCTTCTTTAATATACTGTAGAGGATTGCCCCAATCCATATCTAAATCTTTTGCAAGGTATAGAATATTTCTAGGGTGAATAATGACCTCATACAAATATCCCTTTGAATATTTTGTAGTTATTCTATTCACTGCCTGTTCGTATGTTCCGCAATGAAATCCAGGTTCTGAAAAGTTTCGATTTTCAATTTCAATACTATCAACAGATAAATTAGGGTTATCTGAGCCGTGATACTGCGGCCTGATAGATTTATTTTCAGAAACAGAAGATTTTATAACTCGTTTCATAAGCGACTCCTCCATGCTCTAATATTATTATATTTATCATATTGATATCAGAGGTTAGAAACCCACGTGTATACTTTCTGTCCACAGTCATAGACCGGAAGCCAACCATGAGAAATCATGAGTTCTTCATTTGAAGTTCCTTTACCAAAATTAGTTCCGAAGAGTTGGTCGTAGCCTCGCTGAATAAGTAAGTTATTCGTTATGTATCTCCTCGAACCGTTTGACCAATATTTATTCGGTGAAGTAGAATGTGAATACGTCATACCGATATTCTTATACACATTTCCGGAAAACTTGGCTGCATCACAATAGGATATAATAGAAGAAGGTGAATGCTCTAATATGAATCGTTTGAATAGCCTACTTGCACCTCCAACTACTGTATACTCAGAATAGATACAAAGTCTTAGTAACTCCCATTCATAGTTATTATTATATCTCGGTTTCCCGAAAGTCATTACTTCTACTAATTCATCGTCTTTATACAACCCATAACAAACAGACTGACCTCTACATCGTCCTTGTAAGTGATATAAATCTTCAAATTCACAAGCCTCATTTTGTTTTATGACCTTTAATTCACACTTTCTAGCAAAGACACGTTCCTTATCTTTTAAGATATCAATCACTTTATTCCAATCATCCCAGTCAAACACATGAATGCACTGGTATCCTGCATCATTAGCACAATCGGTCTTATTTTTATGATAAGATGGTAGAATATTTGTATGGTCTGACCAAGGTGTGTTTACTACATTATGTGTACATGTAGGGTCAATTTCAATAAGTATCTTCTTATCAGGTATGACAATATCGTATGAATATCGGTCTATAGAAAACTCAAATCCACTTGAAATTCCACACTGGAGTAAGAGTTCGCTAAACTTCCTGTTGAGACTAGATATTGTAGATTTCTGAGCATTTCTGCATTCTTCAGTCATACAGTAATAAGGAACTCCATACTCTTTCATCATTCTATTGGAAAACCTCTTTTGAATATTTTCGTTACACATAGGTGCAAGTCCACCATATCGCTCTAAGTTTGTTTTCTGCATTTTCTCAGTTCTTCCAGGAATTTGTGATGTATAATCTACATTATATTTTTCTCTGCAAGTTTTCGAAGCTTTTTCTTGAAAGTCTTCCATCTGAAAAGGAGTATCTACTCCATATCGTTCTTGACAAGTTTCTCTCATCTTTGACTTGATTTCGTCACACATCGCAGGATGTTCTACCCCATAGTTTTGTAAGCTAGCCTGAACAGATTTATCTCGTATGCTATCAATCTGTTGAGCAAACGGTTTACCATATCTGTCAGTCATTGTTTTCTCTCTTAATCTAGCAGTACATGTCCTGGAGCATGTTTCCTTATTCTTAGAATACAAATTTACTTCAAATTGTTCTCCGCATATTACACATGTTTTATAGTGCTTATCTGTACATATCTTTTGAGCATTATGTGAAGGCTCAAACTCTTTTCCGCATAAAATACATGTTTTCATTTAATCACCTCTTATCTGGGTTATGTATACTAACGATTCATATTTTACTAAATAAACTTGCCAGAAGTCATAAATTTAGCCCTGTAGGTGATACTACAGGGCTAAAAATACTACTGCAAGTCTGCCTGACTCAAGTACATTGCACGAGAAATAACAAGGGTTGTGCTAACGCGAACGATGCTGCCTCCTTCTTGGGACATTTCCCCGTTCTTCAGACCAGCAATCCACGTTCCAGGACATTTTATAACGTCCCTAACATTTCCCTGTCCGTCATATTTAATGAAATATACCTGTCGCATATATTCAGACGGGAGACCCATTCTTTCAGTCTGGGGGTCAAATACCTGCTTACGCCATTCTCTCAATGACTCAAGTACATTCGGTGTACAATAGCAGTTAAGTGTCCATTCCACATCTGAGAATGTTACCTTACTTGGGAATTTGATTACACCGTTTCCATAATGTACTGTAATGATATCTTGTTCTTCTGAGATTTCTCCGATTGAGTCTGTTGACAGTGTCAACAGGTCACTGTATTCTGTTGGACTTGTTCCATCCATGTTGTAGACTCTAATTTCAAAGTTGTTTGTAGTGAGCGGGGTATAGTTGTCGATACCCAACATATGCCGTCAGTTCAAGGGGGTTCGCAAGACCTCCTCCGTGGATATCCTTCCACTGCCTACGCATTTCTCGTAGTGTTCAGACTATATCATGCTCTTTATTGAAAAAGAGCTGGACCGCTTCGATTTAAAGGGTTCTCACCTACGTCTGATATGAAGTTAAGTATGCTACAAAACCTATATCGCTTACGCCCTACTCCAGTTGACGATTTTCACGTCCCATATAGGGGATAGTCGTTGAACGTTACCCTCTTCAGGTCTTCGAGGCTGACCCTGGATTATATAAAGTCCTTAGGACTGAGACCACTAACTCAGCTTTTATTTCACCATAGACCATAACTAAGATTTTTTCTGATTTTCATCTGCCATTCACGCCTGAGCATCATCTCATCTCTACGTTGTAGCTCTTAGTTCGTTACCAGTTCCCAGAAACTCTATCTATTACATGGTAGATAAAGCTTTCACTTCAATCCAATTTGACACACATCACTGTGTGAAAGAACCATATTACTAATTCGTTCCAAGATAAAGTGGTGAAAACATAAATTACCTCCTTCAATTCGTTAAAATTTATTACATGTATTATAAGATTCTAGTTGATTTATTTACATTACTATCATATAATATATAGTACAAACAATAAGGAGGATTATATCTACAATGCCAACAGGAAAACCTACAAAGATGAAACCTTGCGCAATATGCGGAGAAATGTTTCTACCAAAATCGCCGTCAAGCAAGATATGTAGTAAAGACCATTATGTTAATTGTGAAATATGTGGAAAACCATTTGTATGGAATTCTACTCAGACACCGAAACCGTGTTCTAGAACATGTAGACGCGAACTTACAAAACGAAATAACTTAATAAAGTATGGTGTAGAACACCCTATGCAGTCAAAAGAAGTACAGGAAAACCACAAGGCTGCTATGATGGAAAAATATGGTGTTGAATCACCGTTACAATCTGAAGAAATAAAAGAGAAGGTAAAGTCTACTAATTTAAAAAAATTTGGGTCTGAATGGGCACTCGGTAGTGATGAAATAAAAGAAAAATCAAAACAAACTATGTTAGAAAGGTATGGTGGTGAGACTACGCTACAAAGCGATGTTCTCAGAAATAAACAAGAAGATACTATGATAAAACGATACGGAGTTGATAATCCAGCAAAATCCGAAGAAATAACAGAACGAAGACGAAATACACTCATAGATAGATATGGGACAGATAATCCTATGAAGTATGAAGAGTTCAAGAAACAAATGATAGAAACTAGAAAATTGCACATTGATGAAATACACCACAAGATGGTTAAAACAATGTTAGAACGATATGGTGTTGAAAATCCTATGGATATACCAAGTGTTAGAGAGAAGATGAAGTCCTCATATGTATCAAAATACAGCGTAGACAATCCACTTAAATCAGATATAGTGAAAGCGAAAGTGCAAGAGACTAATCTGGATAGATATGACGTGCCGTGGTTCTATATGACTAAAAAATGTAGAGAAGCTTCAAAGTTCCATATATCTAAACACAACAAAAGTTTCAAACATAAATTAGAGGAAATAGGTGTAAATTCAGAATTTGAAAAACGAATTGAAAACCGTTCATATGACCTCATCATTCCAGACCAAAATGTTCTCATTGAAATTGACCCCACCTATACACATAATTCATTTGGTAATCATTGGGATGAGAATGGACTTGATAAGTACTATCATAGAGATAAGACTGCACTTGCTGAAAAACATGGCTATAGATGCATTCATGTATTTGACTGGGATGATATTGATAAGATTGTTGAATCATTACAGCCGAAGACTACTTTGTATGCTAGAAAGTGTAAAATTTTCAAAATCAAGAACGAAGTTTGTGACGAATTTTTGAAGAAATATCATTTTCAAGGAACATGTAGAGGTCAGTTATTATGTTTAGGGCTTGTGTATTGTGACGAACTTGTTGAAGTTATGACATTCGGTAAACCTAGATACTCTAAGAAACATGATGTAGAATTATTGAGATTGTGTACTAAACCAGAATATAGAGTAGTTGGTGGTGCGTCTAAACTTTTTAAATTTGCTACGGAATACTACGGATTACACAACATCATTTCATACTGTGATAGATCTAAGTTTTCCGGACAAGTATATGAACAATTAGGTATGTCACTTATCCGGAAAACTCCTCCTCAGGAAGTATGGTGTGATGGTAAGAATAAAATCACAGCAAATTTACTTCGTCAACGTGGGTTTGACCAGTTGTTTCACACTAACTATGGTAAAGGTACAAATAATAATCAACTGATGCTGGAACACGGATGGTTACCTATTTATGATTGTGGGCAGTTAGTATATGAATTATAGTGTTCTACATTTCCAACTATCAATGTTACTGTAGCCTACATAAACTTTCGCGTTGCCGTCAACTGCTATGAAGCAAGCGTCTTCTCCGCCAGCTGTAATATAGATACCTTTACAGTAAACAGGAAGTGTAATTCCACCAACTGATATCTTGCTTTCACAATTAAAAATAAGAGAATAATTAACAGACGGCATACGATGAATCGGTTCTGTCCATTTTCCTATACAAAAGTTTCTAGGGTCACTTATAATCGAAGAAGACGCAGTACTGGTCTTAATATATATCATAGGTATTGCTCCTTTCGTTTATTTGATTATTCAAATATACGTCAGGTTAGTATCTATAGTGTGTGATAAGTATCTAGGAATATTACTGTAACTAAAACTTCTTCACTCATTGAAACTGCAGTTACATTGAATTCTCTGCTACGAGGCTCTTTGTACAACGCTGCAGGAAGAGCAACCCCACCTGTTCCCATAGCGTTCGCTGATATAGGTGTTCCAATACCGCTAATATCCTCTGGTATGTTAACATTAAGATAATGTGTATATGGAGCGACGTATGAATTAGCAGATGCAGTTAATAAATATTCTTTATACACTAAGCTGTCATGAATTTTGTCATTCAGACTCATCAGATTCTTTTCAACATCTCTGATATAATTATCTAATGAGTCTATAATGCTGTCATAATTCTTAACGATGTTCGAACAGCCATTTGACTGTTTTACGTATAACATATGTATTCTACCTCTTT